TTAGCAAGGTAAAAAATCGTTACCCGTTACTGAAACACGTCCCGATGCAGCATTTTAACTCACCCGAGGTTGTAGAGTACCGTAAATTTATTGATAGTAAAGGAGAGAAATAATGAGTAATCTTTTTAAATCCCGTGCAGATGCTCGTGTTTGTGCTGCAAGTCGTGGTATGAAAGTTGTGGACCGTGGTGTATCTCCGGCGGTACTGGCAGAGGGGCGTTGGATGGTTGTCCCCAAAGACAGTATTGGTGCTTCGCCGGAAAAGACGATTTCCTTTGATATGGAAACTTACCCTGCACCAACTGCATCTATGTTCTTTGGTAGTCGTGGGGAAGCCCGAGCATTCTCTAAGACTGTACAGAATGCGAAGATCATTGACCATGCTCAGGGTCCTCGCGGAGTAAACTACGGGGTGGTTAAGGACTTAGGCAAGCGCGGTAAGCGCTGGGAAGTAGTGTTCGTAGTTTCTGATGTAGAAGTGAGCGTTATAGTTCCTCAGCTTCCAGAGCCTACATCTGTGCCTATTAACATTTCGGTTGTTGATGATACGAAAGCTGATCCCATTGTCATCATGACACCGGGCAACGTTTCCATCACACTTCCCGATGGGACCATTCATACTCTGGGCAGTAACAGCGAAATCTTTAACGACGTTGGTATGTTGCTGTTAAACAACAAGATCGACGAAGCCGTAGCGCTTATTGAGGCGGGAATCGCTGCAAAAGCTGAAGTGGCAATCGATCTTGGGCCGGATATGAAGCTGCTGGATGGTGTTCTGTACTGGCACGGCATCAAACAAGAAAGCGGTATTGCTCGCCGTATTGTTTCCGATATCGAGACCGGGAAGTTCGATAACCGTTATGTCGAGTTCATGCGTAAGCTGATGCTCAACCCTTCTTACAAATCGGTTGAAATGTTGTACGATTTCCTGGAGCATAACAAATTCACGATCCTTGAGAATGGTAACATTCTGGCCTATAAGGGATTGAAGCGTACTGAGCATGGCCCTCGCGACTGGTATACAGGACTGGTCCCCAACTGGGCTAACACTACAGTCACTATGCCAAGAAACATGGTTGAAGATGACCCAACAAAAGCCTGTAGCCAGGGTCTGCATATTGCCGCTGCGGAGTATGCCCGTAGTTATGGAAACGTTGTTGAAGTCTCTGTTGACCCAGCAGACATTGTTAGCGTACCATATAACTACAATAACAAGAAATGCCGCTGCTGCCGCTATGAAGTTCTGACAGGTAAAGAAAAACCTGAAGGTGCTCCAGATGTGATTGTTGTTGGCGTACAAGGTGCAATCCTGGATGAAATTTATCTCGATAAGGAGGATTAATGTCTGATTTTGGAGTGGGAACGGAAGAGGCCTTAGGTGCTATCATCGAAGGCAAGAACGTTTTCATCACAGGTCCGGGTGGTAGTGGTAAGAGTCATCTGATCAAAACTATCCAATCCCTGTACTCCAGCTCAACATTGACAGTGGCCCCGACAGGGGTCGCTTCACTTAATGTTGATGGAATGACAACTCATCGAGCTTTCGGGTTATCAATGGGGATAGCCACAGAAGATGATGGTAAGACAGTAAAAACTAAACCTAAAAAACTTTTAAAAAGCAAATCTCTTGAGCGTATCATTATTGATGAAATATCTATGGTGCGAGCCGACAAATTGTGGGAAATGGATCAGAAACTACGTGTTGCGAGAAGGGAGCCTAAGAAAGCTTTCGGCGGTCTTCAGGTCATCATGTTTGGTGATTTCTTTCAGAATCCTCCAGTTCTGACAGATTCTGAAGAAAACGCTTACTTCGAACTCCACAGCACAGAATTGTCGTGTTTCTCAGACACTTGGAGAGAGATAAATCCATACCCTGTACTTCTTGACAAGATTTATCGTCAAAACAGCGTGCATTTTTCATCGCTATTGAATCATATGAGGAAAGGCGAGCGTATTGATGAAATAGTTAAATTCCTCAACAATCAGTGCTATTCAAAAGGTGCAGCACTGAATGCGATTACCCTAACTTCAACTAATGCCGCAGCGGAGCGTATCAACAAAAAGCATTACGATCAGATACAGGGTGAAGAGGTTATTTACAAAGCCTCCAAAACAGGAGATTTTGCCCAGCGTCCAGTTGCTGAGAGTCTACACCTCAAGGTAGGGACTCGTGTCATGATCACCGTTAATGATCAGAATCCAGATGAAGACGGTCCTAAATTTGTAAACGGAACACGGGGTATCATCAAGGCCCTAAGGAAGTTTTCGGTAGATGTAGAACTGGAAGACGGCAAGGTTGTAGAGATCGAAAAGAATGTCTGGGAAAATGTTGAATACTTCCCAAGAAAGGTTATCAAGAATGGTAAGACTGAAGAGGAATTGGAAAAGATTGTTGTTGGAACATACACAAACTTACCCATTCGCCTTGGTTATGCAGTGACCATTCACAAAGCTCAAGGCTTGACTTTGCCAGAGGTTAATATAGACTTTGGTTATGGAGCTTTTGCTCCTGGGATGGCCTATGTTGCCTTTAGCAGGGCCACTTCTACAAAAGGTTTAAGATTGTTGCGTCCGGTTAAAGAACGTGATATTATCGTAGACCAAAGAATTGTTAAATTCTACAAAGACACATTCCCAGGAAAATTTTAGGAGAAAATAATGGCATCATATTCTCGTCTGGAGCTGGTAGAAAAGTTCCGCAAAGAACTTGAAGTATGGAATCAATGGCAGGTTCCTCGCTCTGAAAAAGCTATGGACACTACCCACATCCAAATGGCCTCTCTTGACGAGATGATGTCTGCTTATGGGTATGTCCCTCGTCGTCTTTCTAACTTCCCAGAAGTTAAAGATGGTCGCTTTGGCTACCAGCTTGCATTCCCTCGATGTAAAAAGCTTTGTCGCCCATTCTTTATCTCGTTACAGGATGCAGTTAGCATCCATAATGGCAATGGGTACAAGGGGAATCCATTCCGTAGGTTGGGGGATCGCATGAGTTTTGCTCTACAGAACCGTATTGTTGAGCAGGTGGCGGTTCAGAGGGACAAGTCTTTGGAAGGTGGTATCAAATCAACTAAGAAGTGGATTAAGTTCTATGAGGAGAACAAAAATGCAGGTTGAAGACTTCACTGACCTGAGTAAGGTAACAACAGAAAAGCTAATGAAACTCCGTGATATCGCTCAAGATTATCACGATGAGATGCAGCAAGCTGAACTGGAAGCGTGGGAAAGACTCCAAGACATAATTCATGAAATTGTCAAGAGGGCGAAGAATGTTCAAACGTCTAATTAACTGGCTCTTTGCCAAAGAGGATGAAACCACAGAAAATGAAGTTCGGGTATTTGACTTCACAGAACAAGGTCCTGGACATGATATCGCTATACGAGTCATCAATGATGGTGAATACGCAGAGGCAGTGGTTGCCCTGAAACTTGCGGATCTGCCGCCTGCGGTTGGTGACTTCATTGTCGTAGTTATTGATGGCGCTTGGAATACTTTTGTGGTAGAAACTTCAGAATGTGTAAGCCTGACAGTTACTAAATTGACCCTGACTCGTTATGAAGGTGCAGAAGATGAAAAATCGTGAAAATATTTGTAAGCTTATTGATGATTTGGAGCGCATCGCAAGACAAGCAACACCAGGTAAGTGGTGGATAGATTCACATGGTCATGCTATGGTTGCATTTTCAACGGAAGATGCTGGCATGGAAACAGTGTTTGTGACAGACGGGAATATGGGTCCGGTTGTGCGCCATGAGAACACAGGTAATCTTTCGGCTTGGCGCAATGATATGGATGCAACATACATTGCGACTGCCTGCCCTCAGAATGTGCTGGCAGTTCTGGAATATCTAAGTTCTGGTGCTAACGCGTGGAATACCATAAGCACTTATATGGAAACTCGCCTGCATGGTGATGCAGCCGCTTTACGTAATGATGTGAGCCGGAAGTTGTTTGATGACGGTTGTCATAGTGCAGCAGTCCATGCAATTCAGTTTATCGAGGCACTGATTGACCAGAATATTGAATTAAAGGCCGAACTGGAGTCTAAATGATCAAAGATTGTTTTGGGAATGAGGCGAGAGTTGGCGACAAGATCGCCTTCTCTCAAGGCAATGCTGGAGCAAAAAAGTGGGAATTCGGGGAGATTACCCGGATAACCGATAAGTGCATATATTTTCATGGTCGCGCCGGGGGAATGTTCCGTGACTGGCGTGATGATACCGAGCTTCGCCGTGGAGAAGGCGCGTTCGTAATTAATTTAGAAGCGAGAGGACTTAATGAGTAAAGCCGCACTTCCTGTAGAGATCGAATTCAGTTATGACCACCCTACTGCGGGTGTCGTCACCGTCGAAGCACTTTATTCTGTGATGGAAGGCGACCGTAACAGTCGTGAAAGCGATGTAGATTACAACGGTTTCCAGGATTTGGAGTATTATGCTGTATTCTCTGGAGATAAACAGATCTACGTTGACATTCCAGATGATGTCCTATACCATCATTTACGCGAGTATATTCGCAATCTTGAAATTGTAGGTTGCTTCCAGGAAGAGGAGGAGTTTTAATGAAACACGAAGTTAAAGTCGTCGAATTCGAATTCAATAACCACAGTGGTCCAAATTACGTGGCTAAAGTGTTGGCAGAACATCTTGATGAAGGATATACTATCGCAGGGCAATCTGAAAGCGCTAGATATCTGACCTACACCCTAGTTAAAATTATTCCAATTTCCATGACGGGTACGGTAACAAATGCCGATCACCAAGGGGTCAGTTTCCACTAAGGGAGGCCGTTTGAAGAAGAAAGTGATCATTCTTTATGATTACACTTCGGTCATGGCCCGTCCTTGGTTAGAGGCTGGCTATGAAGTTTGGACTTTTGATGGTCAACATTCACCAGGAGTCACCCGCGAGGGTGACCTTGTTAAAGTCGGGATGTGGTTCTTCCACGACAAGACCGTTCAACAAGCTCAAGAGATCAAAGAAATGGTTGGTGACAATGTTCACATCGTCTTTGGTTTCCCGGAATGTACTCACCTGACCAATGCAGGTTCACGTCATTGGGCTAAGAAAAGAGCAGCAAACCCTAACTTCCAGAAAGAAGCAATGGAACTTTGCCTATTGGTAGAGAAGGTTGGAGATTTATATAATGTTCCGTGGGCCTTTGAAAACCCTGTCGGTGTTCTCTCTTCAATGTATCGAAAACCTGATTACATGTTTGATCCTTGTGATCTTGGTGGTTGGCTACCTTTGATAGATGTTCATCCACTCTACCCGCATATATATCCCCCACGGGATCAGTACAAGAAAAAGACTTGCCTTTGGTGGGGAAATAACTTTATTGGCCCAGAGAAAAAGCCGTTGCCATCCTTATACAAGGACAATCCGGGATGGAAAAAATGCGGAGGAAAATCTTTGAAAACAAAAAACATACGCAGTTGTACCCCGAGGTCTTTGGCAATTGCAGTTTATGAGGCAAATAAGTGACTCGTGAAAGAGACGACCTTGGAAAGTTCACCGAATCTTCTTCAAAAAAAGAATACGGTGGAATGCAGGTCTGTAAGAAATGTGGGGAGGAAAAGGAATGTACCCATAAGAATTTCAGGATAAATACAAAAGGTGGTAATAGGGTATCCTCCATTTGCAGGTCGTGTCAGTATAAAGACCAAAAAGAGAAACACTTAGCATCAAGAAATGATATTGAGTACCTCAAGAAAAGGAGGGAAAGAGGAAAAAGATATCGGGAGTCTAACCGTGATAAGGTGTTGTTCAATAACTATTCTCGTCTCGACAAGATAAAGGGTAGGGTTTCTGATCTTACCCTTGAAGATGTCAGAAGGATTATACGAAGCCCTTGTATCTATTGTGGTGATAAGGGGGATGTTGGTCTTGATCGTATCGACAATTCTATTGGACATTCGGTTGAAAACGTCCTGCCGTGTTGTTCTGTCTGCAACAAGGCTAGAAGTGATTTCTTTTCTGTAGAAGAGATGATGACCATAATAGGGCCTGCTATTAGAGAGGTTCGTAATAGGAGATGTAATGGGTAATGGACCGGATTGGGCGGCGTATCGCAAAGGTGGCAATGAAAACCCAAGAGCAGGTTTTGGAAGTAATCGCGGAGGCAAGTTGAGTTATAGTAACAATCGAGTAGAAGAGACCCTGGAATCAGTGCTGTCTGGCACCCGCATCATGGCTGTTCCCGAAATGAGTCTCTCTCTTGAAGCAGCACAGTATTTTAAGATCCGTTCTGCGGTATCCCCGGCGGATGGTATCACCCCGGTAGCAACATACTTGCCCTATTATGATAAGTATGGGAAACTGACGGGATTCAAGAAACGTGACTGGACATTGCAGAAGGAAAAGACAGGTCACTTTTCAACTGTTGGTGCTGTTAAGGCATCATCTCAGTTCTTCGGGCAGCATGAAGCTCTATGGGTGTTGGTCGTAAACAGATCAATATCGTGGAAGGTGAAGGTGACGTATGCGCCGCATGGCAGGCAGCGTATGAAATGGTTAAGGCCATGTCTGCAAGCACTAAGGCCAGCAAGGGTGTAAAGGACTGGGCCGACAGTGTCTTAAAGGGTATTCGCCATATCCAGAACGATGAGGACATTGGTGGCCTTCCGACACTACCTTATGTCGGGTTAAACTGCGGTACTGCTAACGCTGTTGATACTTTCGCAAACAACGAGAAGTTCATTCGCAGTTATGAGAAGGTAGTCTTAGGTTTTGATAACGATGAAGCAACAGCGTTAGAAAAAGAAAAGAAAATAAAGAAAGGTAAAGAAGCAACCGACGATGTAGCCAGCTTCCTGCTTTCAGAAAACATTTACGTTGTGCGATATCCTAACGAGCGTAATGACCCGGATGGTTTCAAAGACATTCGTGACATATATGATGCTGGTAAGGTACGCGAGCTTTACGCCATGTTTACCAAAGCAGACGATCGCTATGTTCCTGATAAGCTTATAGGCCTTAAGGATATCACCATTGAAAACCTTCGCAAGAAGAAAAAAGATGGTGTTCCATTGCCGGGTATGCCGGGTCTCTATAACCTGACCCGTGGTCCTCGTACTGGTGAACTTTGGACATTGACAGGCCCGTCTGGTGGTGGTAAGTCTACAATCTCGCGTAAGATTGAATATGCGATCATCGATTATCTTCGTGATATGTCAATCCCCCGCCTCGATGGCTGGACAGAGAGTGAGAAAGTAGCCATCATTCGTCTTGAAGAGGATGAAGAAGAGTCTGTAAACAGCTTGTATGCTGAAGAGCTGAAGGTGGACCCTAAGGCATTTGTTGCTGACCCGGAACAGTTCTTAACTGAGGAGCAACACCTTGAGATTCACCAACGCTGGATTCGGGAAGACAAGATCAAGATCTTTGATCACTTCGGCTCTATCCCGACAGACCAGCTTATTCAGAAACTTAAGCAGATGGTGTTCCTTGATGGTTGTAAGTGGATCATCCTCGACCACCTGTCGATGGTAATCTCTGGTCTTAAGTCCGACAACGAACGTCGAGACCTTGATAACATCATGACCGAGCTGGCAGCTTTCTGTAAGAAGTACGATGTTTTCATCTTATCAATCAGCCACATGAAGCGTAAAGAACTTCAGCTTCCAAAAGATAAAGATGGGAATCTATTACCGTTCTGGTATCCGGTCCGTAAAGAAGACCTGCGCGGTTCTGCGGCCCTTGAACAACTCTCATGGGTGGTTCTGGGTGTTGAACCAGAAGAGCTTCCTGACCGCTCCCGTGGACGTGTACGTATCGTGGTGCTGAAGAACCGCCCACACAAAAAACTGGGCATCGCTGATACAATGGTTATGGATGACAACGGGCAGTTCTCCGATGCTTCCGGTTGGGAATGGGAAGATGGAATGTTCAAGCTTAATGGTGAAGTTATGCTTCGTCCTCAGAGTTTGATCCATCAACTATCCCTGGAAACTCCGGTTGGAAAGGTCAATGTCCCAGCGCCTGTAGCAGAAGCTTCTGTTCAACTTCCTAATCCACAGGACTTTGATAACGATACTCCGTTCTAAGGACGTTTATTATGACCAATAAGTGTGGTATGGGGATAAACGATGCCGACTATCCCGTTACCAAGTCAGTAACAATAGAGGGAAAAAAGGTAACCTTGTGGAGATGCCCGTACCACACTCTTTGGAGAAGTATGTTGGAAAGGGGTATTTCTAAAAAATTCAAAAACAGGAGGAAAACATATGCCGATGTCTATATCTGTGAAGAATGGTTAGTATTTTCGCGTTTTAAAAAGTGGGTCCAGTCACAGCCATGCCACGAGGCATGGCTCAACGGAGAAGGGCTGGACCTTGATAAAGATCTCTTGGTGGAGGGAAACAGGGTCTATGGTCCAGACACTTGTGTATTTGTCCCTAAAAAACTAAATTCCTTGTTGGTTAACTGTTCCATAAGTAAGAATGGATTGCCAATGGGTGTTTCTTTGGATAGGGGGCTTTATCGAGCACAAACATCTTCCAAAACACTGGGTAGATTTTCGACTCCGTTGGAGGCCCATAAAGCATGGTTGCTAGCAAAATCTAAATTGCTGGCTGAGATGGTTGAGGACTACGAAGGGAAGGATTATGCCAATCCCGAACTTGTTGCAAGATTAAAGGGCATTGCTTATAAAATGAGACAAGACGCTGCGACAGTATAGTCAAGCAGCCTTGAATAGGAGGAGTCATTAAAGGTCTGTTTATACTGGATAACGAGGCCGACGGCCTGTTAGACGAAGTAACGAAGTACCATTGTACTTTGCTGAAAGAATTTGGGGTCAACAACTGGAATCTGTTTTTAGATCCCGCACACCCTGAATATGAAAGCGCTGTAGCCTTTGCTAGAAGCAAGAAGGATGCTAACCTTACAATTCGTTCATACGACGAGCTGGAAAGCTTCCTCAAGACTTGTAGAGCCATTGCGTGTCACAACCTGTTTGGTTATGATCTGCGTCTGTGGAAGAAGTTATCAGGCATTGAATATGATATGTTCAAAGACCCGAAGTGCATGGGGACGATTGGAGATACACAGGTAAATCTCTACGACACCCTCTCTATGAGCCGTGTGCTTTATCCTGACCGTCCATTGCCTAACGGTTGTCCTGATTCTGTTGTTAACCCGGTAACCGGGAAGCGAGACCGTGTAGGTCCTCATGGTTTGTTAGCCTGGGGCTACCGCGTAGCAAACAAGAAAGTTCAGATCGATGACTGGCGTAACCAACCGTTGTGGGAATACGTTAACCGTGTCTGGGAAGACGTTTTAATCAACGAATTGACATGGCAATCCCTGATCGATGAGTCTACAGGTGTTCGCTGGCCTGATGACAAGCAGTTCATGTATAAAGATAAGCCGGAAGGGATGCGGCAGATCAACTGGAAAAATGCCCTCCGTCGTCGTATGTTGACTGACTACCTGATGATTGAGCAAGAAATTCAGGGTGTTCCATTCAATAAACATGAAGCTGAACAGCTGCGCGATCGTATCGACGTGATGATGAAAGAAGTAGAAGAGGAGGTTGAACCCCAACTCCCGCTTAAAGAGATGACAAAGTCTCAACAACCAAAATTCCCAGCTAATCCTTTTGATGGCGCAGGAAGAATTTCCCATCACGGATGGAATTGGTTAGAATACAAGCTGGGATATCCGGTTAATCGTGAAGCGCTGGAATTCAAAGGTCCACCGAAGACGGCGTTTAAAGGTAACGGTGATGTAAGTGCAGCAGGGGAAAGATACTGTATCCAGAATGGTGTTGAAGACCCGGCAGCGATGCCAGACTTCATTAGAAGCCAGATAAAGAAAGAGAATACCCTTGTCCCATTGCCACCAGACCTGATGGAAAAGGCAATTGCCGATCTTCGTGCTGGAAAGATGCCAGACCTGATGGTTCCGATGAAGATCTCGAACCAGGACGACATCAAGAAGTACCTGATCCGCGATGCGGGATGGAAACCAACGCTCTGGCGTGTTAAAGATGTGACGAAAGACCAGTTCAAAAAGACCCGCGATGATGCGGAGGTTGATGGCCTGGTGCGTAAGTACATCGAAGAACTTGGAGAGTCTGAGTATAAATCTCTGATTCTTGAGCACTTAAATAATAGTGACGCAAAGTTCAATATCTCGGAAAACAAGTTCGACCATCGTCATGGTTCTGATCGTGTTTACGAGGAGATCTTCAAGAAGTTCCGACGCAAAGCTCGTCAACTGCCGACTTCACCACAGTTGAAGGATAACTTTGGCAAGCTGTGCCCTAACCTTGAAGTGATTGATGTTCACTTGGCTAAACAGATTGTTAAGTGGCTGTCATTACGGAACCGTCGTTCTGTTCTCGACCCGATTGACGAGGATAAAAACGATACAGGGCTGTTGAATCACCCTCGCCTGGCGATTGATGGAAAACTTCCAGCTCGTTTCTCTGGTATCACTAACACCGGGCGTTGTAAGCACACCATTTGTGCAAACATGCCTAAGCCAGATCCTAAGGTGTTGTTGGGTAAAGAGATGCGCAGCTTGTGGACAGTTCCAGAAGGTTATTATCTGATGGGTTGTGACGGTTCTAACTTGGAAGGTATGATCGCTGCTGCCGGGGCTTTTGAATTTGATGGTGGTGAATATCTTCGCATCATGATGGAAGAGGATGCTCATGAACGAAATGCTAGAGCATATACCCTTGCGGCAGGAAAGGAAGTCACACGATCAGGGGGAAAAGGTATAACCTATGGGATCATGTATGGTGCTCAGGCCGCAAAGATTTCATCGATGCTGGATATCTCTCTTGATAAGGCACAGGCTGTAATCGATGCTTTCTGGGATAGTAACTTTGGTTTGAAAGGTCGTAAAGAGTGGCTTGAAAACTTCTGGGAAGCAACTGGTAAACGTTATATCCCTGGCCTCGATGGTCGTAAGATTTGGACTCGTTCTAAGCACTCTCTTTTGAATGCTTATCAGCAGAATGGTGGTGCATCTCTTTTTGACTTGGTCGGTGTTCTTTTCCATTGGGAAATCGTTAAAAGGGGATGGTACGATGAAGGTGTCAGAAGATTAATTTATTACCATGATGAAATTCAGGTACAAGTGCCAGAAAAGTTCAAAAAGGTGACAGAATATTCTTCCTTGGAGTTAGCGCAGCAGTATGTTGACAAAATGCTCGAAAAAGGGCATTGTTTTGATGGGCATTATGTCAAAGCTGGGAAGGTGATTGTAGAACCTGACGAACATGGTAAGTACAAGATCTTACATTGCCCTGTCGGGGAGCTTGCTACCAAATGTGTTGAAAAGGCATCTCGAATTATGAACCTCCCAGTATTAATTACAGGAGAATATCTTTGTGGATATACGTGGCAGATTCGCATTGATAAGTCTATGATTTTTAAGGAGTTCTATGGAAATATGGAAGGAGATCCCCTCTTCGGAGGGGAAATACAGTATTAGTAATTATGGGAGACTCCGAAGAAATAGGTATGAGAGGGTTAATAAGAATCAGGTAACAAGTTGGGTTCAGGTGTACGATGAGAGAATACTTAGTCCTTCAAAAGACACTCATGGGTATCTTCAGGCATCATTGATTGTTGGAAATTTACCAAAGTCTATGCTCTTGCATCGCCTTGTAGCTGAAGCATTCCTTGCTCCACCGAGCCAAGAATTGATTGACGAATGCTTAAAGGCGGGTCACAAGGTTGTTCTTGTCAACCATAAGGATGAAAACCCACTTAACAACCATGTTGACAACCTTGAATGGTGTACTCCTTCTTACAACAATGAGTATAGCCCCCAAGATTATTCAAATAGGTCTGGGGACAACTGTAAACATGCGGTTCTTAAAGAATCTGATGTTGACAAAATACTGAAACTACGTGGTAAAATGAGTCAGCAGGCCATCGCGGATATGTTCGATGTGAAACAGATCACTATCAGCAACATTTTCACCGGAAGGTCTTGGTCTTCTTATACCGGAATACCTCGCAAAGAGCGTAACAAAGGAAAACGTGCAGCTAAGACCAAACTGTTATCACAATAGGAGATACCATGTTTCCGAACAAACCTAAAGAAGCAACCCATTATTTTATGTATCCAGGACATCCTACTCCGGGCGGTAATTGGGCGTACTATGTCAGCTTTTTCAGGAAAGTTGCAGGTGAGTGGATGGTGTACACTACTGATACCGACAATGAGTACCCCGGCTGGTCATTGGCTTCTAGACGCTATAAGAATAAAAGCTTCGAGACCATGATTGAATATTTGCAAGAAATTTAAAAATAGTGTTGACAGCCGTTTCGAATAGCATTAAAGTGTATCACATGAAGACGAGAGACCTCGCTTCAAAATAACTTCACAAACAGGAGAACGAAATGACCGCAAAATATGAAACCGTACCTTACGCTGACTTCGTAAAAGCTCTGAAAGCTCAGTTCGCTGTCATGCAAGCGCTGGGTGCGCTTTACACGGTCGATGTACCGAAAGATGAACTGTACGATCTGTACCTCGACTCTTTCCCGGAAGGCACCAACCTGATGTATAAAGAGCGCCGTGAATATGACTGTAACTGCTGCAAGAGCTACATCCGTACTCTGGGCCGAGTAGTCGCGATTCACAACGGAAAGCTGGTCTCTATTTGGGACGTTAAAGTTGGTGGTTACTACCAAGTTGTTGCCGATGCGATGAAAGCGCGTGTTGAAAGCGCCGAGATCCGCGATCGCTTCTTCCACTTCGAAGGCCGCGTTGGTACTGAGAGCAACGTAGCTCTGCTGGAAAATGGGAAAACCAAAACCTGGACCCACTTCCATCAGGCCCTGCCTCGCGAACTGGTTAAACGTGGTGAAGATATCCCTTCTGCCCTGGGTGAGTACCGTGACAACGCAACTGTGCTGGCACGTTCTCTGAAAGATATCGATATGGACTCTGCCGAAACGGTAATGGACCTGATCAACCAAGGCTCTCTGTACCGTGGTGATGAGAAAAAGCACATTGTTGCTGCCTTTATTAAGGCGAAACGTGCATACGACAAAACGCCGGAAGATCAGCGAATGAACTTCTGCTGGAAACAAAGTGAAACGCTGGGTAAACTGGGCCGCTTCCGTAATGATGTCATCGGTACACTGATGAGCGATCTGGCAGAAGGTATTGATCTTGAAGCCGCAGTGAAGTCCTTTGAAGACAAAGTCTCAGGGACCAACTACAAGCGTACTACAGCTCTGGTAACTCCGGGCATGATCAAGGCAGCACAAGAGAAGGTTGAAGCCCTCGGCTTGACTGAATCTCTGGCACGTCGCTTTGCGGTGACCTCTGACCTGACGATCAACAACGTGTTGTTTGCTGACCGTTCTGCAAAGGCCCAGATGAACGTATTCGAGCAACTGGCAGCGTCAACCAAAAACGCGCCGAAGTCACTGTCGAAAGTAGAAGAGATCAGCATTGAGGATTTCATCAATAACGTTCTGCCGAAAGCGGACACTATCGAAGCGCTGGTTGAAGGTCGTCTGACACCGAACCTGATGAGCCTGGTTGCCCCGGCAAACGCAGGTGCTCCTAACCTGTTCAAATGGGATAACGGCTTCTCCTGGTCGTATAATGGCGAAGTAACTGACTCCATCAAGGAGCGTGTGAAAGCCGCTGGCGGTAGCGTGACTGGTGACCTGCGTGTTTCGTTGTCCTGGTACAACAGTGATGACCTCGACCTGCACGTATTCGAGCCTGGTGGCGGTCAAATTTACTTCGGTAACAAACGTGGTCGCTCAACGGGTACGCTGGATGTGGATATGAATGCCTATGGCAAGTCAGACGCACACCATCCGGTTGAGAACGTTACGTGGGAAAATGAGCGTAATATCACGGAAGGTGTTTACAAGGTTGTTGTTAACAACTATAATAAGCGCATGACTGATCGCGTTGGCTTCGAAGTACAGATGGAATACAAAGGCCAAGTGTTCAACTTTGCATACCCGCAAGCTTTGGGTAATAGCAAGAGCCAGACCGTTGTAACCTTTAAGTATTCTCGTGCGAAAGGTGTTGAAATTGTAGACAGCATCGGGCATACTAAGCAATCTAAAGGAGTATGGGGCGTCTCTACCGAGACCTTCCAGAAAGTTTCTCTGGTGCTGAATTCTCCTAACTTCTGGGATGGTCAGACCAAAGGTAACAAACACTACTTCTTTATGCTGGAAGGTTGCATTAACCCTGACGATACTCGTGGCTTCTACAATGAGTATCTGCGTGACGAGCTGCATGAGCATCGTAAAGTGTTCGAAGTGTTGGGTTCCAAGCTCAAAGCTGAACACTCCGCTGATCAACTGAGCGGCCTGGGCTTCTCGTCTACCCAGCGTAATGAGTTGGTTGTGAAGGTGACTGGTTCTTTCAACCGCACCCTGAAGATTAAGTTCTAATTAAACAGCCCCTTCGGGGGCTAATATTGAAATCATAGAGGAGATAAAAGATGACCATTACTAACCTGTTCGAAATTGCTACCCGTAAAAAGCTGCGTTTTGCAAGTCCGAAAGGTCTACTGACCACAGAAGATCTGTGGGATCTGCCGATGACTGGTAATACCAGCCTGGATACGGTTTCCAAACTGGCTAACCAAGATGTGAAAGCATCTGCTGAAGAAAGTTTTGTTGTTGAAGTAAGTGCTGTAAATGGTGAGGCAAACCTGAAACTGGATATCCTGAAGTACATCATCTCGGTGCGTAAAGCTGAGATCGCGGATCGCCAGGCAGCGAAAGAGAAGATTGAGCGTAAGCGTAAACTTCTGGATCTGCTGGCAGAGAAGGATAACGAGAAAGATGCGGCGATGTCTCGTGAAGATATCCTGAAAGAGCTGGAATCTCTGTAACCTACCCGCCAAGGCCAGAAAGGGCCTTTTTGTATTGGAGGATAAATGAAAGTAACTGGAAAACAAACTGTAATTAAAAGTATTGACATCGAACTTAGTGAGGAAGAGATTTCTCGTATAGTGAAAACCCAGCCAATTGAATTTTTGGCTGACGCTATTCAAAATAAGGTCATGAAAAACTTCATTGATGCCTTAAAGCCACAGTTTGATGGTAAAAGGGCTATCAGGGAGAGCCATTATCAAAGCCATGTTGGGAAGCTGGTGCTTGTTCATGTGGATGAAAGCTGGAATTATCATAATAACGTAGGCGAAGATAAGGAAGTTCGCCCACTTACCCAGGACGAGATCAGCAAATACACCCTGATAAGCGGCTTGAGTGACCGCATTAAAAATATGAATAAATAATTCAAAAGCCCCTTGACTTCACGGTTGAGGGGCTTTATTGTTATGGGAGTTAAATAACCCGGAGATGATATGAAGCTTTCACATTTTATGTGTGCGGTATGGCACTGACCATGCTCACAACTTTAGGTCTTGCGTATACAGCAAACTACCAACAGCAAACTAACGACATACTTGGTGGTGGTCTGTGCATGTTCATGTTTGAATTCTTTGTACTGATTTTTGGTGCAATGATTGTTGATGCATCTAACTGGTAAGGAGAAGAGAATGCGTGGATACATGCCTTGGGTAAAACCCCTGGTGATCGTTGGGATAATTGTGGTTGCGGTGTTTATTGTTATTGACATCGCTGATACCGTCACCCATAATTGTAAGCCTAACGGTGAACAACGCCTTGCAAACAGTGCTGATGGTGTTGTCGTAGAGAACAAACTAATCTGCGACGGTGGTCGCGTGAAGTGGTCTCGCTACTAAACCATAACTAAATAATCTCAAGAGGAGATTGAAATGAAAAAGTTTATTCTTGCTGCACTATTGGTGGTAGCTTTTTCTACACAAGCCACAGAGTTTTATACCGAAAATGATCTGGCTAATATGAAAATCCAGAGTATCGACGAGGCGGCGCGGGGCGACATACTGGAGTCATACAAGCGTGGTCTTGAAAAGGTCATGGTACAAAGAGAAACGGCTGAAATGCAACTGAAGGTTGCAGAACTGGAATTAGAGATTTCAAAAATGAAACGTGATATACTGTTAAACCGTATTGCCCTTGAAGCGATGGAGAAAAACAAATGACAATGACTCGCGGCCTTATCTTCGGTAAGTTTGCACCACTGACTAACGGGCATATTGCTTTATTCGTCAGGCAGCACAGCAGGTTAGTGCTTTGTATCTGTTCCTGTCCTATGACCAAAAATTCGTTGACGCACAACCAGAGTGGATTCGTCCTAAGCTGGGACTTGCTGATCGTTATCGTGACCTGCTGGATGTCATTGCCGACGAGGGACTTGACAACGTGAAGGTAGACTACGTTGATGAGTCTAAAATCCCAGGCTATCCAGAAGGTGGCGCTGCCTATGCGAAACTGATCCGTGCAAAACAACCGTTCGTTAAGTACGATTTTGCCTTCTCTTCAGAGCCGGAGTATGAGTCTTACTTCAACGAATTCTTCCCTGAAGCGAAGCACGTTGTGATCGACGCAGAGCGTAAAGAAGTGCCTATCTCTGCCACAATGATCCGTAACGATCCGTACAACAACTTCTACAACCTGGCGTGGCCTGCACGTAAACGCTTCATGAAAAAGGTTGCCATTATTGGTGTTGAGAGCACAGGGAAAACAACCCTGACGCAACACTTGGCCCGTACCTTTAATGCTGGCTGGATTCCGGAGATCGGAAGGCTTATCTGTGAGCGGGAATACCACTCCAGCGAGTTCGCTATGTCTCGTGAGGATTACCTGCGTATTGCAATGGAGCATCGCCTGAAGGAGATGGAGGTGGCTGGGTGGGGTGATCGCGGGGTGATGTTCTCCGACACCACAAACCTGATCACGCACTTCTCCGGTATCTGTGCGGGTAAGATTGAGCACGGAGACAGACTGTTCCACGCTTTGAATCTTGAAGAGGGAGAAAATTTTTATGATCTCATTCTGTACCTCACCCCAGAGGTTCCGTGGGTTGCAGATCCCCTGCGTTTACAAGATACGCCAGAAAAACGAGAAGAAACTAACAGAACGCTTGAATGTATGGTCAACTACTATTATAATAAGTGCCAAGTAGTAGCCATTCAAGGCAACAGTTACGAAGATAGGATCAAACAAGCAGAAGAGGCTGTCCGTAAATTGCTGAATATTAAAGGAGAATAAGATGGGGTTTCCAAAGCTTGAGGTTGGCGATCTCGTACTGGTTCGCCAGTGGAACGGTGATGAGTCTGTAGAGCTTTGTCAATACCGTGGGTCAACAGGTAACCTGATGTTGATGGTTTCTCATCCCGATGCAATTCTGAAATCTCAAAGTGAGCGTTTCATTCGGGACACCGACAGTATGCCTTACAGTGTTAGCATTGTTCGCAAGGCCGACTCAGAGGCCTGGGCCAAACTGATGATGAAAATATCCTCACACAAAGGAGAATAAGATGGATCAAACTAAAGTGCTGGTTTGGAAGACCCAAGAGGGTTATCCAGTCAGGATCACTCATATGTCTGATGAGCATATTATCAATGCCGTACAGTGGCTGACAGACTTCTCAACCAATGAAGAGATAGAGGGTGTTGAGGTTAAGTGGTGGATCATCGAGTTCACTCGTGAGCTTTATAAACGCCTTCATCCGGAACTTGTAAATGGCTAAGGTACTCAACTTCTACCACCTCGGTAAAGTGATACCTGAGAATGCTGAGTATATGGGGCGAGCAATGCCCCACCTTGGCCTGAAGCAATCCAAGTTTGCCAACCCATTCAAACTATCTAAAGATGAGCCTCGTGGGGCTACAATTGAGAGATATCGTGTCTGGTTATGGCAACAGATCCGTACAGGTAAAATAATCATGCAAGATTTGCTTGACTTGGATGGTAAAGACCTTGTATGTTTTTGTAAACAGCCGAACAAAGAGGTAGCATGTCACTGTGATGTGTGCTCAGAGATTAATACCGTTGAAGATGCAACCCTTATTGCAGCGGCTCCGGAATTACTTGACGCAGTTCTGGATCTGAAGTATAAGTTATACGGTAACAATGCAGTGAATCCAAAGATCGAAGCACTTCTGAAAAGACTGAGGAGCATCTTATGAACAAATACTACTTCACCTTTGGTATGAACCAACAGATGAAGGATGGAGTGTCCTTGGGAAACTTCTACGTCTGTATAGAGGCTGCGGATATTAACTCTGCGCGGTTCGATATGTTTGAGGCTCGTGGAAGTTCATGGTCTTTTTCTTACACAGAAGAAGAGTTTGCTGGACAACCAGAAAAATATGGGTTAACCTCTTTAACGTTAGAGCAAGTAACCTTATAAACTAGTAACAGGAGAAAAGATTACATGATGAATCTATACGTAAAAACAACTTGGACAGACTTCTATGGTTGGACAAAACTGGAATACCTTTGGCTTCTGATCTGCTCCGGAGCTATCGCAATTGTATCTCTGACTATGGGTGGTGGCTTGATAGAGTTTATCTCTTCAGTCACCGGAATCATCGGGGCTATCCTGGTGGCAAAAGGTAAGCTCTCTAGTTATTACTGGGGTTTTGTGGCAACGGTGCTGTATGCATATATCTCTTTCACGTACAAGCTGTACGGCGAGACGATTATGTACACTCTATTATTCACCCCGATGCAGGTCATTGGAGGGGTAATCTGGGCGCGGAAGTTAACAGTCTCTGCGGATGGTGAACGTGCGGATGTCATCAAGAAGTATCTAACCACAAAACAGCGCTGGATTGTTGGTATTGGGACATTGGTGACGATCGGATTATACGCCGAGTTCGTTAGTCTGCTGAAAGGGAGTATGCCGGGTCTCGATTCTGCGACAGCAATCCTGTCAGTTCTGGCAACCTATCTGATGATGGTTCGTTATGCAGAACAATGGCTGATTTGGCTACTGGTGAACACTGTTGCAATTGTTATGTGGGTACAAGCTACGATTCATCATCAAGGAGCTGGTTCTGCAATTTTGGCTATGTGGGTCACATTCTGGCTCAACTCTCTTTATGGTTGGTATAAATGGAGAAAGAATGGCTAGAAAACTAGTGTACGGGGTGGGCGTTAATGACGCCCCCTATGTTACCGAACCGGGTAAAAGAGTGGCAGGCAGGACAGTACACGCTAAAAAATGCCCTTACTTTGTTCTGTGGAAGAGTATGTTGAAACGTTGTTATGGTAAAAGTGATCCATCCTATTTGGGTTGTATTGTGGATACTAGTTGGCACTCATTCATGGCTTTTAAACTTTGGGTGCAGAGTCAAAAACAACACGATATATGGCTAAAAGAGCTGGACTTACCCATTAAAGAACGTGAAGTAAAGTTTCAACTTGACAAGGACATACTGGGGAATGGTAAACTGTACTCGCCTGTCACTTGCATTCTGGTTCCATCAACATTGAATTCTGTGCTATCTTACCAAAAAGAGAATATTAAAGAGCTACCACTGGGAGTTAGCTGGGTTTCATCAAGAATGAAATACAGAGCCTACATAATGGTCGAGAATAAATATAAAAATCTTGGCTACTATGAGAATCCGCAATTGGCCCATCTGGCATGGCAAAAAGAAAAGTGCAGGAACATATTCCGCTTGCTTACTGGTTATGAGAAACAACCCTACAAGGATGGGCGAGTGATTCAACGCTTTACGGAAGTTGTAGACGGTATACTGGAAGACATTTCAAATTTACGTGAAACAACCAATTTTGGAGGGTAGTCGATGATCGGATTTTGGGAATGGTTTACAATGCACAACAACTGGGTTGGGAGCTGTCTTCTGTACGGTATGCTTGCCATTTGGGCGTGTGTGCATTCTTTTCGTGAAAGTTGGAAATCTAAAATTTTCACTTATGTTCTTCTTGTTGGGATTTTTGGCACAAGCATGAGTTATCTAAGCACCTACTTAGATGGCTACGGAATGTATCAGCGCCATTATACCACTTGCGCAAAACCAGAGGCGGTGGCATCATTCTATGTGTTTGATGCAAAGAAAGAGCGCTGCTATAAACCTGTTGTTGGATTTGCACCTGTTGATGATACTCAGGTAAGGACTCTGACACCAAAACAAATGGAGACTGGAGAATGGCTTTAACTCGTGAAGAACGTACCGGGGCTAGGTTTGTAGAGATGTACGAGGCCCGTGTCGGTTCGAAACCCACTCTTGAAGAGCAACTGATGCTTGCATACTTCAAGGAGAACGTGGATGATCTCCCGGTTGATTGGGGCGATCCGACATCTTTCCACAAAGCGTTCCGGCAGACTGACGTTTGTCGTCAAGGATACCAAGATATGGTTATTTGGAGCTTTATGTCTGGTGGACCAAGCGCAGCAATTTGGGATGTATTGGAGGAATTTTATGCTAATTGATGAACTTGGTGTTCGTAGCCTTGTCCCAGATGCTTGGGCAGAGGCCTATGGTAAGCCACAAGCTGATCCGCACTCCGTTTTCGCAGAACTGCTTGGTGTAACGCGACAACAAGCGAAGGTAGTCTCTTATGAGTATATGTACTCTGAAGAGGCCGTGGATGTTCGGGCGATCAAACTGTGGCATCTGGCGGGAAAAGAAACTCGGCATGTTTACCGGAAGTTTGCGAACCTTTTGGCAGCGAATGGGGTTCTTGTTCCTCCGCTGAGAGAGATTCTTGAAGAGGTAGATTGGAATGACTAAAATCCGAAAATTTTTCAAATGGCTATGTAGCCTGTTCGGAACGAACACTATCGTAACCGTAGGCAATAACAACAATACCTTTGTGAGTCAAACCACCAAGGTTACCACTGTGTTACCTAAATTCCCTAACCGGAAGCGATGAAAAGGCTCAGTGAAATTAACAAGGAAAAAGAACGCAGGATTGCGGAGATTGTTAAAAATACTTCGCCAGCAGCTCGATCTCACTCTCGGAACGTGCAGTCTTCCCGGACAACCTCATCTAACGATGATGACACTATGGTATATGTCGCGATGAGTTCGGTGTATTATTCATCTTCTGATGATGGCGGTAGTTATAGTAGCGGGGACTGCGGTTCCAGCTCAAGCTCTTGTGATTAAGGAGAAAAATATGAAAATCGGTGTTTTAACCATCTTGGGGTGTATATTTGTAACCCTCAAGCTGTGCGGTATAATCGCGTGGTCGTGGTGGTGGGTACTCTTACCATTCTATTTCGGAATGGCTGTTTTGGTTGGTGTTTTCGTCGTGGGGATCACTGGGATATTTTGTGTTGCTGGTTTTTCTGCGCTACTTGACAAGATTATTGGAAAATGATAATATTATCTCTTAACAAAATGGAGGATTGATGACTAAAGAAGTAACCCCTACCAACGAAGCACGATTCCTGGGGCTAGACCCCAATCAGTTCGGAACTGTGATTTTCCTCTCAAGTGCCAGCGTTCAGATGGCTGACCATATCAATTCTGAACCCGTCAGAAAAGAAATGGAACGTTTAATCAGTGAAGGCAAACACGAAACTATCGAAACGGCGTTAGCCTGGATTCGTGGTCAGCGTAATGCTGTAATGCAATTGAGTGGAGCTTCAACCTTCGCGCAGAATCTTTTAGCGCAAGTTGAAGACAAGTTGGTTGATCACCTGCTTGCTGTACCAGTTACACAAGTCGTTGAAGAAAAATCTGAGTAATAAAGGAGAGAAGATGAGCGTAGTAATTGAGTTTAAAAACCCAGCGACAGGCAAAGTTGACCATTTCGCAAAAGGCAGCATCAAATTCATCAGCATCAAGCCTGTGAAGAATGCCGACCAGGACGGTGTTAAGCGTACCCATATCCCTGCACGTAACGGTCAGCCTGCTAAGGTAATCGAAGCAACCCATAGTATCAGCTTCCTGATGCAGGCCGTTGATGAGAACAACAATGTTATCGATCCTCAAGGTCAGGGCGAATGGGTAGGTATGGGCGAGAAGAAACTTCAAGCCAGCCACACTGACAAAGTTCAGGTCAAGTTTGATTCCGGATATAAGGATATTTTGACTGGCATGGTCGTATCTTTCCCGCTGAAAGTCACTAAGAATGGGGATAAGACCTATATCAACGGCACTCTGAGTGGTAAGACATTCAGCATTCTGGATGAAAGTAAAGCTGGTCAGGCTGCACCTCGTCAGCAGCAGTCTTCTGCCCCGGCAGCACAGTCTGGCGGTGGTGTTAAGATTTTCGGAGAAATCACCGAAATCGTAGGTAATCTTGCGACTGTTAATGATGAGAAGAATGGCCCTGGTGGTGTAGTTCTTTCCGATGAACAGCTGTCTCAGGTATCTGTTGGTGGACGACTGACTGCATTTGTAGACATGTCTAATGGCAACATTCTGAACGGATTCAAAGCTTATGGCCCAGCAGGTCAGAACAGCGGTAGTTCTGGTGGTAAAAAGAGTGGTGGATACGACCAAGTTGGTGTTGAAACAGGCCATGCTATTAACGGTCTGAAAGAACTGATGGGTGCGGGTTACAAAGTGAAGGACGAGCTAGAAACAGCGAAAGCTATTCACCGGGCAACCATAGATATGAAAGCATTCGTTGCAGAACGTACTGGCAAGCCAGTCGATTCTAACCCGGTCGGTGCAAGTGCAGGTAACGCAATCCTGGTTGCATGTAGCCGTTTCAATGCTAAGTCGAATGTCTCTGAAGAAGCGATCTTAGATGCAGCCAAAGACGTGTATACAAAGCTCTCTGAGCCTCTTTATACGTTCATTAGTGAAAGTGCCAAGGGTAACGATCAAACCCCGCCACAGCCCGTTCAGGAGCGTTTAACGACACCTCCTGCTCAAGAGGCTCCGGCTATGGATTTTGATGAACCACCGATGGACTTCGATGACCAGATCCCCTTTTGATAATGAAACGGTGTTCTAATTGCGGGGCTGAAAAGCCCCTTGAACAATTCCAGATCCGAAGGGCCTCCAAGGATGGATTCACAGCATCATGTAAGCTTTGTCTTAAGGAACGTGACCGCATCAGAGACCAAGACCCGGAACGTAAGGCAATGAAAGAGCGATACGTAAAAGGTATTGGAAGAGAGGCGGCTACAAGAGCAAAGCGTAAGTATATCGAGAAAAATCCGAAGAAAAGGTCTGTACACATAAAGACAGGAAACGCGATCCGTGATGGCAAGCTATTTAAACAACCTTGTGAAGTTTGCGGAAGCCAAGATGTACAGGCTCATCATTGTGATTACGATAAACCTTTAGAGATTATGTGGCTATGCCCTATTCATCATGAAGAGTGGCACAGGAAACATGGCGAAGCAAAGAATGCTGTATAAAAGAAAAGGCTCCCATTTGGGAGCCTTTTTTATTACGGTCTTTGATAGATAGCAACATCATATACAGTCCCTCTTCCACAATAGGTCACTTGTAGAATTGTAACTGAATTTGCAGCGGTGCTGATCGTACCGCCATTTACGATTTTATAAGACGCATCGAGGGTGACTGCATGTCCGCCAGTTGCATCCTGGAACAGATAAATCGTAGCAGTAAAAGCACTACCAAGATTTGCCCAAGGTCCGATAGTCAAAGTATTTGTCACATCCACGTTATAGATGTTATTCATCTTCGTCAGATCGGAGCCTGTTCCTCCCGGTGTCCAGGTTGTCCCTGCGGAAGGTGTGGTAACAGAACCCGGTGTTGTCCCCACGAAATTCGCAGTGACCTTAGGAACCGTTGCCTCACCTGTAATAACGAGAGATGCACCTTTTAAAGACCCGTATGCCTCTATTGTGGTGGTTGCCAAGACGGATTTAGCTGATGTCCTTCCCATTGACATCGATTGAAACACCAGTCAAAGTACCAAGTACGTTAAGGTTGTTTACGGTGGTTGTGCCTGTCCCACCATTATTCAGGTTAGCGTTTCCAGTAACTGTAAGGTTGGTGCTTACCGTAGCTTCCCCAGTAATTGCAAGCAGGCCTGTGATGGATAGATTACCTGCAACAGAGCTAGCACTTCCGGCTGTAAATCCTCCAGTTAATGTGCTGTTCCCATTTACTGTTAATGAGCTTACCACACCTAAATTCTGAATAGAGGTACTTCCGAGAGTTGTTACACCGTTTACAGTTAGATCAGACCCTATCTCGCTGTTGTCGTTGTGACAATGGAGTTGGGAAGAATATCTAAGCCATCAACACCGACGTTGACACCGGACAACGAACCTGTTACTCTTACGTTTTCAAGCTCTGTCGTTCCGGTTACCTTAAGCCTTGGTTCCGTAGAGGCCTTGGAAGAGTTCCCTCGGATGTACACATAGTCAAAGGTGTTATTACCGACACCAGTTAATGACATTGTGGTGTTGTCTGCACTAGCTGTCCCATTCACAATAATTGCGGAAGTCAGATTGTTGGTTTGAACAGAGTTCGGGGATATGATAGTCTTCAGATAGTTGGATGCAGCGGTGTAATCAAAAGAAAGCGTGGCAGTTTGTCCAGATAACGAAATTTTCTGGAATTTACCAAGTACACCAGAGGCATCAATCGTCCCACCAAATTGTGATGTCCCCGAAACAACCAATGTGTTAAGGGTTGAAGCACCAACTACCGTAAGAGCAGCATAATTTGGAGAAGACCCCGTAAGGGAGTTGATTGCTGCTGCGACAGCTAAGTTGACAAATGCAGTTGTCGCTATCGCACCACTATTACTTCCCTGAGCCGGAGTAGGCGCTGTCGGAGAACCGACAAATGCAGGGGTGTTTAGAGGTGCATATTTTTCAGAAACCACAACGGAGTCATTGTAAACTTTCCAGGCGGTACTTGTAGATGGGTCCGCAGGTAAGGTCACAGGTGTGGATGGTGACGCACCAGGGGCATACCACCAGAATGTTCCGGCTGAAGACGTAAATGAATACAGTTGGTTAAAAACTGTTGCCTGTGTCCCCGCAGCCCAAGGTTGCGGTGGTGTTTTAAAATACACATTATCGAGAAGTGCTTTACGCAATGTCGGAATAGTGCTACCATCTTCTACAATAACAGTATCGATCGCCGATCCGTTGACCACCTTATGGAGACGCTCAGAATCCTCGATAACCTGATCCACAGCCTGTTCAAATTGTGTTGTATCAGCCATTTAAGGTCTCCTTATTTAATTTCTTGTTTATCTTCATCTTCCGCTGCCTTTATAGCTAAACCCCAGCGAAGTGAGATCAGCTTGCTTATAAGTTGTGGAGCTGCTACGGTAGGGGCATATACCCACATGTACCATTCTGTAAGGGTCCCTTTAAATCCCCAGTACAGGAAAACAGCCGTCATGGATGCCAGACCTATATTGCTCCAAAACTTGGTATGTGAGGCTTTGTCAGGATCTATGGGAGACCTGACTAAGTCCTTTAGGAACTTCATTATTCGAGTTGGCATTTTACCTCAGAGATCAATGGGCGAGGAATGGTAATACTCTGGCAAGCACCAATAAGCTTATGACAGTTGCCGTTTTTATCCATTCCTTTACCGTCGTGTCTTTAAAATTTGCACAAAGTATGATAACTTCCATCCAAGTCTGGTAGGAGGAGTTTATTACAAAGTCAAGAAGTTCGGGGATTATGAACGGAAACTGCATAGATATTATCTGGCAGAAGAGGATTGGTACTGCTACAGAGAGTGTTAGCTTTTTCTTCCATCCCGATAATATACACGCAGCACCAAAGATAAGTGAGATATCCAGGAACCAACAAAGATTGAGATAAAGAGATAGGTCGAAAAACTGGGTGTTTGAAGAAAACCACCATAGAAGGGTGTTCTCAAGAAAGATATGGACCATGCCAAAAGCAGACATAGTCCTTATACCTTTATCTGAATGAAACAACAAAACAATAAAGCACAGAAAATAGAACACTGAGCTTATCATTTTGTGGATCTCTCCATTAACATCTGGAATTGTTTGGTGAGGTCTGTTCTTAAATCACCAACATCCTCTTTGATGTCCTTTCTGAGGTCTGAAACATCATCCCTAATTGCTTTTAGCTTCTTATCCAAGATATCATCCAGCTTTTCTTTCGTGACCATTTCGGCCCGTATGCGGATGATATCTTTGTCTAACTCATCAAGTCGCTCTTGGGTCTTCTTGTAGTCGGAGTATGTTACCCTTAACACCCCGATTAGAACAAAAGTAATGACACCCCATACCGCCTTCAGGATAGCAAACAGGTCGATAGACATAGCGCCTCCTTAGGCCGTCTGTGGAAGTTCCGGCTGGGTTTCTCCCTTGGACCAACCTCGGAGGTCTATGATATATTGTTTCATCATTTCCACCTTACCTTCTTCTCCCAGTGCGGCATAGGTGGATAAAAGGATAGCGGCTCTTTGGAAAAGTCCTTGCTTCTTATTTTCAAAAATCCTATCTTCCATCCATTCAATTTTTTCAAAATCTTCACCATTAAAGATGTATGTTCTATTTGAAAAATCATCAGGAATTTTTTTTACGGACCTAAAATAGCATTCCTCAGGAAAAAATTTTGTGGGATCCGTATTTACCATATAGACCTGGCCATTCTCATCATATTGAATGTAAGTACCTTCTTTTTTTATAGAAGATACATACTGATACCAGTCTTGACCTTTTTCATTTTTAAGATATAATGCACCCGGGACAATGGTGGTCTCTGGTACATATCTTGTCCATTTTAGATCTGTTATTTTCATTATAGCCCCACGGTATACCAAACCCCATCAAGGGCTTTTTGTAAAAAACGAAATCTTATCTCATCAATGTCGTGAAGATAAAGATCACCACTGGCGTTGGCATCTATCAACCCAATCAATACTGATCCATCAGGACCGCGTGCAAAACGACCGCTGGTCCCATAGTTCTCAAAATTCACTTGGACTTTACTTTGCTCACCACTCCAGCGAATATCTGAAACACCGATACTGATGAAAACATCCCCATTAGCATTGGCGGCAGCATTATTTACTGATCTTACAATTTGGCGATTACCAACTGTTGCATTATTGGAGTTAACCACTAAATTTTGCACAGTAGCTGTGGCATTCACACCTAGACTGTTGGTCTTGATATTACCACCATTATTAATGGTTGTCGATGCTAAAGCCCCTGTCGTCATCGTCCCGGTGGCTGTAATATTTCCTTGTACTCTTAACAGCGCAGCATTTGTGCCAGTGGCATTCAACTCCATCATGGTAAAGATGGAAGAAGCATCAGTGGGTGAGAATCGAAAACGCATGGAATCCACGGTAGCACTGCCCGCCGTACCGGGGTTATCTCCGATTACAAAATCTAAGTATGTTAAATCAGCGCCTACCGTAGTTGTGATATATGCCGTATCGCTTATATCTGATGGAAAAGTGATTCTAGGGACTGTTAAAGCCCCTGTCATCACATCACCAGCCACGTTCACATAACGATTGTCACTATCTGTCTTACTATAGACCTCTAGATTATCACGGGCAACGGTCTTATCTGAGACATCATTTAAATTTTGGTCTTTTCTTAAATAGTCATTTGACATACCCGGTATTTGCTCATCTGAGATGTACTTCATCCACCAGGTCATCATGTTAAGAACATAGTTAAGTTCTTCACAAGCGGGTTTCTCACCCAAATCCCACCCCTTATCCCAGAGGTCGATAATAGGGGAGATTTTATTTGCAGTATGGGCGTTTGGTAATATGACGTCACTTTCAGCCATATCTGAAGAGGAATAGTAGGAATTGCCATGATTCTCCCTTATAATAGTGTGTTCTCTTCTTCGGAGGTGTGGATAAGACTGGACAGGCCACCAGGGCCTGTACGAGAGGTGCTTACAGACCCAAAGCCTATTGCATAAGAATCGCCTTTAAAACCGAAAGGTAACCCCTCCGACTTTACCAGCCTGAGATATGTTGGCATAGGCAGCATATCTTTTATCTCTTGTATGGCGGTCTCTATTTCAAAACAACTGTTGAAAATATTTATATCGAAGCGGTAATTATCGCCTTTGTAAGTAGTGAAATTTTCAGCCCCAAAAAGTTGCTTCAAAGTACCAATCACCTCGGGTCTTGTACCGTGTTTTGCCGTACTTGAGAGTAGGATTGTGATAATAGCACGATAATTCATATCACTCAAGCCATTTCTATCAATCCCTACTTGAGCACCAATCTCATCCAAGTTGACCCCTCCGGCATTTTGGAGGAGACGCCCTTCTGCAAGATTGACCATCATCTCATCTACAGCCTTCATTCGTTCCAAATACACGGATAAAAATTTTACAAGGTTTTCTTTTTCCCGTAAAAAATCCCCCGGCAGGTAGTCAATACCGTCTGAAACGAAATCATCCAATGGATGGATGTGGTTGACATCTTTTATCGTATCTGCCATAATCCCTCTTAGATTATCTGTAGGAATGTAATATTATCAGTGTCGATAGAGAATACCTCATCCATACCGGCAACAACATCAGCGGTTGTATAGGAGGAATCCGGGTCATTAACGTTCTTGACATCCACATAAAGTTGCGTAAATCTACCAGCAGATATAGAAGAACCTACAGCAGATACAAGCTGAATGTTGTATAAAGTATCAGCAATGTTAAGCGGGTCAATAACACCTTTGAGGGCGGACTTTATGGTATCCTGTTCAGTGGTTGAGAGAACCTTTCCTTTATAACGGACACGGATCGCCAAATCCCTTGCCTGCGCCTTGCTGTGATAAATTCGTTCTGTCTGATTATCCTCAGTAGGGACATCATAAAAAACATTACCATAGGTAGCGTTAGACAAAGCGATTGAATTATAAAGTGCCTTGCTAATATCTTCTGTAGACCCACCATACACTACGGTCTCAAACTTGTATGGGGGTATGCCGTTCTGATCAGTAACCCCAGTATTATTTGAGAAGATTTTAACCTTACTTACACCACTCACCCCAAGAACTGCACTTATCACAGCAGGTCTGGTCGCAGCAGCACTCGATGCTGTTGTGTTAGAAGCTCTGACCTTGTATTCGGTGTCAGTCTCAACGTCTGTACCCTCTGCGAAGGCATTCATGTTGTTAAGGCTGATGAATCCACCCGGTGTTGGGGAAATAGAGGTTATTGTATCCTTTTCTCTCGATAACTCACCGGCTTCCATCGCAATAACATCCATTGTGATGGTACGCTCACCAACAATCGGTGATGTTCTAAAATCAACACGGCTGTTAAGACCAATCATTTCAAGGTTAGCATTATATCCAATATACAATGCCCCATTCGGAGAGTCAATGAGGATTCTTTCATCATTCAATTCCGAGGTATTGCTGACGATAAAGCTTTTCACCGCAGCCAAAAAGGTGTTAAGTTGAGGGCTGTTGGGGGTTTTATTTGTCAGTTGGAGAGTTGTCTGACTCGTTGTTCCAGTATTTTGGTTGTTAATTTGAAAACTATAAGTTCCTACAACCCAATCCTTGTTGAGAATCTTTTGTGCTAAGATGTTTCCTGCGAGGGGGGTATCATCATTAAGAACAAATGTCCCACTGTCTAAGGTGTACGTGCTCTGGGAATAGACCATATTGTAAGGGACAGTATTGTTAACTGTCATCTCAACAGACCCTGAACTTTTTGTTTTTCCTCGACGATAAACACCTCTTCTGGAAAGCAACTCATCAAGGTAAATACCTTCAGCCCCAGCAAGGGTCTGAGCGGAATAGATGGATGCTGCCAGAAGGATAATCTGGTATTCTCTCTCGTTAAAGATGGTTGTCAACTTGTCAGCAATTGTGTTAGCTTGCGTGTTGAAATTTTCACCGAAAGTTCTAATGAGGGTCTGTTTTGTGTCTGCGATAAGGTCATCAAGAGAGGGGATAGTGAAACCGTAATCGCTCAATCCATATTGAGTTGCCAATTCGTCCTCCTTTCAGGACCATGATTCTTTTGTATATTTTACCATACGTAGCAGTGTTTTGCAAATAGATGGGGGAAGGCCATAAATGAAAAAAAAACACCCCGGAGTGGTTAGTTGCCGGACAAAGACTCTTCCAAGACTGAAAGGCGCTTATCCAAGTCCTCCTGCATCGCAATAGTTGCCCGCAATACCCAGAACAACAACTCCTCTTTTCTAAAGGCGTACTCCTCGCCTGCTGGCCTATCACCATCTGCTTCCCACTTGTCGTAGCAGAATGCTGAATATTTCGTCCAATCGAGACCATGCTTTAGCATCACCCTCATTGCATCTTGAACGGTAGGGCCAGAATGAAGTCTTGCTGCGCCTTTCTCAGATGAGTATTTAGCCAACCATTGCCAAACCGAATCTAATTTCCCAATCTCATAAAAAGCTCTAGTCTCTGCGATGGAGATCTGGCGGAGATTAGTTTTCTTTTTCTTATTAGAGGTAGAAATTACGCTATTTACTGCGTAAACTTGGCTCCATCTAAGATTAGTAGTACCATTAGATATCCGATTGTCTGTTTTCGGAGAGAATGCCGCTGAAGGGACAGATATCTGGACTCCATAAGTTCTCTCTGAAGGACTTAAGGATAACGTGTCTACATTAGCACCTACCTCATTTCCTGAAGAAGAGAAATAATAATTACCAGCTATGTTTTGTAAGCTATTTGAAAGACTGTCAAGTGCTTGTTGAACAGTTGCTCCGGAATGTGTTCCCACAACAGAAGCCCCGGAAGAGCCTGTCATTTCACTTTTTCTAAGGATATCAATATCCGTAATGAATTTACTTATCGTGGTTTTTTCAGTGTCTGTGGAGGACTGGATGATTAATTCATCTGTCTCCAACACCGAGGCCCTGTTAGAAAGATTTTTTATCTTTATTACAGAGAGATCAGTTGTTGCCATATTTTGCCCTCATCCCCTTATACGACTGTCGAAGCATAGTCTCCCCTCTGAAAACTGCTGCATATTTTATTGAGAGGGGAGATCGCGATGTCTCTTAAATGGTAATGCCTTGTGATGCAGCCACCGCCTTCAACTGAGCATATGCCGCTGATAGTTCCGTGTCAGACAAAGCGCGGTTGTAGATGGCATATCCGAGGATATCAAAATTGTTGTTCTGCGTCGTGCTATCAACCATCGAGCCAACGTTGATAGTTTTAGTCAGATCAGTCTGTCTGTCAAAAGTGGTAGTATCCAAAGTTGATCGTGTAACTTTCAAACTATTTGTCAGGTTATCCAGGTTTACTGACTCTGTCCGGCCTGAAATTCCGGCCACACCAACACGCAAGGAAAGACATTTCCATGCCGCATTAGCTGCCCCGGTAGGTAACCCTATAGCCCCATTGGCATTGTAGGTGGTATTGGCATTCGTGGACTTATTGCGTACACCAACAACACCGATCGCCTGCGTCGTCGTCAGGAGGATGCCTGTAGAGTTGATAACAGTCCCATCGGTTTTCGCGTTCAGGTTATCGCCGATGAGGAGGTTGTTATCACCTGAAGCAGGGAGATAGCATTTTGCCACCACCAGATATGTCAGGTCACTGGTAGCTTTAAGGTTGGTCTGGACATATTTATTGGTGCCAAGCGTTGAAACAAGTTCGCCAGTCTGCGTGATTGTTCCGACTGCTGATGCATCTGTGCTTCCGTAAAGATTGACACCAACATTATTCCCCATCAAGCCAAAGCCAACAAGCCCACTGGCTACTGCGGGGATAACCCCGCATACGTGGGTAAAATTACTGTCTGGCATTTTGATATTTAATGACATATTAAAATTCCTCTGCGGTGATTTTTTGAATTAATGCACGATTTGCCAGTGGATAGTTTTTGTTATTCAGGGCTGCGATATTTTCAGTAGCAGGCTGGTTGGGGAGGCCTGCTTCCCAGGTGAAGTCAGAGATCTCGGTATCACTGTCAGCGATGTTGTGTACCCCCCGCGTGCGCCGTTCCGTCACCGAGCATGATAGTCACCGTCCCGGTTAGCTCGCGAGCCGCAACAATCTTCACAACGTTATCACTGACGATTGAAACTGTAAGATTTGAACCTGTAAGCACCCCGGAGCCGTCAGACACGGTAAATCCTTTATCGTCATACATCGTTTCAGTGTATGTGACATAAGCAGACTTAAATGTCAGCGGCGGGACTCGGGTTGAGAAACCGATGTACGCAGTATTACCAGACCAGTAGGCACCTACCATCTGGAAGTTAGCTTCATCGTTGCCCCACATTACACGGTCCGCGACTTTAGCGAACTGTGCGCCCAGCCAGCGATATGAATTCGCAAACAGGTGATCGACAGGATTGGGAAGACCTGTGTAGCTGCCAACCATAAAGGCCAGAGGGTTGTTTTCAACGAACCGGCGCTGGGCTTCGACCACACCAAAGTTGCGACCCGAGATGAAGCTGTTGCCGATCTGGTTAATCAGGAAAATGGGTGTTGCCTTCTGCCCGGATGCAGCCATAGCATCAGCGATCATGTTGTCATGCATTGTCTGTAGCTGAGGCAAATAGATTTCGGTGGTTGTACCGTTGTCCTGCTCACCCTGCATGTAAATCAGCCCGCCAACCTCCCAATCATAACCCGCTGCGGCCGCCGCGGCTGCAACGCCTGAAAGCGCCGTCAGGAACCGGTTGTAATAACCCGCCGCAGCACCTTTTGTCAGATCGGCGATTGATGCACCAGACACGCCGCAGCAGGCCACGCCGAAGATATGGTCGGTGTTATTTTGCTGCCGGGTACGTTCGTTATAGCGGCGCTTCAATTCATCAGCAAACCCCTTGGCGATAGTTTGCCCATGACTGCCGCTGGTCGTGGAAATAACCCCAGCGTCGGTCTGGCGGACCTCCTGCAATGGGTAAAACACGTTCCCGCCGACCGGCGTAAAATCATAGGAGGGAAGCCCCTTAACGAACGTACTGCCGCGAGGTGACTGACCGAGCATGATGTTGCCCATGTCCGTTGTGTCAGGGATGGCGAAACTACTACCCCCGCCATTAACAAATGACTGCCCTACCAGAAACCAGTATGTGAGTTTCTTTAGATTCGTCGCGCGTGGCACCGGGAATCTAACTTGGTTATGTCGCTTCGATGCATATGCAGCACCAGCCCCATCCAGCAGGTCAATAACCTGGCTCTCCTTCATGGCCCCCGTGGCTGCTCCACCTCCTGAGCCACGCTTACCCATATCAGAGAATTTAACCTTCCCTTTGGCATCTTGAGAAAAAGCAATCAGCCCATTCTGGTCTACCGTCTGAAGTGGGCCGGAGAGCGTAATTGTCGCATCGTCAGCCCCTAGCGTCATACCAGGAAGAAGATTTAATTTTTTAGCATATAGATTCAGGAAAGGAATATTAAGCATAAAACCAGGTAGTTTTACGATGCTGTTGATTATCTGAGATATAATCAGTCCATTTTTGTCACTTACTATAAAATCATCACCGCTGATCATCTCAATAAAACTGGTGAATATTTTATCAGCGCCAATGCCTGCCAGTTTAGCAATAAACCCTTCAGGACCAAAATTTAGCAACGCAGATGAAAATGAAACGCCTTCATCTGACTGAAGCCATTTAGCAATGATAAGCCCATTTTTATCAGCCCATTGCATGAAGGCATCCCGAGTGATCCCATCTGCACTTATCATACTGAGCACAGACTCAACTAGCTTAGAGCTGGGCATTTTTCGCCCGGTTTCGACCAAAGTCCCTGCGTTGTTAATTACCTCGATAGCAAGCGCGTTGTCCTCCGGGCTTCGGTAATAGGCTGTTGACCCAACCAGGATATTTCCAGCGTCAGCATCAGTCTGTGCTGCCGCCAGGGTGGGAAATTCGCGGATTGTCCCGATTATAGCCCCGGTGCCAGGCACTGCCGCGACTTCTTGAGCAACCCCTGCATTATTCTTGTACACTTTGAATGCTACATAGCTGCCGCTTCCTTGAGGTACTTGGAAGTATTGTCCATCCGTAGTTGCAGCAAGACCTTCACTAACAGATGCATATAAGTTCCCTAGCTCAGAGGCCTGCAATGCATAAGATCTGGCCTCATCTCTCGCATCCTCTGACTGGTCTTTTGCCTCAACTGCCTCGTTTTTGATCTCTGTGACTTTATCGAGAAGCTGCAACAGCCAGTAACCACCGCTGCCAATAGAAGTGACGTAGGAGGCTCCCGCCGCTACGTCTGAAAGGTTGTTCATTCGCATGCCTTACCCCCGCGGGGTTCACTGTGTAGTGAAGCGAGGGCAATGTGTGAATCAGGTCGGAATCCTGACTATTATCTGATTATGCTATCAGCCACTCCTCTGAAACAATCTCACCTTCTGTTTGTATATACGGTGATATTTTTACGCCATCTGCCAGACAGAGCCCCGTATATTCCTCGTTGACATGTGATTCTATGCCATTTTCATCAGTATTAATGGTTGTAACTGTGATCGTCCCCCAGAATACGTATTTGCCATCTACCCACTCAGGAAGGCGCACCGGAGTGCGCGTGTAAGCTGACTGTGTTGCTTCGAAGTAATTCATGTTCCACCTTTAAAAGTCCATCATTTTAGGGGTGTTTAGCTCCCACCACGGACGCTCTTGAATTAGCGATTCACGTCCTTCGAGAATCGCCCTTGCCAGCTCGAGGGTGGCGTTGTCGATTTTAACGGGAGGGGTAGACCTCATTTCGAAATCAGGCCCGAAATAATCCTGTAAGTTTATCGGGGTGTCATCATTCGTATTGGTTTTTGGAAACGTTAGCATTTTCACAACTTCCTCACTGTAACCAGCCAATGTTATTGCCTGAACGCCCGTTGATATCGAGCAGCAGGTTTGACTTACCGACCCCCTTTGCATTCGCCGGGACACCCAGGTTAATTGCCCCACGACGGGTTGACGGTGGGCTGGGGGGCAACAGCGCATACTGCGGTTTCGCCCAGACATTGCCGCTCAGCGTAGCGAGGGCGCTCAGGTCAGGTGCCGCGCTCCACGCATCAGACCAGATGATGTTATTGTTGAGGATAATTTGAGACGCTGGCGCAATCGTTCTGGTTCCCGTCGACAGTTGTGCAATGATGTCTGACCCCGTCATCCACTTGCAGTAGAAAATGCAGTTCTCTACCGTCAGCGACGGAACAGACGCACTCTCAGTGTCGTACCCGTTTGTTGATATCAGACGGCGCTGCTTGACGCTGGACGTGTCAATAAACACGCAATTACGGACAGTATTATTGAACTGGTTGCGGTGGTGAGATATGGAACAGGCGTCGTTTGTTGGTGTGCCAATCTGCCCTTGCAGTCGCTGTATGCCATCGTTGAACGCGAAACAGTATTCCACTACGTTATTACCACTCCCCTGACGGCGTGTGTAATAAAACTCAAAGTTGCTCATCCCGGCAGGTGGAGCTGACTGCAACCCTGCGTTATCAGCAGAGACAAACATAACTGTACGGGCGCAGCCAGTGGAGTAAACGTATCTGACAACGTTATCCCAGCACATCCCATCAATGTCAACAGCCATGTTGTCAGGCGCCATTGGATATGAGCCATGCACCTCAAGTTTTTCAAACAGGACTCGATTACAGTGCCACATCCAGAACGGCGCGTCATACGTCGACACTCCAGCCGTGGTGAATTTATCCCAGCGGTATGAACTGTAATAGCAGTCCCGGACGCAGCTCTGCCACTCGTCATCAGTGTATACGTCATTTTTGCTGGTACAGGTGTGCATTAGCACGCCTTCTTGCACGACGTTAGTGAAAGAGCAGCGCAGCACTTTTGCACCGTATGTTCTGCTACCATCGCCTCGGTTATCCGTTGTGTCGGCAGCATAGGTATTCCCGCGAATATAAACCCCAGCGTTGACCATGTTAAACATGCAGTCTTCTACGCTAAGTTTATGTGCAGGTGTAGCAGTGTTATCATATGCGACAGCGAACAGCTGCACGTGTCTCCCAACGGTGTTTTTCGTCGGATTACTGACAGAATACGCATTACCAGTGAAGTAGCAGTTTTTGACGTGAACGTCTGCAAGCCCACTAGCGTCACCACTGCACTGGAGGTTAACGCTGGTTGCTGACGACAGGAATCCATCATCCCTATCCATAAAGTGAATATTCTGTACCGTGATGCGTCTGGCGTTCCACGATGCGAGTTGCCCCGCTGAGTTTGAGGTGGACAGCCATTTAGGAGGTGGTCCTTCTCCGTATGTGTCAAAAAAACTCATGTCAGACGACGTGTTCACTAACCGGGCATTAACCGCCTCCTTCAATACTGTGCCGCGCCTGATTAGTATTGAAAAGGGGTAGCTGGTGATTGCCGCTATAGCAGCCGTAACAGTTTTAAATGCTGACGGAATTGGTTTATTTACATCATCGGAAGGGTCTACGTATAAATATTGCATTTGTAACTCCTGTTAAACCGGCTGAACGTGCAGATCGAGCCAGTCAAAACCATTAATATTCACCAGCGAACCTGCTGCCGTTTTCACCTCAATCGTGAATGTATTCGTGCCCTGAGATACGATGTTTACTATGTACGGTGGCGTGCCGAATGACGTGCCTGAAAATCCAACCGGAGGGCAAACTTTCCAGTGGTCTCCACGTAAATTGCAGCCGCTGATAACGTACTGACCTGTAGACGGGTTGGTGACTGTAATACTGGTGGCGCGCCCTTTATTCGCCAGATGATATGCACCCCCTATCGCAAAAACCCCGTCTGATAATTTATCAGATAGTCGGTCAGTCACATTCCCGGAAACGCGAACTACAACTCCTGGGGAGTACCGGACATCACCGTTATTCATTTTCACGTAAAAACGATCTGTTGCCATTTTCTCTGCAAATGAATAAACCAGATAGTTTGGAGTAGCTACCGTTACATTATTCCGCAAGTCATTGTAGTAAAACGTCACTACATTGGGGTTGGCAACATTAATCGGTGTGAATGATATTTTTTGCCCGTATGCCGGTAATCGCAGAAATATTTTTGCAATTTTATTATCGGGGTCATTAACCAATCCTACCGCTGGCGTTAATGCTGAATCCCCCCAGCCCGACTGACCGCCGTGTAGAGCAGTTACCTTTAGCCATTGATAGACACTATCCTGGTTGATGGAGGGGGCGTTACCAAGTGCCTGTGGGTTAAACGTGACCATGTAAACACATGGTGTGTAGTTAACATAGTTACCGACTGACAGAATACCTGAGACCACTTTTGACCCAAACCCTGAGTAACTCACATCAAACAAGTGGTAAAGAGCTGTTGATGAGTTTTCAACTGTAGGGCATTGATCAATCGTTCGTTGCAATGATGTGCCGATGTCGAAACTTTTTACCAGCTTGAACATCTGCTTATCGATAGATGAGCTAGTAGGGTATCCAAGGTCGTTAAACTGGTTGGGGCTAACAACGAAAATATCGATAATACCATTAGCGTTAGTGGTAATAAGGATCCCGGGGCTTAGGTCGTCAGACTCGCCACCAGCCGATGGGAACCTAATGATCTTATCTTCAAATCCGTTGTTAAAATATCCGGTTCCCTGGACAATTGGAGTACCAACCTGTGCAGCAGATAATTTACCGTCAACAACTGCGTATGTCTGAATACGCCCGCGCTCATCTACGACTAGTGCTGCTTTATTATTCGGGCCGCCGAATACTATTCCAGCAACGCCTGCTGGGTCACCAGGCATCTGGTGAATTTCAAATTCCCCGCGCTTAAATATACGTTCCCAGAAAGACTGATTAGCGTCGCCAATGCTTTCAGCCCCTTCAGCAGAAAAAAAACCGCCAATTTTCGTATAGCCATCAGACTGTGCCAAGGCCACCAGCGTTGACTGTTCAACGGTATTTTCAAGATGATTTAGAACTTGAAATAAAGTTGCCTTCTTTGTATCATCTGGTTGATCAACTACGATCAGGTCATCTTCTGTTAGAGTGCCCGCGCTTGGCAACTCTGAAATTTTAACACTCTGTAGCATCTTATATTTACCCCTCTTCTTAACATTAGTACATTTTACCACAAACTTCAAAGATTTAAAAGAACAAAGGTCTGCCGCTAGGTAGCACAGATCTAAAAGAAATCTCGAATTGTAATAATTTTTATTTTATGGTGTTTATCGTCTTATCGGCGGGAGTGACTACCGGGTTACTTTTTCTGGTTAAGAGAGATCCTGGCGGTACAGGGTTTGCCATATCACCCGCCCAAGTATTCCACCAAGTTGCATCACCAGTCTTAGGTAATCTAAAATTGATAAGGTAGTATAACTTATTCCCCCAAGGTATCCAACCCTCATCTCCGCAAAGTGTTGTTGTTTCAGGGTTTGGCGTCGGGTAGTAGTAATCATCAGCACCCACGAAGGCTATTCTTACAATCTCCTGCTCTTTTGTTAAGACTTCAAAAAAGGCAGAATAGCTTCTTGTTGTATGGTCCATTACAGACTGGAAATCTGCAATTTCTAAAACATCCGGTTCAAGACGGGTTATTTCCTTTATCTTATTATCAAGGACCGTCTTCATAACTTTTTTACTTATGTAGGTTCTGTATGGAAATCCAAAGGTCTCATCAAAATACCAATCCCCTGCCCACACATTAAACCTTAGCCATAAGCGCTGTCGTAGACTTACTTGATTGGATTCTATCAACTGAAGACCTGTAGAAACATCAAGATCTCCAGTAACAGGGTCCATCAAGAAGTCAGAATAAAGAGTTGCCATCTATTCCCCTCATGCATTTGGAGCATCGGTATTGTTCTGACCACCATCATCTGTCCAAGTATAGTGATGTGTATGGCGAATAAAATAATCATAAAAATCATTCATGTTTACACCCCGCGCAGTAATAATATTGCCATCAGGGGTAACTTGAGCACCATTCATCTTAATCGTACCACCAGATTCTGCTGTCAGGTTTGCCGCACCATTATCGAACTTGAAATTCCCAGACTGGTCAACCACTAATTTTCCTACTGGCGTCTCCAGCGTGAAATCACCCGCAGGCGTCATTGAGAAATGCACCTTGTCGTTCCAAAGTTCAACATTGTCTGGATCGATCGTCATGGCATTCCCATCGCTGTGAACACCAATTATCGCCCACCCAGGAAACATATTGTGAGTTGTCTGGTCATTATTATCATTCTCATTTCTTTCTGAGAAGCTCAGACCCACAATATCACCAGGTTTCACAGGAATCGTTAGGCGGGCTTTTCCTCCATTACCTGAAGGCATTGATAGGGGAACATCAAAAACAGAACCATAGGCATCCACGGTGCCATCTGGGAAGTTTGTACTTGCAAGGGGTTGAACTGTTGCAGACGGGATGCTATAGTCTACATCAACTACCGTTGCCCTTAGCCCTGTGTGAATATCTCTGGCCTGTTTTGCAAACCATTGATTAAGGCTGCATCCATACGGGTTATTGCTGCCATTAGGCCTCCACAATTCCACCACGGGTTTCTGCAAGTCCTAACTCTGTGATCCAATCCCCACCTTCGAGCTGGCCTTTGTGAGTTAAGTATACAACCTTGTAAAAACCTGTATATTTCTGACTCTTTAAAAATACCGTTGATTCTGGTATGATAGCACCATTTATTTCTGTTACCACCACCAATCCAGCGTCTTCTTTTATCTCTGCGGAAGTAGGTACGTGAGGCTTAGATGATTTTCTCTTAGACTTGGCCCTTTTTTCCTGTCTCCTCTTTGCAGGCTCGGGGTTCTGTGGCGTTGGAGAATCATGCATACCAGATTCCGCGCTGATCTCAAAAACTGCCCTTTGAAATCTTTTACCTTGCGTGGTCCAATATACAGCCCCATCTTGAACACTGAAAGTAGATCCTGTATTCTTGGCTAATCTCTCCAAGTTATTTGCGGCGAGGCCAGTAAAGGACATAGAGTGCTGAAGCGTTTGGTCGCCAAACTTGACGATCTTCCCAATGGGGAGCTTCATATCAGAAGCAAGGTCACTGACTACCGTGTCTATTGGCGTACCTTTCTTATAAGAGCGAGAGGTCTTTGCCGTTTTAATATTTACTGTTGCATCCCCGAGGATCATCTTTGTCTGACGGGTATTGCCGTCCCACTTATCCTGAACAAACTCTACGGTCCCAGAAAAGATAGTCTGATTCTCGCCATCAAACCCGGCCTCAAGAACGATCGCAATGGACTCACGTTGGTTAGCATCGAGGTAGCTCACCGTCTCATCGGAGAGGTTGTAGATGGTAACATAACCCTTATTAGGCTCCTTCGAGTTGTCTTTCTTGACCTCGAACTCGATGTTTGCGGCACCAGTTTCATTACTGATATAATACGCATCTTTAGCATTCTGGTTGGTATAGTCCGATATATTGGTAGGCTTTTCACCAACATACACTGGTTTACCTATCGTTAGCTTATAGGTTCTTGTTCTGTAAGCAGGCATTGTTTACTCCTCATCGGTAGTTACCTCATCATCAGGAGACGAGTAAAGTAGTTGCAAGTCTGACAAAAATCCAATATTGTATCTCCCTATACGTTTAGTGGATTGAGTAAAAGAAAATACTCTCAACTGACCATCGGGGATATTGTCAAGATATTTGAAAGGTGCAAATATATCAAAAATTGTAGTCAATTTGAAAGATATTGTAGGATCAGAACCAACATCCCCGAAATAGACGAGCCAAGACTCGTCTCTCTCATTCCATTGAAAACGCATTTCATAAGTTTGGCTGTCCAGAACCACACGCATCGTCTGATCAGCAAAACCGTCTATGTCCCAAGAAAATGTGATCGCTGCCATTAGTTACCTACCGCTTTATTATAGTCGAGGGTATTTCCATTCAGATCCTTGAGTTTACCGTCCGGCGTCAGTGTTCCAACCACTTGGTCTTGCTTGGTATAATCCCCAATGCCCATATCGTTTGCAACCTTTTGCCAACCATCTTGGTTAGGTCCGGCAAACTTGGTTCTCCTTGCGGTGACTTCTACTTCATCGTCAGTGGCGGAAGACTGAACAGCGCCTTTCTGTTTTGTTTTTCCGCCTGACTTTTTAGGGTCTGTATACACCGTAGCCAAGGCTGTCTTCCCAAGAGTAAAAGTACGGAACTCAGTAAACTCAAGTTGAAAAACCAGCGCTGCCCCATCTGAATTGCTGCGGCTTGCTTCCAAAGAAGTCAAGATATAGTTTTCAATGATGCGGTCTTCCGTTACAAGCGTAACGATTTGGCGATCAGTGATGAGCCTTTCCAAAACCTCCAAGGCCTTTTCTGGGCGTCGGGATTCTACCGGGTTGTTAGGATCGGTGTCTTTGTCGATGTAGTTGTTCTCAATCATGTAGAGTGGCGAGCTATTGATTCTCGCACTGAAAGAGAATTTACCATCCTCTATCACACCATGATCACTGTATTTGACCTTATTCTCTACTGCGTAGGAGGTTTTGTCAACAGTTCTTGTATACGTATGGTCTTCAACGACATCAAATAAAATCGCAATATTGTCCGTATAGTTTTTATTTTTTAATTCTACATTCCTTCCGCCATTGTTAAGGCCGCTTGCAAATAAAGTATATTGAACTTCACTACTGGCATTCTGAGCCGTAGAGACTTTTTGCTCAACGTTTGCTGTAGCCTTACCTTGTTGCGGTTTGGACTGGTTGCTTGCTACAACTGCCATAAAACCTCCTCAATAAGCTTGTTATGATTTTATCATAAATCTTCAAATAAAACAACGAAAAAGGGGCCGAAGCCCCTTGTATTAATCTGGGACACCAAGGATTAAATTGATGTTACCCATATTCGATGCTTCGATTTGCTGGTCAATCATATCCTTCAGCTCTCCAGCATCCAGTTTGATAGTTATTTCGCCAGAGACAGGCTCGGTAGGAATAACCATCGGAGGGGTAGCAGAAGACTTACCATTCGCCCCAGGCATCTGATTGTTCAGATAATCCAAGGTTGCCTTATCAGGACCCCAGAGGTTAGAGAACCAGCCTCCTGTTTTTCCACTGACAATGCTATCATGCACATTGGAGAACACTTTACCACGCTCTTCGTTGAAGTCGCTGTACGGATTATATCTGTCGTTAAGTTCAGATCCTAAAGTGAACAGGGACAGCAGTCCACCTAAGGAACCCGCTCCTTTAAAGAACTTACCTACACGAGAGAATCTACCGCCCTTAGCAGGACCAGCTCCACCACCCTCTCCACCTTTAGGTGTGGCCCCATCGCCTTTACCAAAAACAGCACCAATAGTCTTGATCGCCCCAGCTAGGCCAGCGATCTTAGCTAGGATGTTGAACACCCGGACCAGGGATGTAGCAAAGAATATAGCACCTATACCCCAACCCACCCAGTTCCATGTCTTAGAAATTTCTTCGCCATTCTTCCTGAACACGGGAACATATCTCTCTAAGATAGCATTGACCATTATAAAGGCGTTATACAAAGCATAAGGTATCTTCATAAATCCGTCTATGAATCCTGCGACAAACTGACCCACGGCAGCGGCGAGTGGACCATTAGAATCCAAGATTTTGGCAAGAGTGTTAAATGTCTCTGTCATCTTATCGCCGAAACCAGATTCGAAGATCTTGTTCTGGAAGTTCATCCAAGTCTGGGTAAGGCGTTGCATAGCAACTCGGTTACCTTGTAAAGCTTTCTGGAGTGCGCCACCCTTGTTAGCAGCTTCTGCGTAGTATTTAGCAACAAACGGAAGCACTTTAGCAGCCTTCAGCTCCCCTTTCTTCATCATATCCATCAATTTGGTAACGTCGATGGTGGAGTCGTTGAATGCTTCTTGCGATGCCTTTATGAACACCTGTAATGAGCCTGGGATACCTTCAGCAAGCTGTTGCTTAAGTTCTTCAGCCATGATCTGGCCTTTACCCATCATCTGTTGAATAGCCGTAATACCACGTTGGTATTTAACCGGGTCAACTTGGAGGGCTGTTGCATATTCAGAGAATGACTTGAAAAGTTGGTCGTTTTGTGATTTAGTAAGTACACCGTTTGCTGCGATGGACATCTGGGTATAACCCTGTGCAGCTACCTTAAGGTCGAGACCTAAACGATACGCCTGGTTTCTCACAAATTCAATACGCTTACCAGCCTCTGCGGAGTCATCGGATACCATCAGCATTGTTGCTTCCATACCCTGGAAGAACTGCCCAGTTTTCAGAACGCTTGCAGCGGCATTAAAAGCACCGTATGCAGCTGTAACGCTGATCAATGTGCTGCGTAGAGTTCTCAGACCATCGTTCAGAGAAAGAGTATTAGCGCTTGCTTTACGAAGTCCAGTTTCCATAGAGGCAAGCTCTGCACGGAAGTTTGATGCCTTCATGTTTCCGCTCTTCATGTAGCGGTTGACTAAAGAATCATACCCAGGCATCTTTCTTGCATATTTATCACCATACTTGGCACGAAGACGAACGTTGGCGTTAGAGATTGTGCTGATCTTTGCTTCACGCGCTCTTGCTCTTCTCCCTGCCTCGCGCTCTTCATCGCGAATCATTTTTTCTCTGGACTTGCTGTCGGCTTTTTCCTGCTTGACTTGTTCACGACGCATACGCGCGTGGTCGCGTTCCATTGCCTTACGTTGTTGCTCTGCAAGACGAGGATCGTGAGGTGTTGTATTAGCGTTCAGGATCGGTGAACCACCGCCCCCAGCACCCTTATTCTTCAGACTCGCTTCATATGCTGCCATACGTGCAGCAGAAATGGAAGGATTAGTTCCATAAATTCCGTTCTTCGCTGCAAGTTTTTCTTGTTGACGGAGCTGGGCCTTTAGAGCATTATAGTTTGCCTGAGATTCTGGAGACCGCCCAGACGTTAGTCGAGAGACAGCGGCCCTACGGCGTGCCTTTTCAATCTTATCAATGGCTTCACGAGCACGAGCCTCTTTCTTTGCCATTGCAATGTTGTGAGCTGTGGTCTTAGCAGACTCTGCACGTTCAGTTTGATTGAGTCGCTTATTCACCATTCTCGCCTGCATAGCAGAACGTTTCAGGGCAGCAGCGGGGTCGGCTTTAGCAGAGGAGAAAGCCTTCCCGGTCTTTTCCCATTCGGTGCGAATTTGCTTCACAGCTTTCAAGGCACGTCCAAAGGACGTTTTGTCAACGTCCCATGATACCTTGTTGACTGTGGAAGTCACTATAATATTTGCCATAATTTCCTCAATAAAAAAGCCAGGCTCCTGAAAAGGAACCTGGCTTGAGATTAACCTCTTCTGCCTTTGCTTCGGGGTTTAGCTGCTTCGGCGTCTGCTCTCGATTTCTCTTCTTTCTCGTTAACATCGTTGATGAAATCTTCGACATCGAGATACTCGTTTAGCTTAAGCAAATATTCCATATCGGCAGACTCAAGGGAAATATAGGACTCTCCCTTGAAGTTCTTCAGAGCACGGCACCAGAGATAGTCGAACCATGTCAGGGAACTATTTTTTCTTGCATAATCAATAGCTCTTTGGACGACTTTAGAAATTTTGGACGGTGTTATTCCGCTGCCACTTCCGTCGGTTCCTGATCCACCGTCGCTACTTGGTGAACCATCCCGAAGTTGCCCAGAAGTCCCTGAAGGTCTGCGAAACCGTCTTTCGTGAAAAAACAGCCGTAGTTAATCTTCAGAACCTCCGCTACCAGTTTGATCAGATCCAACATCTTGTCCTGGAAGATTGTGTCAATATCAATCTTACCAGCCATGCCGTTCACAGATACATCTTCAAGAATGAGTTCGAATAATTTTTCGATATCATCTTGCTCCATCTGCTCAAACAGGTATAGAATTGCGGTAGGTAGTGCTTCAGAGAGGTTAGAGCCTCCGGTAAACAATGCACCACTAATGGTAGCCATTGGAACTGCGATATAACGACCAATCTTCGGAAGGTTTTTCATAACCTTAGACGGAGACCAGTGTGTGATTACAAAGTTCTTACCAGCCAGATCAATTTCTGTGGTAGGTCTAAAATTCATCATGTGTACGCTCCTGCGTCTTTTAAAGTGTGGATATCCATGCGTGTTTGAAAAGGCCACATCCTTGTGGCACACGAAACGCTATTAGATGATACCTGCAAGGCCAGCCAGACCGAAGCCTGTAGCGTACAGAGTATCCGGGCTTAACCATGCATCTAGGATTCCGATTTCCCAGTCCATTTGCCCTACTTCAGTACCATAGGTCAGGTCCGGTTGTTTCTGAATCCAACCAACTGTGCTCAGACCCATACCTTGGGAGCCTTCAAGAAGGACGGGGAAGAAAATCAGGCCAGTGATGGAAGCTTGTTTCTGCCAGTTAGCCAAGTATCCGTTCCATACCGAAGTGTTCTGTAGAGAGACCGTCAGGACACCAGATTGGTTACGAGACAGCGCTGCTGACAGTTCACCATCAACCCCATGTGGGGGATGATATTATCTTCGTTGCGAGCAACGACGATCTTGGTATCCGCTGCGAACCCGGTTACTCGCTGAGTCATCATATAGAGACGCGCTTTCTGTGGGTCGTAAGCATACGGGGTTAAAATTCTAGTATCCATTTATTACACTCCTGCTGTTACTTGTCCGCTGGAAGAAGTAGACCCGGTTTTGTCTAGCAGAACAGAGATGCGGATCTTGACGAAATGCAGGGCGCTGTTGTAGACTAGCTCTACCTTAACGTTGTTAAGAGTACGAGATGCCAGATCATTAGATGGTATGTTTGCACGAAGCGGGATTGTTACAACCGGATCGTAGAACACTTTGTTGACGGAATCATACCCGGTCAGAATAGAGCCGTTGGTAATACCGACATTCAGAGGACTGTTCATCAGGACTGACTTCAGGTTCGGCAGATCATCATCGCTCATTTTCATGGACAGGCCAAGATTAGAACGGCGAGACATGTAGGCGAAGATACTTTCTTCACTTCTGAACTTCAGCCAGTGACCAAAACGGACAACATCGACATACTGACCGGAGGCACACTTACCTTCCCAGAATGCGCCGACACCATTAATCATACGATAGAAGTTCAGGTTCTGGCCCCAGATAGCTGGACGCTCAGAAGAACTCAGGGTCGGAGCAATAACACCAGGCATTGTCTTCAGGTGGATTGAGTCACCATAGGATGGGTCATTAGATGCCATTGCACCGATGATACCACCTTCAGGAAATGCACTATCAGCAAGCGGGTCATACATACCAATGCTAGTATCATACTGAAGTGCTTTCAGTTGATTAGCAATAGAATCTCCGTCGACAACTTTTGACAGCGGATCGGATGTTGAATAGACGTGAAGCTTATAGTTAGCAGCAGCATAAGCGGCAGCTCCCAGAATTGCAGAAGAAACATGTTGTTCTGTGCTCAGGAAGTACCAGTTGCTGTTTGCAGTTTCTACCTGTGGTAGAACACCGCTTACAGTCTCAGTTGAGTTGTTAGTCAGTGTGCAATCACCGGAGTCAACACCGATGCTAAACGGCTCGCCGATAACATCAGAAGATGTTGCCATGATGCCTTGGTCAGATTCGGTTGTAACCACCTCATCATTGTTAGTAGCTAGCAGAGAGCCATCACCTTTCGGAGTGATTGTTACAACACCAGTTGTAGCTACTGCACCGACAATTACATTAAGCGTGGTATCGGAGTTGATTGCAGATGCCAGGGCTGTTGCAATACTCTCTGGTGTAGATGCGGTAGTAACAGGAATAACGATGCTTTTAGTATACGCACCTGCTGCAACGTTGAAACTTACCGGGTTATTAGGATCTACGTTAGTCTGCCCTGTGAAATCGATAACTGTTGATTCCCATGCTTGTCTTCCGATCATAAGCGCTTGGGGGCGGAAAGTCCCAGCAAAGGCTTTTGTCGCAAAAGTATACGCAGGGGAACCTACAGCGAAACCATCAGCAGCGAGTTCATCCAGATCTGTATATGTACGTACTCGTTCTGGGAAAACGTTGTGAATTGCGATAAATAGAGGGGTTTCAAACCCTACGGTGTCGATTGGTTGTGTCCCGAGAACAACCGTTACGTCAACAACCTTATCATTATAAGCCATTGATTTCCTCTTCTTCTATTTCTTTCATAAAGTTATTGTTGATCATCTGGAGCCGGATAGTAATAAACCATCTCTGCATTCACCCTCTCGATATCCTCGAAAGCTCCTGTATCTGTCACTCCAACGCAAACGTTGAAGGTAATAAGCACGGTTGCACGGTTTTCGAAGGTTTGCATGTTCAACGGAACTCTCTGGCGCGATACCGTTGAGGAAGAAGAATATGCAAATGGGGAATTGGTTGGAAAATACTTGTCGCAGATGTAGGGGAGGCTCAAGGCCTGTAGAATCCGAGTTAATGCATTTGATGCTTTTCCTCGAAATGCTGTCAGGTTGTAAACCACCTCGTAGTTGTGAGTTATTACAGCGTTACCGCTCTCATCTACCCACTCGTTCGCAGCCCAGTCCATCTGGTCAGCGGTAACTTGGTTGAGCATGATGAACTCACCCTCTACCTTGGATATGACGTCTCCGTCCCCGTCAATTATTTTTCTCCCCGTGACTTCTTTGCAAAATCTGGCGAGCGTAACTGCGAGGGCGTCAAAAATATCATCGGAGTTTGTTACGAAGTCTGCCATCATAGGCCTCCTTCTGTACCAGCAGGCGTAGAGATCACATACGCTCTGTAACGGCTCACGCCTGTCGTCTGATACGGGTCAGACTTAATAACGGTGAACCATTCCATTTCCCCACGAGAATTCATGAGCTGGATTTGGTCTGCGAGCAGGAAAGAGCCTTCGACAGGACCTTTAAGGAGGGTTGACGAATATACAGTAAAGGAATCATACTGTCTACCGCCAGCTTCGGTCAGCTGGGAGGTGTAATCTCTTGCTGCCTTGCCAGTCAGAGGCTGGACAACGCATTCTAAGACATCAAACTCTTCATACTGAATAGCAATCTCTTGGTTTTCGAATGGATTATCAGGGTCTGGCTGAGAAAAAGTACGATGTCTTCCGATGAAGGTCTTTCTCGGAATCAGCTTATTCCTGCCTATTAATCTATAGCCTGGTGTCATTTAGTCCCCTTCCCAGTGGAAATCTTATAGGTTGCAGATGACTTCAGGTCGCCATAGTGGAACATGGCCTCTTTAAATCCTTTGACATCAGCCCATGCATCAGATACGATGTTATTAGGGAACAGGCCACCTTCGATGACATATCGAATCTTGTCTGCACCTGCTTGACCGATTTGTTTCAGGGCTGGAGTCGGGTCTTGTGCTCCCGCAGCCAATTGACCGAAGAGGTCGATCTGAAATTTTTTAAGTTCTTTCTGGAAAAGAACCCCCGCACTAGTCATGAAAGTACGAGCCGGGAGGTTATTCCAACCCTCTTGGTGAATCGCTGCAAGGGTTGCAGTGTTCAGGCCGGAATAGTGAGGGTCATCGAAAAAGCCGTAGCTTACCTGGCGATAATCAAGCTTCTTAACCGCATTAAAGAAGTTCATAAGCTGGCTAAGATCTTGCGTACTTGTGAATTTTGGTATCATGACTGCATCCGTTTAGGTATTTTACCACATTATCTTAGCAAAATCAACGATAAAGGTTTGGATAATTAGTAAGGCCAACGGCGAGGGTAGCGACGAGGAATTCCTGGAACTCCAGTCTGCGGGATTATGCCACCAACATCGAAAGGACCACGGGAGTTTCTGTCGTATTTAACACGGTTGAACTCGTCTTCACGAACACCACCAACGATGACAAGGCCCCTGACCGCACTTAAGCAATCATTGACATAGTCAGGGTTTTCAAGCAGCCAGTCGAGGAAGTCTTTCCAATTCTGGTAAGGAGACCCACCTTTGATCTGGATAGTTTCATCACCAATCTTTTCAAGGCGATCCGTGATTGATGCCTCTCCTGTGTTCACTTCCTGAAGAATCAACCAACGTACCACGTCAACAAGGGTATTGTAAATAACGTAGTAAACGGTGCATGGCGTGTTATCATCACCGGGGTAATTAGCCTTTGATTTCTCGATTGCCAAAAAGGCAAGGATAATCTCGTCGGGTAAGACTTCCGGGGAAATGGACCCAAGGAGCAGGCGGATATAAGCAACAATTTCTTGGTCTGTCATTTTTGCTCCTTCAAGCTCTTCTATTTATCAATATCTTATCATAGAACGTCGATTTTGTCATCAAAAACACTTGACATCATATGACAGGATGCTATTCTCAAAGAAAATTATTGAGGAGAATCCCATGAAAGCAGTAATAGCAGGTGTTATCACAGCCATAGTTGTCTCTGGCGGACTTATCTACTTTATGAAAACCAATCCCAATATGGACAAGTTCGATAATGTTTCTTCAAGCTGGTTATCGGCTGAAGAAAAAACAGAGGCCATTCATCGGATCGCTGGGATGAAATGTGATGCGGAATTCAGAAAGGCATTTATTCCCGGCACCCTGACGACGCAGACAGGTATGCTCGATGAGATGGAAGAACAGGAAGATAGTTTTCAAGTAGCGAGGGATATGGGGATAGTGAATGGTACTGTTATTGCAACAGGGACTTACATCTGCAAATATTATAAAGATGGCCGCCAACCTTATCTTCAGGTATCTTTGAACCCGAACGTCAAGCCGATACTAAAAAAATAAGGCCCCTAAGGGCCTTGTTTATTATGCCATAATGCCAGCAGCTTTCAGCTTGGCAAGTAAAGCATTGAAGTCAGTTACCAGACCTGCGGCGTCAGTTGCTACGCTGTTGGCCTGGGTTGCTGCCATTTTAACACCGCCGACCACAGAAGTGGTTGCAGCCACGGGAGCAAAAGTGGTAGGCTTGCCAGTAATGTCAGCCCATGCCACAGCTCCACCGCCGCCTGCGGCAGCGATTACATCAGCGAAGGAAATAACCCCGCCAGTTGCAAGGTCAATCAGTTTTGTACCGTAGACCAGTCCAGCTACACCAGATGTTGCCATTTTAAATCTCCTAAGATTATTACTTCAGTGCGGATTCGAAGTCAGCTAACATATTTTCAAATGTCTTGCTCTTCGACAGGGTAACACCATTGTTTGCTGCGAATTCAGCAAGTTTGTCTTTACTGCCTTTTTTATCGGCTTCATCAAGAAGTGCAGATGCCTCAGCAATAAGCGCCTTCACATCCGCAGAGGCTGTCTCGATGACTTCTGCCTTATCTTCCACTTTCGGTTTAATAACAGCAGGCTTAACATCTGACGGGGGTGTGATATCACCGTTAAAGAACACGATGAAGTTACCCATTCTCAGAGTAGAGGTCTTTGTATCTACCGGGAGACCAGACAGATCTGCAAGTTCTTGGAAGAATTCCATGAAAGAACGGAAAGCTTTCAATTGCTTACCAAGAGCGAACCCGTTCAGAGGTAAACGACTTGAAGCGCTAATATTCAATTCAGGAATGTATGCACCAAAGAACTTGAAAAGCTCTACCTTGTTCGGGAAAATGCGATAATTTTGTTTTGCCATAGAATCTCCTTTGATCCTCAGAAAAGCTACTTGACATCTAAGACAGCCATGCTAATCTTAAAATGAAAAAAGGGAGAGGTGATTAACACCTCCCCTCTTAGAGGTAGCTTTAAGCTATATTACGCGAAAGTACCAGTCAGTTTAACAACCAGCTCTGGGCGGCAGTTAACTGTCAGGAAGGAGGTTTCAGATTCAACCTTCTCTTCACGCAGGTAAGCAGAAGATTTGTACCACAGGTACAGTTCTTGTGCCGGAGTGTTCGCTTCACGAACATCGTCTGCTGGCGCGTAGTGGATCTGGAACATGTTGTCGATACCGCGTGGCAGCATGTAAGCTTCACCGTCCGGGATGTAGCCGGAGATATCTTCGATGTACAGAACGTTCTTGTGAACGAAGGAACGGTTGTTAGCGTTCTCTTGTCCGTCACCAAGACGACGGCGCAGCGGTTCTTGAGTGGAACTGTAGTATTGGTATGCGTTCGTGATCAGCGGGTGACCTACGAAAGCAGAGAACCATTTACGAGAAGCCAGAACTACGATGTCGTAGTTGTTTCCGTTGTCACCAGCGTTGTCGATGATGAACGCACGACCATCGTTTTCGATCAGGTCAGACGGGTCAATTGCAACGTCAGTAAAGTCTACGTTTACAACTTCCTGAGTAACACCCCATTCAGTAAAGTAGTTGTACTGAGCAGTTGGGTCCTGCGGGGACCAAGATTTACCCATGATAGCCTGAAGCATGGCTTTCTCTTTCAGTTGTTCATGAGAGATGCGGATACGACGAACTACACGAGCAACAACGTCCTGTACAGACTTAGGAGCGTCCGCAGTGAAATACTTACGGAAGTTCTGTACATCTGCCGCAGTGATCTGGCGATCCAGCGGGAAGAACGGAATGTTGAAGTTTTTCAGTTGGGCCTTTTCAGTACCAACATAGTTACGTTCACCCTGACGACGGCGTGCCGGGAAGTCAGTAACCATTTCATCAACACGCTCAATCTGAGCGATAGTGGTGACACCATGATAAGCCTCGAAGAGGTTCATATTGGTGATCATTCGATACTGACGAGGTACGATTTCCAGAGTTGCGCCTAGATCGACGATCTGGAAGTCATTAGTGCGTACTACTGCCATTGTATTTCTCCTTGGTGTAGATTAGATAGACGTTACTGGGATCTCAACGGAACCGTCGTAATATTTATCAGTGATCTTCAGGCCTTTGGCCTCAAGAGCAGCGATAGCGGCAGCGTTGATAGCAGTAGTACCGTCAGCGAAGAACAGTTTGGATTTGTTCAGGGTCAGACCACGAACAGCAACCACGAAATTGTATTTCTGACCAACTACGAAAGGACGTGGCATGGTGTAGGAAGAGGTCACCAGGTCGCGGTCGGTAATTACACCAAAGGCGTTAGCAGCGTCAGCAGTTGCAGCAAGTGTACCGTCTGCTTTGACGATCATACCAGCTTTCATACCTGCGGCATAAGTGATTTCCATTTCCAGGAAGCTGTATCCCTGGTCAGAAGAGTCAACTTTACCCAGGACGATGTCAGAGTAGTACCCTTGAATCGGATTAGCCATTTATATTATCTCCTCGATATTAGGCAGTTTGGCGCGCGCGAGCAGCTTCTAGAGCTTTCTGCACGTTAGCTTTAAGAACATCTTCGGCGGACTTAGCTAGGTCTCCAGTAACAACCTCTTGGTTGATACCATTTTCCTGAGTACCGAACTCTTTCTTCACAGTTTCGACTTCTGTTTCCAGTTCGCTAATACGAGCTTGGGCTTTTTCCAGAAGAGCTACCACTGGGGCGTTAGCTTTTTCAATGATGAAGTCAGCAAGAGATTCATGGTCTTCTTCAGCGGCAAAAGTAAAACCTTTGGCCTTTGTAAGAGCATTTTTCTTTTCTGCTTCAACAGCAGCCTTGATAATCAGTTCTGCTTGGGCATTTTTTGCATTAGCTTCTTCAAGCTTTTTAACCAGGTCCAGGTATTCCTGAGATTTGGTTACATCAGTAACAGTATCGGACACAGAGGTCTCCTTGTTTTCAATTGTATTTTGAACAGGTACGTCTGGTTTAACAGCGCCCTTGATGACCTCAGTCTCCTGAGTGTCTTTGGCATCAAAAATGACACCGTGCTCTGCAACACCCTTCTCAAACATCTGTTGGAGTTTGATTAGTTCATATTGCTTCACAAGGTCCAGCTCTTCACCTGCATTTGCAGCTTTGGCGATAGAGATGGACTCCATCTTCGATTCTAACCATTCTTGGTTATCATCATTCCAACGTTGCAGCCATTCATCATCAGGATTTTCAGCAGCAGCGTTTTCCAGTTCTGTTTCGAAGCCCAAAAGTTTGGCAAGGAGTTCAGCATCACTACTCCACATATCGAAGAAGCGACGAAGGAATTCTTCAAAGCTCATATCGACAGTAACTTGGCGAAGTGCCTTAACCACGTCTTTGGTAATCTGTTCAGGTGCGAGGTCAGACTTCATTAGAAGACTAACCGGACGCATATTTGCAGAATAACCTTGACTCTCGTGGCAGAGTGCGATACCCTTATCCTTAATAGTTTTGGCCTTGACTACGAGTGCGCTCATTCGTTTTCCTCGGCAATCTCAATCCCGAAATCGAGTCCGGTGATTTCACCAGTCTCCTTGTCTGTGTAGCCAGAGCATTGAATGCTCAGTCCACCGACAGCGTTGGCCTTTTTCAAGAGCCACAGTTCAGGATCATTGTATTTAACCTTAGCTACCCAGGTGCCAGCTTTAATGATTTGCTCGCTACCGATAACCACGACATCGAACTCTTCTTGAATCCAAGTCTTCTCGATGGTAAAGGCATCAGTCTCGACAATGTGGAACAGGTTCTCTTTAACAAGACCAGCCGCTCGCGCAGCATCGAAACTTTCCTTACCTTTGATGATTGTCTCTGGAGACATCCATTCACCGTGGGCATCCCTGGTGTTTGGTTCATAAATGACTTCGTAAGAAATCATTTGTTCTCCAGCATCTTTGACAACAGATACAGGCTTGGCATTCTTTTGAATTGCTGTCTTCTTCAGCCCTACATGGAGTACATCTTTAGATGCTTTCTCAATAGCGGCTTCAGGAGATAGGCCTGAATCAATCAGGCCATTTGCGAGAACCAGCACCTTGCTCTTCTGAATGAGAGACAGATTCGATACTGATGCAGGAAGGTCAGCAATACTTGAGTATTTCATCATTTTCCCCGTTGATAGTTATTTTAACACCGTTTATTTTCTTTTGCAAGTTATTTCAGTGAGTTGCTTAGTTATCCAAGTTAGAGACAGAATTATCTCTTACTTTAGACGTCCCATTACCAGAAGTACCTTGCTTCATTCCATCACCGGAGCGACTGGTATCTTCCCCAAGGATCTTGAGTAGTTCCTCTTGAGATGTGTTTTCAGGAATCTCTTCATCAAACCCACCAACCTCAAGGATCTTGTTGATAACTGTAGGTGTCTTCGGCAGATAACCAACAGCACCAATTCTCTGAACAAATTTGGAGAAGCTTTCCATATCAACTTCCTGGATAGCTCCAGGCTTAAGCCTCGGCATGTCTTCATCAGACAAACGGATATTATTAAGAGCGAGTAGTTGAGGAATCAAGTTCTTGTTGAATGATTCACAAATAATATCGATATCTCGTTGAACAAAATGCCCGTGGATTGTTTGTTTTGATTCTGAGAGGTTGTAAGACCCTTGACCATCATTACCTAAGTTGATGAATCCCGCACCAAATCTGTCCAAGATCGCCTTCTTACGCTCTTGTATTAGGTCCTTGGTACTATACTGTTTACCAACCCCATCGATTCCCTTAAGGGTCATCTTATACTGCTCACCGCCCTTATCATTCATATCTGAAGGTAAGATGAAGTAAGATTGTTCACCTGAATGTGCGTTTGCAGCGTCAGCCATCAGACCACGAACCATATCTGCTTCAGGTGATCTCGGGTCCATAGACGCCTTATTCAGAATTGAAGAAGGGATCTTTAATTCAATGATACCACCGAGGTCCTTAGATGCCCCTATAACTTCAAGGTTTTCGATCAGGATTTTTTCACGGAACGCACGGTAACAACCAACAAGAGGTGATACACCTGTAGGGTTTGATTCTGTCCCACCAAGAGACATTATCATCAACTTATTCACAGGGATGAATTTCTCATCCGCACTTCCTGACAGATTTGTGACGAGACTCATAGCCCCAGCAATCTGGTTCATCCCGTTCTGAAAATTAGCAAAAGCCAGTGCGCTTTGATAAACACCCGTGATTGTCCTTCCATCATCGCTGAAGACAAAAGGTTTTGTACGAGAGAGGCTTGACTGAGGACGGAAAGCAATTTTGTCGATCGTCATATAGCCTGCGTACTTAGATGGCGCGGATTCTGTTCTGTAGACCTTTTCGAATACAGAGAAACCATACTCGTTAAATGTCGCAGCACTTCTCGCCACATCGCGAAGCGTCTGTTGGTTAGCAAGATTCTTCAGAGCATACTCGACGAAATCTGCCGCTTTTTTAGACTCTTCACTATCTCGGTTGAAAAGAATTTTAAAATCATTGAAAGCCTTGGTGACAAAAACATATTTCGTATCCAGCGCTGTGGCAACAGTATGGTCTTGCTTCATGGAATCCACTGTTGCGAGGAACATGGGCCAGCGGAGTTCTTCAACCTTCATAATCTCAGATTCAGCACGAATCTGAGACAATGCTCCACTACCCAGCTCTCCAGTACGGACACGACTCACAGCAAGGTTTTCATTACCGGCTTTTGCCACCGCATTCTTTCTTTTTCTGTTTCTGCGATTTGACACGAGTCATCCCCTCTATTATAATCGTGTATACATAGTCGGAGCAACAATCCTTGGGATTACGACAGGTCTGATGATCTCCGTTTTCTCCAGGAAGTTAATACCTGAAGAGATGGCGTCAACCCAGTCGTCCTTACGGGACACGGTGCTTCGCTCGCCATTAAATTTCTCAAGTTCATTCATGAGGGCTTCATATGTCTTTGCGTCAAAACTACTACGAACAATACGAACAAAGCCTTGCTGTGCAAGCTGGGCAAAGGGTGCGAATCGAGTAAGTTTCGACTTGTTACCTGGTGTAGGGTCCTTCTCAACCACATAACCGTCAGCGAGCAATGCTCTTGAACTGGTGAGGAATTCGCTTATACCAGCCTGACCGGGGTCAACTGAGAAAATAATCGTCACATCGTCACCATCATGTTCTGCTTGTTTTTTGATAATTGCATCCCGTTCTCCAGCCTTCTTACAGAAACGGCCTTGCGTCCCGGTAGAATAAGTACCATCATCAACAAAATCAGGGTGGTAATCACCAGAAAGATAATAGAACCCCTCGGTATCTTTACTCACCTTGACGGATGCAGTAAAGTCAGGGAACTTGTTACCTGTAGAGCGTTCAGTCCCCGCCTTGTCGTATGGTCTTACAGACGTGCAGCCTAAAGGAAGCGCCGCAACTTCTTTCAAAAAAGACCTTTGGAAATAGTTTGCACCTTCTGGGCGAACCTTCCAGTTACCATACAACAGCTGTGCTTTTTCAACTTCAGGAAGACCTTCAAGGAATGCAAGGTAATCCGGGTTGTTTTCCAGCATTGGCGGGTTATCGAAAATTGTTGCACTAATGAATGAGAAAGAGAGCGGTTTAGGCTTCTTATGAATATCTTCACCATCCCAGTATCGTTCAATCAATTCTTCTGCACTGTCACCCCAAACGAAATCACCATCACGACGGATGAACCAGCGGATAACCCCATCACGTTCTGGGATAGGATATCCATCTTCGTCGAGATACCAATCGATCAACTCTTTAATCTTATGGTCTGGATCGGGGTTACAGGAGATAACCATACGACTTGGGTATTTAGATTCGGAACGTAAACGAGACATCAGATATTCGATCTGCGTCCATTCAAACTGTGTTCCTTCATCAAACCCTACAAAAGTATACTGAAGACCCTGGTGAGAAAGTTTATCTTTCTCATATTCCATGTGGGACCATTTAACTTTAGCACCCGAAGGGAAAATAGCCTTCAGGTCTTTTTCTCGGAAGCGAGGTTTCCACTCTGGTGATAATTCACTATAGATCCCGCGAGCTGTTTCATACAGACCGCCTGCACCGACAATCTGCGGTGTAAGTCTTCGGAACATGATACAGTTTGATCGAGGGTCATCTATTAAGGCTAAAGGCATAAGTTGTAACAGGTAAGACTTACCTGATCCCGCAGCGCCCCCAATGATCAGGATTTGCGCCTTATTTTCCAGGATCATTTTTTGCTTAGGGCTGGCGGGTCCGAAAGTGGTACTCAAAGGACCTCCATTATTATATGCTATAGGAGGATTTTACCACGAAAGATCATAAAAATAAAGCCCTTATCACGAAATAAGGGCCTTGTCAATTACTTTTGAGGTGTAAATATGTTACGAATGTATGCTTGAAGGATGAGCAATTTGCTACGTGTATCCGCTGCTTCAAGATTATTTTTCTTAACAATAGCGCTGTTTTTAGCGTTATCAGCACCATAGGGGAGTGGTGTTGGGTCGGAAGGTGGGATCATCGCGTGAGAAGGGGGCTTAGAAAGCACCTCAGATGGATTAAACTTCTCAACCACTGGAACTACCTTCTGTGGAGACTCGCATCCAACCAGCATGATTACAGAGAGGAATATGGCAAGCAAACTCTTTCTCATTTAACCCCCAAGCTTTCATTATAGATATCAACAAAGTCGTTATCCAGCCCAAACTTTTTACCTGCTTCAGATTTGTTATATGCCTCTTGTTTTTCATCGAGGCGAGACCTAAGCAGTTCATTCTTAGCTTTCTCTTCTGCAAGCTGACGACTTAGTTCATCCGAAAAGTCTTGCTGCCCATTTTTAAAATCTTGATTTGCATCTTTGTTGTTTCTCATTTGCAGATCCCATTTGTTATCCGTATCATTAACTCCACGGCTATAGGCCTGCTGTATTTGGTCATCATACCACCACTTAACTTCAAAAGCGCCCCACAGGAGCGCCAGGGAAAGGACAGCAATGATAACCAGCTTGGTATGTCCCTTGATAAAGGTCCAAACCACACTGATAAAATCTATCATGAGAGATCCCCATCACAATCTAATAATTCAACAATGGTCACTTTATTTCGAGGCACTTTATCTTCTCGGTTTACAGATACTCTACCATCACTCTCGTATTCAAGGACAAGCGGGTCTTCCACGTCAACCTTAAAGAGGCAAGCTCCAGGCTCAATCTCCTCTACGTGAAAACTTCCTTTCACCCCATCTTTACGCAAGAGTTCGTATCTCTCTTTGGCAGCATCAAGATCAAAATAAATCCTAATCTTATCCAACATTTTTGGATTATCGATGCTGTTGCTGTTCAGACCGAATACGTGTTTCTCGGTATGAGCTTGCATCATGTAAAAATGTGCAGCACTAGATACTGCCCAGAATTCCTTGAAATACTGGCGATCGGTGTTTTTACGAAGGCGCTGGAAAACATTAAAGATATCTTTCGCTTCAAGATTGAAACGACGTTGGCCTTCTCGTTTGTCGGTGATAGTCGCAATCGTACTGATAGCAATATCCCCTGCGTTATCCAGTTTATCAAATAATTTCTCAAATGAAAACGGTTCTTTTGTATCAAAGAGTTCTTCAACATTGGTCCCATACATACCGCTCAGATGCTTTTTAGCATCTTCCCAGCTTTCCATTTTAAGTCCTGCGGCTGCAACACCTAACTTCATTATCTCACGACGGGAGATTGTATACCCACGTGCTTCATATTTAGAAGCGCGGAGCATACTGATAATTGGATAGTCAGTAGCCGGGTTGAGCACTAATACTTTCTGTGCGGCGTGTTTAAGAAAGCGACTGTCAAAAACCCACGTCTCATCACCAAAATAGAATGCCCCCATATTGATCGTGTAGTCGAACTTATCAAAGACCTCCTCTGCATTGTCAAACACAGAGAAAGCAATACACTGCATCACAGGATTAGATCCTTCTGAGAACATAACGCTCTTGTCTGTCATGCCAATCTGCCGGACACTTGAAACCTTCTTCTTCCGGTCATCAAGTAATTTTCTAATACCGCTCCAAGTTGACTCTGAGAGATTTGACAACTCAAAAGGACAATCTTTTACAAACTCGTCTTCCATTTGAGAAACTTCCTCTTTGGAGACTCGGTGAGAAAGAACTTTCAATCGGGGAGTACGCGCTTCCCACACATCCTTCCCATTGTCCAAGGTGAAGAAATCACGATAAACACGCTTCTGTTCATTATACCCCATAGTTTTGGTGGTAAGGTCATGCTCTCCTTTCCGAAGTTCTATATCCATCATATAGGTAATGAAGATCTCCATGTCGTCCCATGAACGAAAGTACAGGTCAAGATCATTCACTTCTCGGTTGGTAAAGAGGGCGGTGATGGACCTCCGGCGATCATCACATCAAGACTACGGAGGATATGATAGATATCATCAGCAAAGAAGCTTTTAAGCAGGCGGTATTCTCGAAGGTGTTCATTTTTATCGTAAGTGTGGATCATTCTGGTCTCCTTTAGTAAGTTACTTTTAGAGTGTACCAGAAAAAGAAAAGCCCCGCAAGAGCGGGGCGAGGCAAAGGAGAGGAGATATAATAATTTATTGTTATTAGAATTTGGATGCGTGAGCTTGAGTTGAACAAGCAATTTCCGGCTTATGAGGCCAGCGTGATCTATATATCCATTTCACTACCACGCAATTGAAAGGTGCCCTCGGTGTTGTCAAAAACACCCCTGAGTCTTGCCACGAGCCATAAGGCAGTTACGCTTCCCAAAGGACATTGTTTGGTGGGGCCGGGTGGACTCGAACCACCGACACCCTGATCTTCAATCAGGTGCTCTACCAACTGAGCTACAACCCCAGATAGTCAGAAACTCGCGTGACTCCAGTATCGGAATCCACATTGAGTACGCCTACTCAACCCTACTCACATTCAACCAGAGTCTGACTATTCTTTATGGTGGGCAAGGAGAGACTCGAACTCTCACACCACGATGGGCGCTGGAACCTAAATCCAGTGCGTCTACCAATTCCGCCACTTGCCCGTATATTGCCTCATTAACCGGGCGCTACCCGAGAAGCTCACCACCGAAATGATGCTTGAGGACTATTTAACGCTGAGGTCACGAAGAAATCTCAGCCTTCTTTTGGTGGAGCCACTGAGAATCGAACTCAGTTCTACAAGGTGCAAGCCTGTGATTTTATCCAAATAAACTACAGCCCCATGTTGGTGCAAGTACAGGGATTCGAACCCCGATTCTCAGCTTCGTAAACTGATGCTCTGTCCAGTTGAACTATACCTGCTAAAAGTGGTCGGAGCGGCAGGATTCGAACCTGCGACCCAGTGCATCCAAGGCACCCACGCTGACCAGACTGCGCTACGCTCCGAAGGTGCAGAATTTTAATTATCCCAGATACTGCAACTGGTATCGCTGGCTAGCTAATATCAAGCCCATTTCGGGTACAATTGGTTTGATATGCCGAACTCATTTTGAGTGCATTCCTGCAATTTACATCAACATATCAAATTGGCGGGACCGAAGGGGATCGAACCCTCATTTTCCGCATCGACAGTGCGGCACCATTACCTTGTCAGTCACGGCCCCATAAAGTTGGCGACGAGCGTAGGAATTGAACCTACATAGAGCTAATGCTCGCGGATTAACAGTCCGCCGTTCTACCAATGAACCAGCTCGTCATTTGTGTTCGTCGGCCTGCATCTTTCAGCGTCACAGGGAGAGTGCCGTCTCTTTACCCCTATCGAGTATTTACTTTATCAGTCAAAACAACTTTTTGCAAGAATTATTTTAACTAATTTAATTTGGTGGGAAGGGAGGGATTTGAACCCATCGTCTCTTCGCTTAAAAGGCGAATGCCTGACCGCTCGGCTACCTATCCGATAATCTTTCTTCTGCGTGGTGCTCCCTGTGACAATTCGCACAAAGAATCATACACTTCTTCAATTCTGCTGCCAGCTTCTCTTTTGCTGGCGTCCCAAGTAGCATCTTAGCGATATTGAAGTCTTTCGATTCTGCATCTACATGATGGAAGTCAAGAGCAGCAAAGCACTTGTCATATCCACAAGATGAGCAGCAGAGATTTTCTCCAAACACTTCCTTGATTATCTCAAGATTCCTTTCTTTTCTGCGTTTATTCTCACAACGTTTGCACAAAGGTTTATATTTCATTTTGTCTTTGTACTTACCTATCGTGTAGAACTCGCTTATTGGATACGTTGTTGCGCACCCATTGCAATATTTGGCGGAGGAAGGGAGAGTTGAACTCCCAAGGCACTCATCATGCTCGGCTGTTTTCAAAACAGTTTTCGTCGCCATTCGATTTGTTCCTCCTTGTTGTTTTGGCGGAAGATGCAAGGGTTGAACTTGCACACCCTTTCGGATGGCGGTTTAGCAAACCGCTGTGGCTACCATTTCACCAATCTTCCAATTGTTCTTTAATCTCTTTACGAAGATCCATTTTCTCTTTTGCGCGAGTGATCGGAATAGATTGAATCTCTTCAGCAACACCACAGTTACTTCCGTGGAGTTTGCAACGACCAAACACTTTCTTACAACGCAATAGCTTCTGCATGAACCCTCCATAAAGTGGCGGTGGAAGTAGGATTCGAACCTACGGACCCCTGTTAAGGGGCCGACATCTTTCCAAGATGCTGTCTTAAACCTCTCGACCATTCCACCAAATCGCGGCAGATAACGTATAAACGAAAATCTCGACTAGAACCAATTAAGGGGAAGTTAGAGATGTTCACGTATCTGCAATTTGGGGTGACCTGTGGGTATCGCTCCCACTTCCTCAACGTCACAGGTTGAACATCATCTGATAAATGCTTAGGCCACGCATGAGTATTCTCAAAAGAAAACACTAAAACTTGGCAGGGAGATCAGGACTTGAACCTGAACTACGGATTTCAAAGACCCGTGTGCTAACCAATTACACCATCTCCCTACAATCGGTGAGGGCGCCTGAAACCGAGCCAGGCTAAGTATCGGACTGCAATCCTCAGCTTATTTTGTTGCCGCCATGCTTACTTATGACCGACAAGATTTCCCGTTGCAGCGGTAGATCATAGTCATTTTCAACATCCGGTCGCCCCCATTATCTGGCATGAAGGTGAGGAGTCGAACCCCTTACGACTGGCTTTGGAGACCAGCTTGCTCCCGGAGCAATTAAGTTACCCGCACATTGTTTGGTGGGCATCAGTCCGATTCGAACGAACCTCAGCAAGTATGCCAGTGAGCTACAAGGTGCGCACCCACTTCACCGGGCGTTTTCCAATTCGCCTTAGATACCCATTATTTGGCACTCCCACCGAGGATCGAACTCGGATTTCCAGATTGAAAGTATGACGGCCTGTCCATTTAGCCGATAGGAGCATTTGTTTTGTAAGAGACTCCCCTACAGATTCTCGAAATCTGCATATGGTGAACACAAAACTCTTCAGCAAGAGACCTGCATGTTTCACCTTGTAGTCTTCTTTCTCTTATCTCTTCAACTTGAGAGATGGAAAGTTTACTTCTACTATTGTAAATACCACTTCTGGCTTTTGATAAACCTGTATCGAAAGCATGACGAACATTTTCAGATGGGGTTACCCATTCAAGATTACTTACCCTATTATCACTTTTGTTGCCATTTTTATGATTAACCTCTGGCTTCCCTTCAGGATTACTGATAAAAGCTTTTGCCACAAGACGGTGTATACGAAATGCAACATATCTGCCGCCTCTACCACCAATCCTCGTAGTGTGTTGCACATATCCAGAGGGCAACGTACTCAGTTTAAGACACCTAAAACTTCTTTTACTATAGAGGTTTCCAAGATTGCTTATCATGAAGAATTCCTCATATCCTTCAACATCTTTCCACAACTCTTTCATGGAGCCTCTTGAAGTTGGAGAGACCGGAGAGAATTGAACTCTCATCTACTGGGTGGAAGCCAGTCATAATTCCCGCTATACTACGGCCTCTAGTTATATTGGTGGGAGTATCTGGGATCGAACCAGAGACCTCTCGATTATCGGTCGAGCGTTCTACCGCTGAACTATACTCCCATTAATTGGTGCGCCGTGATAGAGTCGAACTACCCGAGCCTTTTGAGCAACAGATTTACAGTCTGTCCCGCTACCCCTACGGTCTAACGACGCATTTAACCTTGTTTGAACTGAACAATATCTGTTGTGAATGGCTTACTCATAGGAGTAGATTTCTTATCATCAACATTAGTTGTTTCAGCTTCTTCATTCTCTTCATCGAAGTAATCAGAAAGCATTTGTTCACCTTTCTCAATTACAAATCGAGCAATATTTTCCCTGATATTGTCCTTTGTTGTGGCACTTGTCATAAGGTCTTTTAGCACTTTATGAGCATCAGGAATCATAGCAATCATATTGGTCTTAAGGTCAAGGATATTCTTCTCAAGCTGAATAGCATTAGACTCTTCTTTAAGAGGTCTACCTTTTCCTCTACGACGCTTTGTAAGTTGTTGTTTTACTGCCATAATAACCCCACTTATTAATGTTATCAGATTTAAATTTATCTGTCAAGGGCTATTTTATCATTTTTTATAAAAATATTCAACAACTTGGAGCACGGTAGGCGAATCGAACACCTGACATTTCTTTTGCAGAGAAAGCTGTTACCACTCCAGCAACCGCGCTTTTTTGGTCGAAGTAGTAGGATTCGAACCTACGACCCACGGCTTAGAAGGCCGTTGCTCTATCCACTGAGCTATACTCCGTGTATTTGGCGGGGACTCTCCGCACTCCCCCACGCGTTGGAAGCCGGGAGTGTTATCGGTTAAGTACCCCATAATTCTGGTGCGGGATGAGGGATTCGAACCCTCAAGGCCAAGAGGCCTACGAAGTCTTAAGCCTCGTGTGTACTGCCAATACCACCAATCCCGCAGAAATCTATTTTGTGAAGTTCCGATGTCATGACAACCGCCGTTGTCTCCCCGAAGCGCCCCTGCTTGCGAAGCAGAGCCTACGCCATCCCTTTCATCAACTTGATATAAGAGCTGACACAGAGATCACATCCCATTAGATGCAGGAGATTTTAAGTGTTTCAGAACCTCGCAAAATAGATTTGGAGCCGGGTGGTGGAATCTAACCACCTATGTATTTAGCCGTACTATTATTTTTGGCGTATTTTTCAGGTCTGGAGGGACCCCGCAGTTGACAAACCGCTTACCCGGCATTGGTTATTTTCTTATCCTACTGGATATCTTGTTTCTTGCCCTAAATGTAGGTGTCATAGCGTGGCAGTTAGGACAAAGTATCTTAAGATTAGAAGGCTCACAGTTCCTAGCATCCCCATCAATATGGTCAATCTCAAGAAGAATAGCCCCGTCTACCGGATGTCGTTTACTCCAACCACAAGACTCACATTTCTCTCCTCTTGTCTCTAAGAGGTATCTTCTCACGAAGTTTGCTATTTGAGCTGTCTTCCCCGTGTATCCAAGATATTCCCCTCTCAGCCAAGACTCGACCCTAGCCTTGTATTCGTAATCTCTCTGGCACTTATTAGAACAATATTTAGATAAGGTGTTTTTCTTTATTTTACATTCTTTTTTGCAACAAAGACAAATAAACATTGGTGCTCCCACACTGAATCGAACAGAGATTAACGGGTTACAAAGCCGCTGTAATAGCCATTATACGATGAGAGCGAAGCATACTGTTTCCGATTAACAGCCTGGAGGAGTCAGTTAGCCATATCTTGTGAGCTAAGATCCTATATCCAGGATTTAAGTAATCAAAGAAATTTTAACTTTACGGTTTAGAAGTTTCAAGTTTAAACATTAAGCTTTGAACGATAATCTTTGAGTGTTGAATTTTGAAGTCTTTCGAATTCGCGATTCGACAATTTCGGCAGATGTATGGTCTGCGGAAACATACGTTTAAGTATCATCCTATATGATTATGTTCGGAGCAGTTTAACCTCCGGCCCCGGTAGAGGCAAGATGTTTCTGACTTCGCTAACCAAAAACAGCATTTAAAAACTTTACCAGCTATCCGCAGGAATTACAAGAGGTTAATCAAGAATTCCTGAAGATATTTTAGATTGATCCTTCAATCTCTACTTCAGTCCGTGCATTTGACTCGGAAAGAACAAAGTCAACGTTAGACTTAAAGTCTTCAATCTCTGCTTCCAGAGAACGAATGCGAACTGCCAAATTAAGCGGATCAACGATGCTCGGAGTACCCATCAGACGGACCGGAGCTTCAACGGTCTTGATCTGCTCTGGATCAGGTGCCTTATCACGACTGATGTAAGGTGCGCGAGCCTGTTCCAGCTTCATCTCAAAATCGCTATTCTCTTTCTTAAGGAGAATCTTGCCATGATTGTACTGAGCAATCAGTTTAGCAAGCAGTTGCTCATTAAAGACGATTGTACGCTTGCGCTCGATAGCCTGAGCGACAGTCATCTCAACACCACCGACAGTTACCTTGGTAACTGCGTTGGACTGTACTACCGCAGCTTTCAGTTCATCACGAACTTTCATCAAGTCAACAAGACCTTGGAAGTCAGAAACCGCTGCGCTTTCGAAAGCAGATACAGAAGCCAGAGAACCTGGGATTGCCTTACGGTCACCTTCACCGCGAGCAACGTGGATGGTTTCCAGGGTGTTAATGCGTTTCGTGATCTTGTCTTCGATCTTAGAAAGAGTTGCCAGAGCACGAGTCACAGAAATCTTGGTAGTCATAAATATTCTCCTTTGCAATAAATTTTAAATTTTAATGAACTTCAAAAATTAGCCGACATCCATGTCGGCACTACGTATTAGTTTTTGCCAGTATTGACAACTACGCCTTGGCGGTTAGCGTCCGCTTTTGCGATTTCCAGACGGGTTTCGCGTTCAGCCTTCAGATCGCCACGCGCTGCTTCAAGCTGCTCAGTCAGCATTGCAATACGGTCATCCTTAGCCTTGCTGTTCGCAGTAAGTTCTGCAATTGCAACCTTGTGAGCAGACTCCAGATTTGCCTTAACCGCATTCAGTTCAATTGCAGCACTACGTTTAACGTCGGCAACTGCGCTTTCTACAGCTTCAGCATTGTTCTGCTGAGAGGTAGCCAGCTCTGCACGAAGTTCGTCAACAACACCCGGTTCTACAGCTACAAGGCCGCGAGCTTTCAGGATAGAGTTAAGAACGGAATCTTCGTTTTCCAGAACTTTGATCTTCAGCTTGGATTTTTCTTCAGCCAGTTTTTCGTTGAACTGAACTTCAATTTGTCCCAGTTCCTGCTGCTTAAACTGAATTTCCTGGCTGATCTGTTCAGACCCTTCTGCCAGAGATTGCAGTTCAGCGACTACCTTAGTCAGACCAGTAGCGGCAGTGGTTACTGCTTTAGTGGCACGTTCAGTTACGGAAATTACAGTTTTAGAATCAGTCATTAAGTTCTCCTTTGCGTTAAATTAGGTTTTAAATACTACACTTACAGATTGTGTTTGTCAAGCGAATCTTTGACTATTTCTTCGATGGTAGGGTTGTTTTCAAACCATGACCAATAATACCAAAGAACAAGCAGGAAAGAGATCACTGACATGATGATAAAGATAACACCGCCACTCATCGTACAACGTCCTTAATGGAGTCGCAAACTTCACCAACGACGTCTGCGGTAGGAGATACAATCATCTCATCAGCGGCGTCAAGAACTTCTGCGGCTACATCTACAAAAGGTTCTGCAACAGTTGCAGTGACAACAACAGCAGTACCAACAATATCGCCAGCCATACGTAATAATGACCCTAACATTTTGTTCTCCTTTTGGTTCCGATTTGAAACGAGAGCACTTTCGTCCATTTAAGCTATCGCCCTGTGCCACTACGCGAGCCGGGCCAGCAAGAACGGGAGTCGAACCCGTATCTCTCTCATTTCAAATTTGGTGGGGCATGAAGGATTCGAACCTTCGACAAACCGATTAAGAGTCGGCTACTCTACCACTGAGTTAATACCCCGAAATAAGATCCGTGTTTTTAAAGACGTTTCACGGAATCGTCATTGTTCCCCATGCCGGAGGAATTATTTTTTCTTCTTACCATTTGGAGCTACGGTTTCAATAACCTTAGCTTCCTTCACTTTACCAGCACGTTCACGTTTTGTCTTACCTGTGCGAACACGGTAAGATGCAGAGATAATCTGACCACCCTCAATGCGGGTTTCTGACTTGTATTCACCCTTACGGCGATCAAATACCGAAACAGTCTTCTCTACACCACCCAGACGTACATCATGCGGAGCAGAATGCGTCTGAGTAGACTTTGACTCAAACTGGAAAGGCTGTTTGATAGCGTCAATAGCAGATACTTTCTTAGTAGAATTTTTCTTAGTCATAATTTTCTCCTTTGCATTTTATTTGGGAATTTCTCCCGTTTATGTTCATGAGGATATTAACTCAATCAATTATCCTCGTCAACATTTTTTAATTGGTGACCCCCGGAGGATTCGAACCTACCTACCTCTCGATTATGAGTCGATTGCTCATACCTTATGAGCTTGAGGGCCTTATCGTTCAGAGTGGACTTGAACCACTGACCTTATCCGTATGAAGAACATGCTCTACCAACTAAGCTACTGAACGGTTGTACTGTTGATGTGGTAGATATTATAGATTGCCTGTTTCATTGTCAACGTCTTTTTTACTATTCTCGCAAATAAAACAGAAAATTTCTCTTTTAGGGCCTATGTATTCCTTACCACAGCTAATGCAAGACCTGTGATAGTACATCCCACGCAGGCTTTCACTGGGCCAGTCCCTTTCAGAGAATACAATGCAGTGATTAGAATTAGAGATCTGGTCGCTCATCAGAAGAAATCCCCTCTCCGAAACCAACGAAAAAATCTACATCTTCAGTCTGACGAATTCCTTCACCGTAACCAATAAAGCCGTCAAATTCATCTTTCATCGTTTTGCTCCTTTTCGTTTTGAACGATTGATTGCCGCTTCAGCACGGCGTTGTTTGCGATTCTTAAACTGTTCGGAAGATTCGGAGAGCGTATTTGATTGTGAGGTCTTCATCATTGGGGTAGAAATAGTACAATCCACCTTCCTCACCGAAGGAGGCAACGTATTTCCAGGCTTCAATTCCAAAACCAGTTGTAGAAAAAGCGATCTCATCCGCTTCATCAGTGGCTTCATCCAGTTCCCTATGATTCGATTCGTGTTCAATATACTCTCCGTTATCAGATTTATAAACGAGTTTTAGTTTAAACATAGTGTCCTACCGTGTAAGTTGTTAAGAGTCAAGTTATTTTGATAACTTAATCTTACCAGCGGACACCTTTTTTGTCAATCCATGATGCCTGAGTCATTGACACCACGACGGTATTCGGATATGGAAAGTGCTCTGATACGCTCTATGAACTCATCATCGGTCTCCCATTCGCAGTCATCATCGTAATATTCATCAAGACTTTCCTCAATATCAGGAACCCAAGACTTCTTTTGGTCTTCATGAACAGATGCCCTGTTAAAATCGTTTTTTGATACTAAATTACGCACCCTCTACCTCTTCGAGATCGATTTTCCCGGTATTGGTATTTATCCAGATTGTCTTATCCTTGCTCGCATTCATCTGGTGACCACAACCGAAAGAGATGATGCAAACACCGGGGCCATGAGCTTCTAGGTCTGCTTCAACTTCTTTCTTGCAAACTTTGCATTCCATCATTACTGGTCCAAACATTTTAGGCTCCTTAATATAATATTGATTTGTTGGTGTATTATTACATGTCAGGCAATCACGTACCGGGACTTCATGCCACTTGCATGGATTTTCCATAGTGTACCTATCAGAAAAGCCCCCGAAGGGGCTTAGTTAAAATTACAGTTGAGCAGCAGCTCGTTCACGAATTGTTGTCAGGTCTTCATCGACAATCAGTTTTCCGTTGTAGAACACACGACGCAGTTCATTATCTTCAGACTGTACCTCTTCAAGCTGACAATTGTCAACCAGTTTCAGTTCGCCATTCTCATCACGAACAACCTTCAGGAAACCTTTTGCAGATTTCTTACCGAGGTCAGTCTTCGGTTCTTTGACAACCATGATCTGCTGACCATCAATCACAGCGCCAGTTGCTTTCACAGCCATACCAAGTGAATCACGGGTTGTGTATTGAGTGGTAAAGGAACCAACACCGAACACAATGTTACTGGATGCAAAACCACGATCTTTCAGACGTTCAAAGATGTCTTTTGCACGAGCAACGGTGATAGAGTCACCGTAGATCAGGCCAACGTGGGTGTCCAGAACTTTGTAGCCTTTGGAGTTAATTTCACCACCAAAGATTTCCCACAGACACTGGATTGCACCTTTGACTTCATGGTCTGTAAGTTCTGAACGAGTAATCGTTGTATCTGAGAACTCGTTATATTCAATGGTGAACCAAGTACCCTGCACATTCACAACTTCAGGAGTATATGGACCTTCAAATCGCTCAAGCTCATCAAATGCGTCTGAGCAGGTTTTATATTCACCAGGCAGGATATAATACCCAGCAATGATGTGTTCAGGGATGCCAGAATCAGGACGGAACACCACACGACCGTCACGAGCCATGATCTCTTCTTTCAGAATCAGTGCCGCACGGGTGATAATCGCCCAGAAGTCATAGCTGTCTGCTACGTAGGAAACAAAACCTTTCGGGAAAATTTCCGTGATGTAGCGTTTCAGGAATTCAACTTCAGCCAGGAAACGCAATTCGTCCAGAGACAGATCAGGATTTTCCGTTTTCAGGCGACCAACGATAAAACCGATATTCGTGGTTGCAACGCTGTGTTCTGATGCAGGAATAGAACCAGCAACGAACTTACCTTTCATGTTGTAATAACGGTTCGCATACAGAATCGCAGGGATGGTATCTGTACCCATTGAGTTGATCAGTTGACCAAATTCGCTCTGTGCTGCGTCGTGAGTACCAGATTCACCGCGATAAGCGAAGCAGTGGTTCTGGAACGGAACATGGGCGTTGTTATCACAGGTCTCCGCAGCCCATTTTTCAGACAGCTTGCGATATTGCCAGAAGGTAGTTGCAGTTGTGATGGTTTTCCAGGTCTCTGCGGAGATCACGCTTTCCAGGAAGTTCGGCAACCAGTAAAAATCAGGGTGCGTGTTCTGAATGGTGAACAGCGGAACCTGTACCGGAGACAGAGTGCCTTCAGGAATCGAACGGATTTCCAGTGGCAGATAACCAAGGTCATGCAGCTTTTCAAAGCCCCAGGTTTCAACCATGTCAGGACCGATGCTCAGGTCACAAATTTCTTTGTACTGTGCGATAGCCGCCTTCTTTTTCATTTTGAAAAAGTTTTCGTTGAACAGGTCGATCAGGAACCATTTGATGAAACCTTGCAGACCAGCCATCATTACACGCTGGTCGTTATCAGCGAAGTGAATGAAGTGCTTTGCATTGCGTGGTGTCATGTTGTCCTGAACAATTTCAGAACGTCGGTCATACATGGAGATGTGTGAAGGTTTGTAAAAGTCAGCGAATACGAGTGGGCTTTCTTTATGCAGCATGTTTTGTTTCTCCTTTGTGTGTTTAATAGGGCGATTGTACGCCCACTTATTCATTTGTCAATTAAAAGTTTTCGGTCCAGTCGTGGTACGCGTAGATTTCATCAACGCCGCCTTCGTAGATAACTTCTTTACCGAAGGAAAAGATACCGTGAGTTACGTAAAGAATAACACGTTTTGCTCCTTTTGCCTTCAATGCTTGTGCCAGGGCGATGAATGTGCGACCGCCGTCGCAGATATCATCGACAATAACACACTCGCGGCCTTCAACATCACCGAAAACAGCAGTCCCGGTAATTTCATTTGTCTTCAGGTCGCGCACTTTTCCAGCTTCTACCAGAGGGAGGCGGAGACGATCGGAAACTTTCTGAGCTTTTTTACGTGCTCCGGCGTCAGGGGCAACGATAACAACATCTTTTCCGGCAAGACCTTCATGGAATTCCGCAATAAGAGCATCCTGACCACGAATTTTAACGTTGTTAAGCAACGCAGCGGAGACATCGCTGTGCGGATCATCGACAATGACCTTGTCAAACCCAAGAGAGTTGACGATATTTGCGAAAACTTTGATGGATAACGCTTCACCCGGATTCATCACACGGTCCTGACGTGCATACGGGATGTATGGCAGATGCAGGGTAAACTCAGCATGGTTATGCAGTCCTTCCAGACGAGAACATGCATCCACCAACATAGCTAACGCCATGACATCGGTGGAATTCTTGATTTTAGCAGTGATATCAACGAAACCAATACCACCTTTCGGAGTATGCCCCATATCGATTCTAACCTGTTCTTCACCACCTTTGAACGTAAAGTGATCGACAGGAACTACCAGTTTGTTCAGACGAAGTTCTAAACTCATTTCATTTCTCCTCAATAATTTTTATAGCGCGTAATATATCATCTACATGTATTGTTTCGGTGTAACCATCTGGTAACCAATCCTTTTCACAAATAAATTGTGGAAGTTCTCGTAGAACTTGTTTCTCAACGTTTGAAGCATCAGCATAGCACTCAAACAACCTTGAGTAAACAAGCTCATGACGGAAAAGACTACTTTTCCCTTGTTGGCGCATTCTCTCAAAAACATTAAACGCGATTCCCACCTTACCTACTGTAAGGCCTGGGCCTGTCAGTCGTTGCACGTATACGAAGCACGGTCTGTTCAGTCTCTCAGCAACAGAAGCCTTTTGCAGTAGCAATACGTACTCTATACTTTCTGCACCTGACGGGGAGATGGTAGTTTTCTTATCGATCCAACCATCATCATATAGTTTTGAAAGAGACCTGCCAACAGTTGCCCTACTCAACCCTGTGAAGTCCATAAAATCTTGATAGGTATATACACCATTACCATTCAGACCCATGAACATGACGATAACCTTTTCAGATGCCCCTAGTTCTTTTGATTTTAGAATTTCAAGCATTTGTACCTCTGTTAACAATGATGTAATGTCTTGGCTTCGCATTCCCAGAGGAATCCTTAAATCCAGAACGTACTCTTCGAATGTAACCGAGCTTCTCCATTTTAGAGAGGAACTCAGAAACCTTCGGTTGTGATTTTTCACTCAACCCAAACAGATGACACAAAGACTTCTGCGAGGGAAAGAAGACTTCTTCACCACCCTCTGGGTTAAGGTTTCTGAAGTAATCATACCTCCACCACAACTTTACGAGCCTTTGCAAATCTTGAGGGGAGAGGTTTTCATCGAAAAGCCACATGGTAGGGATTGTGACATATGAACCGTCACGTACTTTAACCGAGTGCTCGCCAATCTTTATCTCCACCACCAATCTCCTAATTATTCCCAAGCAGGTATAACTAGAAGCTACACTACTAAACCAATACTGTCAACTCTAATTATTCCCGATTAGGAATATCTAATTATTCCCGAAAAGGAATACAATACTAACTTATCATTTAAACTAACTTATGATCTTTAAAAACAATAAAACATAAGACCTAAAACAAGATCTTTTACTACAGAGTATAAATACTCTATATCATAGAGTCGGTGACTCGATAAGTTGGATTATCGTATGAAGAAAAGATGATGTCAAGTGTTGACATGAAATTTTTAACGTGTAGAATCTAGGTAATGTTAAAGGAGATTGTTATGTTTTCAAGTAAAGAAACAAAAGTTATCGGTGAAATGGTCTGTGGTAAGCCACGACGGAAACCGGAGCAGACCGATGAAGAGAATACCAAGTTGATGATGATACGTGAAGTGTATCATGAATGTGGTGAAGACCACAATGTGTGCGTGGTATTACCAGATGGTATACCTGTTGACAAGGTCTTCGATAACTTCTATGCTTCAATAAAGTCGAGACTAGCTCGACGTAATGTGTGTGTAATATATGCAAAAGACATGACTGTGGAACACATCGAGAACAACAATGTTGTAGTGGATCTAAGCGAAATCCGTATAACTCTATAGAACGCATTCTAAGGCGTTTTAAGTGTATGGTGGTACACTTGGGTTACCAACCCATATTAAATTAAATACAGGGCCTCCCAGAGGCTCTTAGAGGTGTTATGGAGGCTTATTTTGGATATGAAGAGCATTACCCGTGATGACTCCATCTATAAAGGTGCTTATCTCGCTCTGAGAGACATCATGGAGTCTATGGAGAAAAAGTATGGTGTGAAACTGTACTTAGATAGCCGGGTAGACTGGGGAAAGACATGGATGGATGCTTCAGTTTACATTCATGGTGATAGGCATATCGTTAACTTGGTGTGCATGAAACTTATTGTGTGGCAGCATTACCAGAAGATCACGGATGGGATTCTGTTCGCCTACCCAGCTAAGGATATGAAATGAAGAAAGACATCAGAAAACCTGTCAAGGAAAAGTTTGATACCTCTGCGTTTGTGTTCACAACGGAAGTGTCAGTTATCAAAGAAGCCTTGCAGCGGCTTCATGATCAGGAAGCAGACCCTGATTCATATCCACTAACCAAAGATGAGATCTATTGGATGGGGTGGTGGGAGCTTAACATGCCAGAGGTTGATCGTCGCGGATTAACCAGCGTCTTGACATGTGCTCAGGAAAATGCTGCACTGGGTCTGTATAAGAAAACTACGAAGAGGAAGAAAAAATGAGCAGACTTGCAAAACTAAACAGAAGAAAGAAAATGTTGAAAGAAAAGCAGAAAAACATCACGGCTACTTTCCAAGTGTGCGAGAGGCTATGAAGGCAAATAGGATAACCCCTTCTCAGAGGCAGATTATCCGTGATATACTCCGTCCTGTGCTCCACGACTTAGAAGGTGAAGTACGTGACGTTTCATGTCACATTCAAGAAGAACTGGAAAAAAGAAATCAGGAGAATAAATGATCGACCACGTTACGTCAGATACCCACTGGTGGCACACCAATATCCTTGGTTTCCCCTCGTGTGATAAATTCCGCAAGGACCTGTACGGTCCAAAAGAAGACCGTGAAAGTCTGTATGCCATGAATGCAGGCATGATTGAAATCTGGAATAAGCACGTAAAACCAGATGATGTCGTGGCACACCTTGGTGACTTCGTGATTGCTTATGGTCGTTATATGGAGCCTCGCGTTCGTGACATCCTGGAAAAGATCAACGGAAAGATCATCCTTGTGGGTGGAAACCATGACAACCGAGATACGAAACGTATCTTCCGTGAATTCGGTCACGAAGTTGTTGATTACAAAAGAGTAGATCTTCCTGGTAAGAGAACTGTTATTATGAGTCACTATCCGATGATGGTTTGGGATAAGTGCCATCATGGTTCTGTTATGCTTCATGGACATTGCCACGGAAGTTTGGTTGGTGGAAAAGGGAAGATTTTGGATGTGGGTTGGGATGTATGGGGCAGACCTTTGACCCTAGAAGAGGCATATAAATATGCAGATGAAAAAGAGCAGTACAGTGCAGATGGTCACTAAGGACATACCTGGATATGAAGGATTGTACTATGTAACAGATGATGGTAGATTATTTTCACATTCCCGACCAATTTATTCTAAAAGTGGAAACTTTAGATACATAAAGAAAGGATGTGAAGTAATCGGGGAGACCTCCATTCATGGTTACAGACGTGTGCTCTTGAGCAGGAATGGAACCATTGCGAAACATTTTGTACATCGCTGTGTTGCTATCTGCTTCCATGAAAATCCGGATAATCTTCCTTTTGTTAATCATAAGGACGGTGACAAGCTTAATAATCATAAGGATAACCTCGAATGGGTAACTGCCAAAGAGAATAGTGAACACGCCTTTTCACTTGGATTAACAACGCCTAAAGAAACTATTTTTTCTACAGAGGTTGAGGAAAAGATAAGGGATGAGTATATTTATGGATCATCAACACATGGGGTGGTTTCCTTGGCTAAAAAATACGGTGTTTCCAAGAGCCTCATACACAACATTGTAAGGAAAATACATGCACAACAAAGTACGTAATTTCTTACCTAAGAAAACATCTAAGTCTTTTTATGCCACGATCCACATTGCTGGAGATCTGGAGTCAGCAAGACCATTGCTCCGTCAATGGACTATGCGTGGTGCTTGTGTGCAACTAGCCTGGTGTGATTACATCTATACTGGCGGCTCTGAACGAGGTATGACGGTACGTATTATACAGTATCCTCGTTTTGAGCGTCCTGAGCATGAAATCCTTGAAATGGCGGTTGAACTTGCTAAATTTTTAGCTCAGGAACTCTGCCAGGTCAGTTTCAGCATTGAAACTCCGTACAATACAACCTATTACCAGGCGGAAGGCTATGAAAAAAGATCTTGATCAATTGGGTAATGTCGCGTTTTTAATCTCAGAGCTTGAAGATTATGTTGACATGCTTGATCTGAGCATTTATGATGACTATCAAGAAATGAAATTGGCACAAAAAGAACTGCTAAAAATACTTAAAAGTCTCAGATTGAGGAGAGAAAATGAAATTCAACGTAGACGATCTGGTCGCTAAAAATCTGGTAACCAAAAAGACTTACACCGAAGGCCCGTTCGCGGGCCTGTCTGTGCTTAAGTATAAGAACAATGTGTTCTGGGATAACCTGTGGCATACTGACGCACGTCTGTTAGAGTGCCGTGGTATGGTTGTTGATGCAGAAGACAACGTTGTTATCTGGCCTTTCACGAAGATTTTCAACCACTTCGAGAATGGAACTGATGTCCCACAGGACCAGTTGGTGTGCGTACCTCGTAAAGTTAATGGCTTTATGGCAGCGATGAGTGTTTACAAAGGTGGGGTGATTGTATCTACCACCGGAACACTCGACTCTGAATTTGCACAAATGGCAAAAGACAAGATCACCTCAGCAATGCATGACGGGATGCTGGACTATTTCGTGAAAAATGCTGGCCCATGCACACTTATCTTCGAAATCTGTGACGATAGTGACCCACACATTGTTGCGGAAGAAGCTGGGGCTTACCTGATCGGTTGCCGTGTCCACTTGAGCGGTGGTATGCTCCCAGAATGGGACCTTGATAAGGTTGCAGATCGATATGGCTGGAAACGTGCTGGCTGGGATAATATGCTATTCAGCGATGTTGTTAAGGCCTCTCAGTCGGTTAATCATGAAGGGTTTGTTGTTCGTGATGTTGATACCAATGAGTTATTGCTGAAAATCAAGTCTCCACATTACCTGGCGAAGAAGTTCCTGATGCGTGGTAGCCAGAACAAGTGGGACATGATCTGGGATAACCCTCAGAACGCCAAGCAGCGTATTGACGAAGAGTATTATGAGTTGCTGGATCATATCCGTGAGTATTACTCTAAAGATACGTGGGCTGCGATGGATTCTCAAAAACGCCGTCAGGTGGTCGAAGATTACTTTACAATCGAAGACATGTTTGACCGTGGTAGCCGTTTTTATGTTGGGGTGACAAAGTGATCATCTGGCTTGATGATCTGAGAGATCCAAAAGACTACGGGTATCCTGATGCGTTGTGGTTCAAGACCTCTCAGAAATTTATGGACTTTCTTGATAATCGGTCAAAGTTCTATCGTTATGTCACAGAGTGGCATTTCGATAATGACTTGGGCGAAGATTCAGAAAAGGAAGGTTATGACTGTTTGTTGGCCTTGGAGGAGAAGCTTGTGTATGGGAAACTTCCTGTGCATGATGCTAAACTTTATGTCCACACGTCTAATCCTTCTGCTGCACAAAAGTTCATGCTTGCAAAAGAGAGCTTCTTAAAGTATCGTATCACGATCTTGAGAAACAATTACTGAGGAGAGGCAATGAAAGAGTTATACATTCTTCGTGGAGTATCCGGTGCAGGAAAGTCAACTGTAGCAGATGCGCTTTCTGAAAACTCGTTGTGGCCTGTGTGTGAGGCAGACTCGTACCATTACCAGAATGGTGACTACAACTGGAAAGCTGAAAACCAGGCAGCAGCCCATGCATGGTGCAAAGAAAAGGCCAGGGGTGCAATGTCTTATGGTTTTGATAGGATCATTGTTTCTAACACAAATACGAGCCTGAAGGAGATCCAACCTTATATCGATATGGCTGAGGAGTTTGGTTATTCTGTTTTCAGTTTGGTCATTGAAAACAGACATGGCAATGATTCTGTCCACAGCGTTCCGCAGGAAACCCGTGATGCTCAAGAGCGTCGTCTGCGTAACTCATTGAAATTACAGTAGGAGGAAATAATTGAGGCGTTTAATTGTTATTAGTGGCGCTGGTTTCTCTGCCGAGAGTGGTGTCCGTACATTCCGTACAGATACTGACTCCGGTAAAGCTCTGTGGGATGAATACGACCTTGAGGAGGTTTGTAACATACACGCCTTCCGTGGTAACTTCTACCATAAAACGCACATGTTTTATAACAAGCGTCGTGCAGAGTTACCAACGGTACATCCGAATGCGGCGCATCTTCGCGTGGCTGAGTGGTACAAACGTTATCCTGGGCAGGTTGTTAACATGACGACTAACGTTGATGACCTTCTGGAACGTGCTGGTGTCCATAAAGAAGATACTCTTTACATACATGGTTATCTGAAAGAGATCCTTATTAAAGATGCTTTCACCAAGAAGATAAAGGTTGTCGATATTGGTTACGACCAAATTGATCCTGATGATTATGATTGGTGTAAACCAAACGTAATTTTCTTTGGTGAAAATGCCCCGGCGTATGGACCTATGTATGATACCTTAGAGTCCTTGACAAACCAAGATCTTGTAATTGTTGTTGGTTGCTCAAACACGGTAATCAACTTCAACTGGGAGTTGTTCCCTGCGGTTGTGCGGGGGACTAAAGTTGTTGTTGTCAATCCTGCTATTAAGTATGATGAACAAATGATATATGAGAATGCGGGTGTTCTTGTATATCGTACCGGAGCTGTTGATGCCTTTAATAATCCCGGCCTTATCAAGATGGTTGAGAATCACCTTGAAGGTAAGACACCATTGCAAAGCAAGGAGAAATAATGCAACAAGTAAACAGTACACTGTACGCCCTTAATAAAGATGGTTCTTTCCAGTGTTGGAAGGTGTTTATTGCTGGTAATCAGGTAGTTGTAGAGTTTGGCAAGGTTGGTGGTAAGAAGCAACAAAAGGTTACCACCTGTGAACCGAAGAACGTTGGACGTTCTAACGAAACCACCGCAGAACAGCAGGCATTGGCTGAGGCGGTTTCCAAATGGGAGAAACAGGTTCGCCTTGGATATCGTGACGATACAAGCAAGCTTGAGCAGGAAGAGAACTTCTCCCCAATGCTGGCCCATGACGCAATTAAACGTTCAAAATCAATAGTTTATCCTGCATACGTGCAGCCTAAGCTAGATGGTGTACGTGCTCTGGTTACTCTTGATGCAGATGGCTTCCCACAATTCAATAGCCGTGGTAACAAACTGTATCCTGTACCGCTTGATTCTGAGTTGTCTGAACAGGTCAGATCCCTTTCTGAACATTCCGGGTTTGACAAATTTGATGGGGAGCTGTACATTCATGGTCTTAGCCTACAGAAAATTGTTGCTCTTGCTAAGAAGTGGCGTACACCTGAGCAGATTGAAGATGAGATCGAAAAGGATTATCAGTCTGACCTGAAGCGTCATCAGAAAGCTGTTGACAATGGGGAAGAAAGCTGGAAAGATCATGATGGTGAGGTTTATTCCGTCGCAATTGAACCAGTTAAAGATGTTGATCGTTATGGCGGTTATTCAAGTCTTGACCTGGAATATCATATCTTCGACATTCCTGTGAATGCAGGTAGTCCTTGGTATTCTACGGAACACGATAAGACCAGACACCAAGACCTTCTGGCTGTTACTGATGCTGTCGAGTGCGAACTCAACGTTCCATTGGTAAAAGTTATCGCTGGTATCGTTGTTACTTCTGAGAGAGAAGTTAAGTGGTCTATCGGTAAATACATGGAACAAGGTTTTGAAGGGTCGATCATCCGAAACTTCAAAGGTGTCTATGAATTCGGGCAACGATCCTCTGATCTCCAGAAATGGAAGCTGTTCCAGGACGGTGAGGCCAAAGTCCTTGATTCTGTAGAGGACAAAAATGGCGAGGGTGTTCTGCTTTGTGAAGAACAGGACGGAACACGATTCAACTGTAAAATGAAGGGAACCCACGCAGAGCGCTCTCAGGAACGAATGCTGCTACTGGTGGACAAGTTTATTAACTTCACGTTCCAGGCCAGAACTGATGATGGTGTACCTCAGTTCCCTGTCGGTCAAAGCGTTCGTGAACTAGATACATTAACATGGGAACCTACTTATTAGCGTATATAATGTCGGTATAAATGATTCTTCTACACCAGTCTACTCAAATGGAAACATGGATGTCTATTACTCAAGATGGAAAGACATCCTTAAAAGATGCTATTCTGAAAGCTTTCATGCAAACAACCCTTCCTACATTGGATGCTCTGTTTGTGAAGAATGGAAAACATTTTCTATCTTTAAGGCTTGGTTAGTAGGTTCTGGATTTGATGGAACACAGGTTATTGATAAAGACCTTTTGTTCAGGGGTAACAAATTGTACAGTCCAGAAACTTGTGTTTTGATTGATTCAGAACTTAACTCTTTTTTAGCGATTGGCGGTAGAGGTTCTCACTTGCCCCACGGGGTTGGTTTGCAAAGCGGTAAATGTGTAAAACCTTATACAGCAAAGATTAAGGACTCTGTTAAGACAGAGTATATTGGAAGCTATGAGACAGCAATGGATGCTCATAAGGCTTGGCAAAATAGAAAATATCAGGCAGCATGTAATCTTTCTTTAAGGTATGATGACCCAATTAGAGCATACATTGTAAACGCAGCAAATAGGATTTTAGAAGATATAGAAAACAATAGACAGACAAAGGAGATATAATGGGATTTTATCGTAAAAAACCTGTAGAGGTTGAAGCACATAAGTTTGACGGATCGTCAACCAGCGCAGGGCAGATCCATAATTGGATGGAAACTGGTGTGTGGAAGGATTCCGAAATCCACACTCGTGATTGTGGTCGTACTGTAGAGATAAAAACCTAGAGGGGGTGGTTGTAGCCTCTGCTGGGGATTATGTAATTAAAGGGGTGGCTGGAGAATTCTATCCTTGCAAATCAGAAATTTTCCATGCAACATATGACCCTCTGGAAGACACTGATCGGGAACCTGGAAACTATCCAGCTAAAGCAATCCGTAAGGGTGATGAGATCATGTTTTGCGGAAAGGTTTATACCGTAACTAATACTGGTGCGATGGGGGAGGATGTTATCCTGTCTCTCGGCGATGGTTCCCAAATCCCTGTGCGCCTGATACTCAAATTATCGTAACAAAGGCACAGTAAAATGATCTGGTATTGGCTAGCGCTACTAGGCGCATCATTTGTAACAGGAGGCGGCATTTATGCCGCTTACAGATTCCGAAAAGATAAGCTGGATGATTTCTTTGACTGGGTTGCTGGAAAGGTTAAACGTCTGCTGGTCATCTGGGTATTTGTTATGGGCCTTGTTACGCTGGCCCTTACTGCCCCATTATGGCATACTATGACTTGTCAGTTCGACGGCTGGGCCGCGAATACAGAGACCAGTTATTCATGGTACAAATCAACCTGCCTGTATAAAAGCAAGACAGGGGCATGGCTACCTTTAGGTATCAGTCGTGATCAACCGCAAGGAGATGGTGATGCATCAAATTAAAGAAAATACTGTAGATTTTGAAGCGCATATCTACGATTCTGCGATGAACGACAACTATAGATGGTCAATTCGTCCAGATCCTGACCTACCCGGTTCAGTTAATCTTTCTTACAATGAGTTAGCTCATTATGACAACCGTTCTCGCCAAGGCTATGAGCAGCGTGGTATGGTAGGTTTCGATAAAGAAACTTGGGAAAAAATTAAATACGCCATCGATGGTGTTTTTGAAAAAACAATTTAGGAGACTTAATGAAAGAAGCTTATGACACTCTGAATGCTATGCTGCGCCCAACCTCTCTTGTTAAGTATGCGAAACATGTTGTAGATTGGAATTCTATCGCAGCCTCTGCAAAGGGTGAATTTACCCCATTGGAAAAGCAGTGGGAGTTTGTAGGGGAGGAGTTACAAGAAACCGTTACAGCATTAATCGAAAATGACCGTAAGGAAGTTGTTGATGGAGCGTGTGACTTGTTTGTTGTGGCGTCGTATGCTTATTGGTTGAGTAATAACTATTCGCTATCCTTAACCTATAATCCTGATCTTAAGTTTTCTCCTGGTAAAGCTTTTGATGCTTTTGCGAATGAAGATTATGAAGAAATGCTCAAACTGAGCACGGCTCTTCTGTTTAGTCTTGATATGCAATTGGATAAGAACATGAGTAGCGTTCTGGAGTCTAACGATTCTAAATACCCAACTGTGACCGAAGTCCGGTCTTTGCATAAAGATCTTGACTTGGTAGAGGCACTTGAGGCAGAATGTGCTTGTATTGAGGAGCGTAACAATGGTCGTTATGAAGGTGTTCACTTCAGTATTGTTAAAGGTGTTTTGGGCCAAGAAGACCGCGTGGTATTCTTCGACAAAGGCGGTAAAATCATGAAGCCCGGGACTTTCAAAAAACCAAACATTATTGTTTGACAATCGTATCGGGGTCTGTATAATGACCCCATCAAGAAAAAAGGAGAAAGAAGTGGAAGAAAATATTGATTATTCTGAAATTATTGCCTTGGCTAAACGCCTTAAAATGACCATCATGAATCGCGGGGCATCTTCCCGTCATGTTATCCGCTTCACGATGAAGCGTCGTTGGGGCGGCGTAAAGAAATACGCTTATGAATGCACACTCGGCACACTGGTATCTCATGTCAACCAGATCGAGAGGATGGGCGGAAAAATTGTCGGCATTGACAATTGAAGCTTGACAAATAAAACTGAACGGTTATACTGACCACACTAAACCAAACAAAGGAGCAATATATGCCACGTATGCCAAAAATCAAAATCGAACTGATCACCTCTCTTCCGTCTGACCCGGTTCAGCGTAAACGCCTAAAAGATAGCGTAACTGAAGTGGTTGATCTCCAGCGTCAAATCGCTGATCTGAAAGACCAGATCAAAGATATTCGCTCTGTGGAGAAAGAAACGCATAATATCTCTCCAAAATTCTTCAATAGTCTGGTGAAGCGCGAGTATGATGTTCGCTTCGAAGCCGAAAAGAAAACTGCTGCATTAGAGGCAGAAAAAGAAGTCTTCACCGAGGCAGATATTCTGTTTGGTCGTGGAACCCCAAATGTTGCACAGACTGAAGCCGATGATGGTGCTGAGGACACTGAATAATGAAATACTACCTTAATGGTGTTGGCCTATTTGTATTCATCTGCGTCGTATTCGGGTTTGGTGTTCCAACTCTGGTTTCTGCCAAAGATACAATCAGTGTTATTGGCGGGTTTGCCTTAGTCTTCACTGCCCCGGTTGTCGTATGGTACTGGTTGCGTAAGGTCTTCATTCCGAAGACAAGCGCTGAAGGAGATCGATAATGTTGCTAAATCTGAAGGCGGCAACTTGGGAAAAGTTGCAGCACTTGGCAAAGTCCAAAGGTAAGTCTGCGGCATCTTATGTTGCAAAAATCGTAGATGACCACGTTGATGAAAACGTAAAGACTGAGTATAAAATCAAAGAGGAGAAACAAACTAATGCTTAAGAATATCAAACGCGTAGTATTTGCTGGCCTGATCGCCCTGAGTGCAATTGGTCTGACTGGTTGTGAACGTGCAACTGTTCCGGCGGGTTATGTGGGTGTTAAGGTTGACCTGTATGGTGATGAGAAAGGCGTTCAGCAGCAAGAAGTGGGCGTTGGTAAGTATTGGTTAACCTGGAACGAAGAGATCTATCAGTTCCCGACGTTCAACCAGTTGAACAACTACGAACAACCGTTTAACTTCCAGACCAAAGATTCTATGACGGTTACTGCGAAGATCGGTGTTGAGTATTACGTTGACCGCTCTAAGGTTACCAAGATCTTCCAGACCTACCGTAAAGGCGTCCAGGAGATTACCGATGTCAACATTCGTCAGAATATCTCTGATGCGTTGATCAAGGAAGCGGGTACAATGGACATTGGTACACTGGCTGGTGATGGCAAATCTCAGCTTCTAGACCGAGTGACCAAGACCCTGAAGCAGAAACTTGACCCGGTAGGTATCGTTATTGTGAAACTGTCTTACACTGATGACCTTGGTTATCCTCCTCAGGTAACTGCGTCCATCAACGCTAAGATCGAAGCGACTCAGAAAGCGCTGCTGCGTGAAAACGAAATCCAGCAGACCAAGGCTGAAGCTCAGAAACAGATCGAAGCCGCTCGCGGTGAAGCTGAATCTAAGCGACTGCAAGCTCAGGGTGAAGCAGATGCTAAAGTAGCACTGGCAAAAGGCGAAGCAGAATCTATCCAACTGCGTGGTGATTCTCTCCGAAAAAACCCAGAAATTATGCAACTGGAAGCGATCAACAAGTGGAACGGTGTGACCCCAGTCTACATGACCAGTGGTTCCCAGACCCCATTCGTTACCTTACCAGCAGGTAAGTAAGAGTTGACAAAAGGCCCGGTGATAGACTATCATCGGGTCTCTACTTACAAAAGGAGATACACAATGATCCGCACAAAAATTCTTATCGCAGCATTGCTGCTCTCTTCTCCGGTATTCGCAACTGTAAACACTCTTGATTTGGTTGATGAGTATACCAACGGAAGCTCTAAGGTCTGCGTCTACAGCGACGGTCATCGAACAGAGACTGTAACAAAAGATGGCGCGGGTTCTTGTCCAAGTAAGAAAACATTTCATTGAGGCAATGATGCGAGTAACTGATAAATACGTCTTTTTCTTCACTTACCGGGATATGTTCAGTAATCACTACCGACAGGTTATTCCTATTCGTTGTGGTGGTTACGAGTTTTTCACTGTAGAACATTACATGATGTTCCAGAAGGCAATGCTCTTCGATGACAAAGAAATTGCTTCTCGAATCGCTACGGTTGATAACCCTAATGAAGCCAAAGCTCTTGGTCGTCAGGTAAAAGGTTTCGACAACAGCGTCTGGGAAGAGAATAGAATGGATATTGTGACTTCAGGTCTTGTATTGAAAATGAAGGCCAACAGGTCTGTTCTCGAAGCAGCTATTGGACATCGGGATGCTGGGCGTAAGTTTGTAGAGGCCTCCCCTTATGATGCCATATGGGGTGTTAAGTTAAACGAATATGACACACGTATCGATGACCCCGCCAACTGGCGTGGTTTGAATCTTCTCGGTGAATGCTGGGAACGAGCTATTGATATTGTTGTTGCTGCAACGTGGAGGTGATTTGAAATTAGAGATTGAACTGGTTCCAAAGACCGCGTGGTTTACTAATCTCCGATCTCGCCTCCCAAAAGCCCAGTGGGATGTTGTCAGAAAGAAGTGTTATGAGAAGGCCAATTATCGATGTGAAATCTGCGGGGGTAAAGGAACAAAACACCCTGTTGAATGCCATGAGAGGTGGAATTTCGGAGACGGTAAGATAACTCTGATAGGTCTAATCGCGCTATGTCCTTCCTGTCATGAAGTCAAGCATATTGGTTTGGCAGGGATCCGTGGGCGTGGTGAAATTGCCCTTCGTCACTTTATGAGAGTGAATGAAGTGAGTCGCCATGTGGCAGAGAAATATGTTAAGGAAGCGTTTGATTTGTATCATGAACGAAGCAAGCGCGAAAAGTGGGAATTGGATGTCCGGTATTTGGACGAGTATTTAGATGATTGACCATTGGAAGCGTTATTTTGATTACAATCCCTCAACTGGCGAACTTTTGTGGAAAATCAGGTCTGGAAAAAGATCTAAAATTGGATCCCCAGCAGGTTACAAAACCAAGAAAGGTACATCTCAGTTTCTGCCAATGGCATAAAGGACCTGGCACACAGGGTGGCCTGGATGGTCCATAAAGGAGAAATACCTGCCGGATTTGAAATAGACCACATAAACCATGTGCGGTGGGACAACAGATTTGAGAATCTACGTTTGGTAACCAAAAAGGACAATTGTAAAAACAAATCCAAGATGAAAAACAACCTATCAGGTGTTTCTGGTGTGCATTATCATAAAAGGGACGACTGTTGGGTGGCGTCTATAGGAGTTGATGGGACGCTAGTCCATCTCGGTAACTTCAAGGATAAGGACTCTGCAATTAATGCACGTAAGGCTGCTGAGATAGAGTATGATTTTCACGAGAATTGTGGTTTATAGTAGGAGGAATGTTGGCTTATCCGTATTGCAAGGATTGGAAATCCTTAGTTACACCTGATTGTGTTTTGGCTTTGGACTTGGATCAGACCTGCTTTGTTTCAGCGGCGGGTGCCGAAAAGAGGACGATAAAAGCAACACATATCAAAACAGGCAGGACTAAAATCTTCCGCAACAGAACAGAATTCTGGGGTTCCACCAAAAGGGTGGTGGGTGGTTGGTTGAAAGACCAGAACGCCAATATGGAGGTGAAGGCAAAAGCTGAAGGCAGGGAGTTTACTCCTTGGGGTCGTGATGATTTCCTCATCGAGGACATTCAAACCCCTGAGCCTGTAGAAAACTGCCTTCATATCCTAAAGACAAAGATTAATGCTATCTTTGAACACCTTGAGATGGAAAGTAATACGGGGATGGGTGTCCTCGGCGGTGAGGGTAACTTCCGTCTTATGCTCCCAGCTCCAGAACGTTATAAGGGTAACCGTGAGGATACATTACGCCCACTCCTTCTTCAGGAAACAAGGGATTATGTTACCCGGAAGTATAACGCTAAGGTGATTAATGGTGTTGAGGCAGATGACTATCTGTCTGTTCTTGCCTATATGGGGTGGGAGAATTACCAGAAGACCGGGAAGTTCAACTACATCGTGGCATCGTTTGATAAAGACCAGAAAGGAAACCCCGGGCTTATCTTCGACACCATGCGCGATTCAGAAGAGAAGACATGGAAGCACCCGATTCCTATGTTGATCGATGATTCGATGGGAGAAATCTGGATGGAAGGTAACAAGGTCAAGGGATGGGGACGTAAGTTCTTCGGTTACCAGATGCTTTGCGGTGACAGCTCAGATAACATCAAGCCTTACCAGTGTTTCGATATCGCTGGACGTTTCGGTGATACGGCGGCATTCAATCTGATCGGACACCTTCAGGATGAGAAATCCATGTGGCAAGCGATCATTAACCAGTATAAAACCTGGTTCCCGAACGGTGTTGAGTTTACTTCGTGGGACGGCACACAACGGAAAATGAGTGCAGGCCAGTGGGCATCTATCATCTTCCAGATGGTCTACATGAAACGTTCTGCAAATGATAAGACAACCCTTTCAAGCGAGTTACGCCGTGTGGGGGTTATATGATTGATAACTTAATCATGCAGGCAGTTATGAGGGATGCTGAGGCGCTGGCTGTTCCCAGCGTCAAGGGTAAATTCTTAGTCGCCACAGGATTGTGGCGCATGGTTGAGTCTGGTGATGATTGCTATGTGATTTTCACTGATGACTATGCTGATCCGAATGTTGCATTCACCGTATTGCTTCTGGATGATTGCGAGCTGGTAGAAGGTGAGAAGCTGTTGATGTTAACAAGCGTTTTGCTAGACACTCAAGAATTCTCGCTTGTTGTCTTCAAGGACCAAAATGACTCGGAGGTAACCGATGAAGCTGATGTCGGTTGATCAGAGTCTTAGCCATTGTGCTGTTGTCATATTCGATGATGGAGTGCCTGTTTACCGGGAAATGATCAGAACAGGCTCCAACAATAGCAAGGGTAAGAAAAACAAGGATGTTATGTATTTCAATACTGTCTATGAGCAGATTGATTACATTTGCGAAAGAATATGCAATATTTGTGAGGATCAGGGTGTCATTGGTGCTTACGTAATGGAAGCATTAAGCCTTGGGTCTCTTGGTAGCGCTACTCGGGATCTTGCTGGGCTATTTTATTGCATTGCTTTGGCCCTTGTTAATTCTGGAAGAAATTGGCTGGATTGGGAAGATATCCACACTGTCGCCCCTACTTCTGTGAAGCTTATGCCAGAGGACTTTTGCCTGAAGCAGAGCGCACAGTTGTTAAAGAAAAGGTTGACAAAAAGACCGGGAAAAAGGTATACTCCACAGGTCAGGTTAAGATGGAAAAGTCACACATGATCAGGGCTGTCGATTGTGATATGCCTGGCTGGCTTGATGGAATGACTCTTGCCGCCGGAAAGGCTGACTACGCAGATGCATATTTGATAGGGAAGAAGTTCTTGGAGGATATATCCGTAGGAAAAGAATAAAGAGTCGAGCATCCAAACCAAAAGCAAGGAAGAAGCCAGTAGTTGTGCCATTAACACCGGAACTTTGGGTGAAAGATGCAAAGCAGATTGCTGCTTTCAGAAACAAATTGATTCTGGAGCAGCAAGGGTTAGATCCTATACTCGGCGAGCCACTTCGCAAGCCGTGCTTGGATCATGACCATTTCGAAGGTAAATGCAGAGGTGTCCTTAGTCAGTGCGTGAATACTTTTGAGGGATATGTCCTGAAGGCTTGGATGAAGTACGTTTCAGAGAATACTCAGACGTCGTTATCCACCGCTCTTAGAAATTTGGCAGATTACTTAGAGCAAGACTTCAGTGGCTATCCGCTTCACGGCGGGTTTAAGAACGATATGTTGAAGTTTTTGAGAAGATGCACCAACGAGAAGATAATTGAAAGAGCTAAGGCGGACCTTGGCATAATTATCCCCGAAGGTACTCAGAAACAAGACAGCCTCTTGCTATACCTTACAGAGTTCGTCAAGCAGACGGAGGAAAAACATGCCAAAGAAACCACTTAAATTCTTTTACAGAAATTGGCGAGGTAAGTGCGGATATCGTACTGTAGAAGAACCCGTTATGTGGTATGGGTCTACCCAGTATCACAAGAACTCTCAATGGTTTATTAGAGGTTATGATCTCGATAAACAAGACTTTAGAGATTTCGCTGTGAATGATATCATTGAATTCGTCCGAGAGGTGTAATGCTACCTGTAGATAAAAAGATTATAGAACTTCATGAAAGCGGAATGAGTAACCGTGAAATTGCTCGCACATTCCTTGGAAAAGAGTCGAGAGAGTCATACATCCGTTTGGTTCTTAAGCGTCATAGCGCAGAGTCTACGCCTTTAACAAAGGCCTTAGTATCGGACTATAAGAAAGCTAAGATCCTGTTCTTAGATATCGAGACTGCACCGCTGAAGGGGCATCTCTGGAGTCTATGGCAGAATGGAATTGGGCTTAACCAGATGGTTTCTGACTGGTACATGCTATCTTTCGTAGCCAAATGGGCTGACCAGGACGAGGTCATTTATCGCGATATCCGTGATAACTACGATAAGGAAAGTGATGCATCTATCCTTCAAGACCTGTGGGACTTGCTTGATGAAGCGGATTTTGTTGTTGGGCATAATGTCCGTAAGTTCGACATTAAGAAGGTCAATGCTCGTTTCCTATTGAATGGAATGGATAAGCCATCAACCTTCCGTATTATCGATACCATGCTTATCGCCAAAGCCCTGTTTGGATTCACCTCCAACAAGCTGGAATATCTGACCGATCGCCTGTGTACGAAATACAAGAAGTCTAAGCACACCAAGTTCCCAGGACACCTACTGTGGGATGAGTGCTTGAAAGGTAACCCCGAGGCTTGGGATGAAATGGAAGAGTATAACAAGTTCGACGTTTTATCGAACCAAGAGTTGTATGAAATCTTCATGCCGTGGGACCCTCGTCTTCCTAACTTCGACCTTTACGTTGATGATGTTCTGGATATGAGCGAGTGGGTAGAGGATGGTTTCCATTACACCAATCTTGGCAAATACCAACGCTACCGCCATAAGGTCACCGGGCAACAGCGCCGTGGGCGTGTTAATATCCTCTCCAAGGATAAACGGCAACAGCTTCTGGCAAATATCTTGTCTTAAGCAATAAAAACGTGTTGACAAGACTTTATTAAACAGTAGAATGTCTCGTGTGCCAGAGAGCAAACTGCACGAGACAATACAAACTACCAAGGGAGAGACTGTATGACAGTAAAATACGCAGGCTTTTGCATTTCAGCAACTGAGAACATCCCGGCAACTGATGCAAGTCTTCTGCTTATGCTTAAAGACCTCTCATCGGTCTATGACCGTAACCATGATGTGAAATCCTCTACTGTGGGTTATCATACTCTTGGTTCTATCATGGGCAATGGTCGCTTCAGAGACATGGGGTATTCTGCCGAATCTGTGGTGGATATAATCCGATCTCTGAACCCGAAAACATTTCCGCTGCTTTTCAAGCGGCACAATGGTAAGGGCGACCTTTTCCTGCATCGTGAACCGATCTTCCACACCAAGGCACTGTACAAAACCCTTGTGGAAATCAAGAAAGATGGTAAACTGAAGAAAGACAGCAACGGAAAACTTAAAATCCATTTCCGTGGTAAAATTTACGAGGGCCACGGAGTTAAAGAATCCGTATTCAAAGCTAAAACAGAAATCTAATCCTCAAAACCTCGGTTAGCAATATAAAGGAGAAATTATGAAATTTCAAGATACCCTGACACCAATAACCGGCACAGCCACGTCAGATGGGTTCATGGCTTTATGTAGCGTTGATAACTTCTTAACCCTGACCAAAACGCCTGTTGTGCAGCGAAACCACGATGATCGTGTTAATAAGGGTCAGGTTGATCATTTCGAGAATGTTCTTCCTCAGCACCGTGTTGTTTCGGTGGGCATTTATACTGGAGAATCTTTTGAGTACGAAGGTGGTGAGGTAATCAAACCTGGCGATGCTCTGGTTGTTGATGGAAACACCCGTAAATGCTACTGGCAACGTGCCGTAGAGTCGGGACACCCTATGGTGAACGACCTAAGAAAGAATCCATTGGTTGTATGTGTAAAAGATATGAAGACACCACTGGATATCGAAATGTGGTACGAAACTTTCGACAGCAACGGGCAAATTAAAAAATCCAGTCATGCGATGCAGTCTGCTGCTCACTTGAGCGGTGTGGATGAAGGTCGTATTATGCGTCTTTCAACCCTACTTAACCGCATGGTGAAGTCTGTTGATAAGAAATCGTGTAAAACTGAGGTTGAACTCCGTTCTAAGAAGGTAATGGCGTTCGGTGTTGAGCACATCAATGCTTTTTACGATGCTTTTGAACCACGCACAACGAAAACTTTTATGTCTAAGAGCGCACCATTCCTTGCAGCGTACCGCGCCCTTCGTGCCAAGGGTGGTAAGAGTAGTTACATCCGAATCGACTGGTTTTTTGATGAGATCCTTACAGGTCAGTTCTCAAAACCTCTTAACTCCGCAGGGAGATGTGTGTGACAACGTACCTGAACAACTTGCTAATGCAACAAGGATCTTATTCATTCCTTAACCCGAAAGCATCGGCAGACCGTATCTTCATTGTGGCTGGGCTTCTTTATCATTACGGTATGCGGGTAATTGGTGGCAATCTCTTTGTCCCGATTAATCGCAAACCTGTCTCCAATAGCCAAGCGGGGGCAGATAAGATGAGAGACCTGTTCAACAGTGAAATGACATTCTAAAAAAATAGGGGCGTAAGCCCCTCTTCTCTTTCTTAGGGGGCTTGTTGATTACAAGTATTTATCCGCTTTTCAAATGGACCGGAAGCAAGCGAAAGATGTTTCCAAAGTATGAGCCTTTCTTCAAGGGATTGCAGTTCGACACCTTTGTGGATTTATGCGGGGGAACAGGAGCTACTTCTGTGTGGATTCACCAGAACTACCCCGATGCAAGAATTATCCTGAATGAAATTAACGTAGACATCTTTGGAATCTACACAGGCATCAAGCATGACTATGCCTCTTTCATCGACCTTGTAGATTATTATGAGCGAACCTACATGGCTCTCGAAGGTAAAGAGAACCGGAAAGCGATGTACCTCAAGGTTCGTGAAGAATTCCACGAGGAGTATTACGAAATAGATGTCCTCGATCGCTCTGCGATGCTATACTTCCTATTGTGTACAAACTTCAACGGCATCTGGCAAGCTAAGTCCAGCTCCGGTCTGTATTACACGCCATTCGGCAATGGTGGCGAGAAGACCGGAATTTATAACCGTAAAGGCATGGAAGATTTCAAGGCAATGGTAGATAAGGCAGAGATTCTCTGCGGGAGCTACGAGCAGGTTGTTATTCCTGACAACTCACTGGTCTTTGCTGACCCTCCGTACATCTCCAGCCATACACAGTACGACAAACGTGAGAACTTCAGCGACCTTATGCAATTTGAAATGGCCGAGTTCCTGATCGCACACAGCAAGAAGAATAAGATTGCTTTCTGCAACAAGGATGATAAGATGTTTAGAGAAATCTTTGCAGGGTTTAGCTTCGAGGAGTTCAACGTGAAGTACACAGCATCCTCGAAAGACACCTTCGGGGCAAAAGCTACAGAGATCCTTGTTCACAACTTTAATACTTAAGGGCTTCGGCCCTTTGCTAAGGAGGTTCTATGGGAAGAGAAATTGTTGTTAAAGTTCCTGATGCCGCAGATGATGATTGGCTGCGAGAGCAGATCGAATCCTTACGTGTAAGGATCGAGGCTGTTGTAGAGATTGAGGATAACGAAGAAAGCTTTAATAAGTTAGGGGCTTGTCTTGACATCATTGATGCACTTCAACAGTATACGGGGTACTAATGGATATTATTGTTCTGAATGCTCCCCCACAGAGCGGTAAAGATGAGATTTCTGCGTACCTTTGTAAAGGTAACCCAAACATCAACCACGAAGAGGTAAAGGAACTCCTTTTTGAGGTTGCTACTCGTTCAGCGGGAATTTCCCGTGAGTTGTGGGATGCAATGTATACCCGTCGGTATAAAGAGATTCCAAGCCTATACCTGATGATTGATGGTGTGAATGTGTCGCCACGTCAGTGGATGATCCATTGCTCAGAAAAGGTAATCAAGCCATTGTTCGGAAAGTCAGCATTCGGTAAAGCTGCTGTGGAAAAGTTGAAGCAGACCTATGCAAATGACGAGGTGATTGTATTCTCAGATGGTGGCTTTGCTGAGGAAATCAAAGAGTTGTCCGATTATGCATACTCGACTGGTGGTGAATTCTTCCTTGCACGTATCCACCGAAAAGGTTATGATTGGGGGAATGACAGTCGTAACTGGTTATACCTTGATGGTATCCGGGGTCATGAACGTGACTTCGATAACAAAGAAGGTGGTATGATCGACTGTGCAGAAGAGATTCTTGAGTGGGCTAGATCAATTAGCTATGGAGAAGATGATGCGTAAACCGATGAATATAGGTATTGATGTCGATCTAACTTTTGTAGATTCTGGTACTCCTTGGCTTCATTGGTTGGAACTGATGTATGGCGTTAAGGCGGACTGTAGTTTGCCACCCCCGAACCCACAGGGGAAGACTTACTATAATCTTTCTAAATATTTTCCACCCGCGAAGGTGAATCAATTACCTCCGTATGAGTTCTGGGAAGACCCTTATTTGTACGATAGGCTGAAACCACGCCCTAGCGCTGTTGAAGCAGTGGCCGCATTTGCTGAAGCTGGTCACTTCAACCAATTTGTATCATACTGCAAAAAGGGACACTTCTCGTCTAAGGTACGCTTCTTGAAACGTGAGACAGAAGAGTTCTTCAGCCTTGAGCCGGGTTCTGGTCATGGTTTTTATGCGACGAAGAACAAAGCCGGTCTTAAGCTTGACGTCATTATTGATGATCGCAATGAATTCCTGAATCAGTTCGGAGATGACGTACTTAAGATTAAGTTCTGGACTCCGTATGACCAATCTGAGGAGTTGAAAGTCTCGATTGACCTTGAGACATCCGACTGGAGTCATATTCAGGACTTTATTCTGGACCTCTCCTGATGAAAAGGAATAGATGCGATGGCGGTGATTTCATCGCCCGTCAGGGTAAGTGGTACGAAGTATTCGATGAGAAGGATAATTTCGTGTACTCATTCAAAGCGACAAGCGACATGTGCAAGAATGTGCTTAACCGCTACTTGGTGTTCAAGGCAGACCTTGATCCAAATGTTAACTACAAAATTAAGAGGGTTGGAAAATGACAAAGGATGAAATGGCGGAACACATCCGTACACAAGCAACGGCTCGTGTGAATCGTGTTATTGAAGGTATGTTCCCAGGTACAGGACTAACTGCGGATATCATGGGTATTGATGCGGATTTTAATAAAGGTCTTTTTGATGACGTCTATCTGAACTTATTCTCTCTCCGCGAGCTGGAAGAGATTATTACCCCCCAGATCAAATACAAAGACCGTCTTGCTGAACTTGACCTGTTAGTTGAAACTGCCGTCGCCGCCCGTATGGCTGAAAACCAAGACAAGATTATTGAGAAATTAGGAGCAATGAGTGAGTAATTTGATTTCCGTAAAAATTGTAGCTGACAGCATTTCACCTTCTGGTTCTCGGATCACAACTTTCGAGCTTGAATATCCACGAATTATTCACAGTGAGTTGATGACTCACCGACTGTTAAGTCGGAATGCGATGAGCAGTCGTGCTATTCCGATCAATAAGATGATCGACCAAGTACGTAATGACCCCGCAATGCCAGTTAAGTTCGGAAAGAATCAGCCGGGGATGCAGGATGCTGGTGAACATGGGGCCTATGTAATGTACGAATGGGATGGCCTCACTTATGTAAATACCGCAGAAATGGCGTGGCGAGCTGCTGGACAATCTGCCTGTATCTTTGCTGAGGCTTTCTCAAATGCTGGTTACCACAAACAGATTGCAAACCGCCTCCTAGAACCATACCAAAGGATGAAGACAGTTGTCACCGCTACAGACTGGAATAATTTCTTCTGGCTGCGGGTTGACCAGGATGCTGACCCGACGATCTATGAACTAGCTAAGGCAATGAAAGAGGCTAGCGATAATTCTATCCCAGACCCTCTTGAACCGGGACAGTGGCATACACCATACGTTGATCACGTTTATGGCTTTGAAGATATCGATGACAAAGAGTGTGCAGTATTTGAAGGCTATTGCGTTCTTGACGAAGAGAACAAGCCTGTAATGCTGACCCTAGAAGAGGCTTTGGCTATTTCCGCATCTTGTTGTGCTCAGGTGTCTTATCGTGTTCTGAATACGAGCAAAGAAAAGGCTCTGGATATCTATGAGAAGTTGGTGAGTGGTAACAAGGTTCATGCCTCTCCATTCGAACATCAGGCTACACCTATGGCAGAATACAGGGAAATTGAGAACTCTGATTATTTAACTATCGGGCATATTAACTTTCCCCGTGATCCAAGCTCTTGGGAAGAAGGTATCACACACGCAGATCGTCAAGGGCAACTCTGGTCCGGTAACCTGCGTGGGTGGCGACAACATCGCCAGTTAGTGCCTGACAATGCAATTTCAGGTTGACAAAGATATCGTTAATTCGTATCTTAGAAGCATATTAATTAGGGGCGATTTTGCCCCTTGTCAGGCAGAATGGAGATTACATGAGTAAAGAGAAACGCAAACCACCCCAACATATTTCGGTCACCATTGACTTTCTGAAAACAGTTCCAGGATTCGATGTCCAGAAAGATAATGACCTCCGCGCTGCCTTATACGCACTAGGTTTTCAGGTTACCGATAAAGATGGGAACCCGAAGCATGTAACAGTGCTTCAAAATAAAAATGTACGATGTGCAAATATGCCCTCAACGTATCGTAAGACAATGATTTTCGTTGGAGATATGCGCCCGGATTACAAGTATGCAAATATCTATAATGGGGTAGAGATCCTTGACGTAGGTGTTTATTCAGGACGTGATATGGAATTCGTTCTTGATCTACCTTATGACATCCCCGTAACTGAAAAGGTTAATACTCGTAAGTACACCAAGCGCGGTGACCGACCAGAAGCATTTGAAATTACTTTCGACAGCGAAGCCGAAGCACGTCTGGGCAATATCTTTGGCCTGGAGGATGAATGAGTAAAGAAAAGACCAAGTGGAAAGACCGAGGCTTCGATGACAAACATCACTATGCTGGGTGGCTCTACTTTAATGATTTAACCGATGACAGTAAGATGTACGATGATGTTTACTATGATGAGTTTTCTGGTAAAATAGTTAACATCGTTGCACCGGATCAAGACGACAAAGAAGATCAGGATGTTGACGAAGCAGATGCTTATCTGTCTCAATTCGATGAAAAATAAGGGGAAAGTTTGATCAATACAGTTGTGAAGAGTGATGGCAGTGTGGTTCCATTTGAACCAGAACGTCTAAACAAGGCCGCTATCTTTGGTGATGACGGTAATGGTAACTGGTCGTATATCTCAATGGATGCATATAAGCGACTGTATGACGGCTGCACCACTCGTGAAGTTAACCAGGCATTGATCGACGCCTGTGTGAGTCGTAAAGACGAAGCCCATTCACGTATGGCTGGGCGCGTCCTGATTGGACAAATCTACAAGGAAGCTTTTGGTGGATTTAAGAAAATCCCAAGCCTTACCGAGTTTTACCAGGACATGGTGATGCGTGGGTACTGGGAAGAAATGGGCTATACGGGACCTGAGCTGTTAAACTTTGATCAAGTCATTGACCACAGTAAGGACCTGAGTTATGGGTATGCGGTTCTGAAACAGTTCCGGGATAAGTATGGTATCAAAGATAACATCAATGATATCCTGTTCGAATCCCCACAGATGATGTTCATGGGTATTGCTATGGCTGTTATGAAGAATATGCCATTATCCCGTAGGAAGAATGACGTCATCAGACTGTATAGGTATCTCTCTGATCTTAAAATCAATGCACCAACGCCGTACCTGAATGGTCTGCGTACTGGTAAAACTGGATATGCATCCTGTTGCATTATCAAAGCAGACGATACAGCTAAAAGTATAGGTGTTGCTCGTGAAGTGGCGTACACTATGACGGTAGCACAGGCAGGGATCGGTTATTACCTGTCATCCCGCTCTATCGGCGATGGTGTTCGTGACAATACGATCAAACATATGGGTAAACTCCCGTATTACCGTGGAATTGATGTTGGTGTTAAGGAAAATCGCCAACAATCCCGTGGTGGTTCTGCAACGGTGTCTTTCCTTGCGCTAGACCCGCAGGTTGAAGAACTGATGCGCCTGCGTAACCCGATGACGGTTACCTCAAAACGTATCAATACGATGGACTATTCGATTGGTGTCAACCACTCGTTCATGAATCGCGTAGCTAAGAATCTGGACTGGATGTTGGTGTCATATAAGGATGCCCCTCAGTTGCATGAGGGTATGTTCCGAATGACAATGCAGGAGTTTGATGCTGAGGTTGCCCGTGTAGCAGCAGATACGAAGATTCCAAAGACTTGGGTGAAGGCTCGTGATCTGGCAATGGAGCTGATTACTCAACGTGCAGAAACTGGTCGTCTTTATGTTTACTGGCCTGACGAAATGAACCGTCATACGCCATTCCTTGAAACAATTTACTCATCTAACTTGTGTCAAGAAATCTGTCTGCCAACAAAAGGGTATACAGATATGCGTAATATTTTCAACCCGGCTGTCGATGATGGTGAAGTTGCATTGTGCTTTATCGCCTCTCTGGTTGCTGGTCGTGTTTCCGAAGAAGAATACGAGGATGTTGCTTACTACACCGTCCTGATGATCGACAACGTTATGGATATCATGGACTATCCGTATGAGAATATGAAGTACACAGCCGAGTCTCGCCGTTCTATTGGTGTTGGTTTGACCAACCTTGCTCATTACATAGCGAAACACAAAGTCGCGTATGGTTCTCCTGAGAGCAAGCAGTTGGTTCACGATCTGGCAGAACTGCATAGCTTCAGTCTGCATAAGGCAAGTCTACGACTGGCTAAAGAGCGTGGTGTTGCTCCGTGGATGAATAAGACTAAGTACCGCAGGGTTGGTTGCCTATCGATACCTATAATAAGGCAGTTGATAGTGTCGTGAAGAATCCGAGCCTGAAGCAGGACTGGGAAACTTTGCGCCAGGAAATCATCGAAAATGGTGGTATCCGTAACAGTGTTCTGGAAGCTTATATGCCGAACGAAAGTTCATCATTGGCTACCAACACAACAAATGGCCTGTATCCGGTACGTGACCATGTGATCTTCAAGAAATCCCCTCAAGGCTCTGTGCTGTTTATCGTGCCTGAGTATGAAGAGCTGAAGGAATATTACACATCGGCTTGGGATATCGATACGAACGACTTGATTGATATCTATGCAATCATTCAGAAGTTCGCAGGGCAAGCAATTAGTGCGGATCTTTACATCGACTATACCCAGTTGCCTGATGGTAAGATTTCCATGAAACAACAACTGGGATATCTGATCCGCGCCACGAAGATGGGGATGAAGACATGGTATTATCTGAACTCTAAAGTCGGTGCTGGAGATTCCCTCACTGAGGAACTTCATGCTAAAGCAAAAGCTGAGGAAGAGACAAGAGCTGTTGCACCATTTATTGCCGGGGATACTGAAGACCCTTATTGCGAAAGTTGTTCTTTATAAGTTGTAGGGGCTTCGGCCCCGTTTTTGAGGAGAGAAAATGGCAGTTTTTAACGTAGAAAATACCGCACATAAAACTGGGGACTATCCACTGTTCCTTGGTCAACAGATGGGGATGTATGACTCCATCAATAAGAAGTACCCGCAACTGTTTGATTTGTATAAGAAGCAGAAAGAACAGGACTGGTCAGAAGATGAAGTTGAACTGAGCCAATCTATCACAGACTTTGCGACTTGCAGCAAATCGACTTACGACGTTATGGTGCAGACACTGATGTGGCAATGGGAAGCTGATAGCGTTGCAGCACAGTCTATCATCTGCCTTTTTGCGCCCTTCATCACGAATAGTGAACTGTTTGCCATGATGATGAAGCAATCGGAGATTGAAGTCCTACATGCTCTGACGTATTCTGATATCGTTCGTCAATGCCTGCCTAATTCTCGCCAGATCATTGAAGATATTCAGAACAACCAGGCAGTCCTTGAACGCTCTGGAGTCATTGTCAAATTCATGCGTGAATTAGAGATCCTCGGTGCTCGATACCGTATTGACCCGGACTCTGTTGACAAAGAAGAGATCCGTCGAGGAATCCTGAGAGCGATGTTCTCCCTGTTGGGGCTGGAAGGTATTGAATTCATCTCTAGCTTTGCCTGTACGTTCGCCCTTGCAGAACAGGGTGTGTTTGTCCAGGTAGGGCAGCTAGTGCAGAAAATTATGTTGGATGAGATGCTGCATACCAAGATGGATTTCGGAGTTATCGATATCCTTCTGAAAGACCCGGTATGGAAGGCCAGTTTTATCGCAATCAAATACGAGCTGAAAGCAATTCTTGATGAAGTTCGTACTAATGAATATGGTTGGGGTGATTATCTCTTCAGTGAAGGACGTGCGATCATCGGGTTAAACGCTCCGTTGCTGAAAGACTGGACTGACTGGAACTGTGCTCCGATCTACGATTACTACGGCATTGAAAAAGATTTCGTAGCACCAAAACGTGATCCCCTCCCGTTCATGGATGTTTGGATGAACCCTTCCAAGCAACAGAATGCGAATCAGGAACAAACAAACACTGATTATCGTCTTAATGCGACAGTCAATGACGCTGAAGATGAAGTCTGGGATTTTTAAGGAGTAATAATGGATAGCGCAAATTTTGAATCTGTAGTATACGATCCGTCCAAGCTGGTAGTTACTTTTGGAGGCGAGCGTGTGGTAGGCTTCTCAAGTGATATGAAAATTTCCATTTCCCGTCGATTGCACGGAGTAGCTAAGGCTAAAATCTATTTACAGGCTACCAGCCCTTGGGTATTAAAGCTTAAACAGGCGCTAGGCCATCCTGCAAGGGTTGAGGCAGAGTATCCCGTTCTTGGCAGTCTCTCAGAATCAATGCGTTTCGTTGGGGACTTGGTAGTTAAAGGGTATGATGTTGACTACACATCAGAAATCCCAGTATTCACATTCCTTCTTGAATCGGAGAAACAATGAATCTGAAGAATTCCACCTTCACCATTTATGGTAAGGATAACTGCTCACACTGCGTCCGTGCGAAGGAGTTTGCCATTGCAAATGGGATCGAGTATATCTACCTGACACTCGGGAAGAATTACACCAAGGAAGGGCTGGTAGAGCAATGCGCCCCGGTTATCCCTCGCACCGTCCCGCAGATTTTCCGTGAGACTGACTCCTCAACGGAGTACATTGGTGGCGCGGATGACTTCATTGCTTTTGTGAAAAAACATATGAAATCCTGTTGACATAACAACTTTCTGTCTGTATGATTTATGTAATCCTGCCGAGAAATCTGTCCGGCAGGAAATTTAGAGGAGAATTCGAATGAGTAAGAAAGCACTGCGTAAGGCATATACCAAGGAACTGGCTCTGGAACTGCGTGGCAAAAAGCCGAAGAATAAACGCTCTTCTGATGAAGAACTTCAGCAACTTGCAGCAGACGCTGCCGCTCGCGGGGGTTACTAATGTCAAAAAAGGCCGCAGTTGTAACCACTGACTTACGACCTTCTCTGGCAAAGGAGTTTGTTTCTCTGGTGTGGGACCGACTGATCGGGGATTTTGCTACCGGATTGCAGGCGCAGGTTGAAAGTCTCCAGAACATGGTGAAGGGAGAGAAAGACGTCTATTTTGCCAAGGAAATAAAGGATAAAAAAGAACGCCTTCGTAAAACTCTCTCTACAGAGGTTCAACAGAAAGTATTTGATAAATTGGTCGGCCTGTTGGCAGAGGCTTTGACCGAAGAAGAGCTGAGATACGCGATCTTCCAAGAGAAGATTACGATCAAGATTCATGGGGTAGCCTCCCAGCTCGAAACGGCTTTTGAAGAGGCGGTGGGAGAGGCCTAACCTGAAAAAGGGGGTCTTTTGAAACTTACGCTGGAACAACTCAACAAAATCTTTCCTAATGGCGCGAAGGCGGGCAGGAATGCCAAGTTTATCGGTCCTTTGAACGACTTGTTTGAGAAGGGTGGTATTAACACTGTCAACCGCATTGCTGGATTCCTTTCCCAAATCGGGGTGGAGTCCGCAGAGTTCCTGTATACCAGAGAACTTGGAAACAATGCATATTTTGATAAGTATGATACCGGACCAATTGCAAAGCGACTTGGCAATACACCAGAAAAGGATGGTGACGGAGCTAAGTACAAGGGACGTGGTCTGATCCAAGTCACCGGGCTTGCAAACTACAAAGCTTGTGGTAAAGCCTTAGGGTTGGATCTCGTCAATCACCCTGAATTACTTGAACAGCCGAAATATGCAGTTGATAGCGCTGGTTGGTATTGGAACATGAGAAACATCAACGCTGCTTGCGATGCTGATGATATCACCAAAATCACCAAGCTGGTGAACGGCGGGACTAACCACCTCGCAGAAAGAACTGCATACTACAAAAAGGCAAAATCTGTTCTAACCTCTTAAGGAGAACCACATGGGAAGAAGCAAAGAGGCTCGTGCAACCAAACTCAGCGTTCGCCAACAACAACGTGCTGAGAGACAAGCCAAGCACCACCCGAAATTCGATGAGGAAAGGAATAGCGCTCCACCGCTGAATCCTCTGAATGACAAGCAGCAAGATTACCTCCACAAGTTGCAAACTTGCAATATTGTTATCGCAAAAGGTATCTTCGGTACAGGTAAAACTTACCTAGCATCTGCCTACGCTGCTGATCTGCTCCGTAAGAATGAACTCGACAAGATTATTGTCGCTCGTCCTTACGTACAGACGGGTAAAACCTCCGGCTTCAAACCGGGAACATCGTTGGAAAAACTCTTCCCGTATGTTCGTAACATGTTAGATACCATCCGTAAACGTATGGGAGACGGTGCCTACTACACCGCGCTTAAAGACGGCCTCAATGGTCGTATCGAGGTTCAGGAATTAGAAAGTATTCGAGGTCGTTCATTCGATGAAAGAAGCTATCTCCTGATCGACGAGGCCCAGCAGAGCACCCCAGAGGAAATGTTGAGTATCATTACTCGTATCTCTGATAATTGTACCCTTGTGGTCATGGGTGATGCCTCTCAGAAAGATATCCACGGTATCTCCGGTCTGGAATGGGTGGAAGATTTCCTGAGCCGTAATGGTATCGCAGGTGTTGGTATTGTAAACTTCGACAACCCAGATGATGATATTGTTCGTGGTGGTATGGTTCGTGACATTGCCAAGGCGTTAATCGCCGACCGTGCAGAGGGGCGCTATACTCCACTGGCTTCGTAAAGGAGGAATATGGCTTATTATACAGGCGTGGGGTCTAGGGAGACCCCTCCTGAGGTTATCAGCATCATGGAAGATGCTGGTTTCCGTCTTGCAAGGTGCGGATTCACCTTGAGAAGTGGAAAAGCTGGAGGGGCAGATGAAGCATTCCAGGTTGGAATGCAAAAATACTACGAAGCTCTTGACAATGGAAAGGAAGAAGAGTATCGTACACATTTGGCGGAGATCTATATCCCTTGGGATGGATTTTCATCTGGCAATAATAACCTCTGGGATTTCTGGGACTACCCATTAGATTATCTTGATTATTTGATTCCTGACCAAAAACCTGTACGAGAGGCATTGGTAGAGGAAATCCACCCTAATTTTGAAGCCCTTAAGAGAAAAAGGGGTGCTTTTGCACTCCATTCACGTAATGTGCATCAGGTTTTGGGGGCCAATGTCCTTGACCCAAGGCCTTCGGCATTTTGTTTGTACTATGCCCAGGAAGATAGGAACGGGAATCCTAAGGGCGGAACTGCAACCGCAGTTAATTTGTCCAAAAAATACGGCGTTCGGGTTCTTAACCTGAACACAGCAGATAAACTAGCCTTGTTGGAGAGGTTCTTGAGATCCTTGGAGGAAAAACGTGGCATCCCGATTTCGCGACAAGCTTAATGACTCATATTGTCTCGTTAAGGTAGATGGTCAAGGCTGGGCAGTTGGTAAAATCAGCAACAAGGTTATTTTCATTACTTACAAGGATGGCGGGATGAAAAACATCTGTAACACAGATGATACTGATTTATTCAGATACTTCCTAGAATCCATTGAGTACCAAAGTAAGAGAGAGTTATTCGTCGGTGACAAGGTGAACGTTGACAAGTTCGGACCGTACTATGTGGTAGATATCGGTCACCGTGAGAAAGACGGAAGTATTAAGTACCTTATAGCTCGATAGGAGGAGTATGACAGTTAGTATTCATGGGATTCTTTCCCATCGGAGACTGATGGAACTGAAGAATTGTGGAGTCGTCGAGCCTGAATTTTTCGAGTCCGAGGTGACAAAGTATTACAATCTCTATCTGAAGGTTGTGGCTGAATCACTTTATAAAATGAATGACGGGTTCTTTACCCGGATGATTTATAGTCGTTCCGCTGCCGAGCGGGATGCCTCTTGGATGTTCCCGGATCGTCGTGACCTGCTGGAACATTTGATTTACCTAGATGGGAAATCTCAGTACGTGAGTTTGACCAAAGAAGAGCTTAACCACTTTACGCTGTTGCATCAGGCGGCAGTAGCCTCAGAACGCGCCAAGAGGGTTCTCCTGTGCTTTAAGTACAGCGACCAAGTCCTTGTGGATGATGATTCAGGGTTCAATATAGACTGGTTGTTACGGAATGCATACACATTACGACAACTGATTGTAGACGCGAATGGGGAGACACAAGATGCAGAATAACGACAAAAAGAATTACTTTGGCTTTGGCGGTGGTTTTGGTGGGGAAGGTTCTTTCTGCTATCCAATGCCCTCTCATGAGCATGTAATCTATATTCACGATTTGGATTATATGGAAGACCATTTTAATAAATTACAACAAATTCGCCAAGCCAACCCAGACGATATGGTGCGTGTAATCATAAACACTTACGGTGGGCGTGTTGATATCGCAATGGCTTATGTGAGCGCGATGCGTGAGAGTCAAGCAACCGTAGTAACCCATGCAGAGGGGCAGGTGTGTTCTGCTGGAACAATCTTATGGCTGGCTTCTAAAGAGCGAACTGTCGCCCCAATGACGGAATTTATGTTCCATAACTATCAGGGCGGGGCATTTGGTGATGGGGCTAATATTTATACCCAGGTGCTGTTCTATAAACAACACTTCGATCGCTTAATCGATTATTTCTACAAAGGTGTATTGACCGACGGGGAGATCAACACAATCAAAGGTGGCGGGCAGGTGTGGCTGGATGAAGTTGAGATCACGAAACGAACTCGCGCAGTGATTTTGGATGATAAAAATATCGAAAGGATGAAATCCGGTAAAAATCCGATCGTAACCCCTGTTGGTGTGAAAGATACCCAGAAAGAGGGCACTGTTACTGGAGATCCTGACCGCAGTGTTGTCCTGAAGGTACATGTCGATGGTGAGACTTTCTCGTTGGATGTGAGAAACCTGAAGGCCTCTGATTTCGATATCTTCAACATCGATGAGCTGCAAAGCATTCTGTCACAGGTTGGGGCTATTGCACAAGGAGAAGAAAAGGCACTGGAGATTACCTCTCGTGATCGCCAAGCACTAATCGAAGCTCTCCTGACCGCAGGTGAAGTTATCATCGATACCTTTGGGAATGCCGAGTAATGAGTGCTCCCCTGAAGAAAAAGGGGGAACGTAGGGATTATGACGTCTATGAGACTCCTGAATGGGCCGTACAGGCCCTTTTGGATGTTATCCCTATTAACCCCTCATGGACATACCTGGAACCTTGTAGAGCGTCTGGGAGGTTCTATAATCACATGCCTCTCGGTTCAGCTTGGGGGGAAATTCGTGAAGGTGTGGATTATCTCAACACCTATTATCCAAATCATGTGGATTGCATCATCACCAACCCGCCATATTCATTGGCCCAAGAGTTTGTGACAAAAGCACTTGACGATGCCGATGTCGTGATTATGCTTTTGCGGTTAGGGTTCCTTGAGAGTATGAAGCGATGGGAATGGTGGCAAGAGAATCCTATCACCAGTCTGATGGTGTTGTCTCAAAGACCATCATTTACTGAAGATGGTAAAACAGACGGAAGTGGGTATGCTTACTTTGTCTGGGATCGAAAGAACAGGCTGAATCTTAAGCCATTTTATTTTTTGGAGGGACAAGACGATGAGTGCCGCAAGCAAGATGCGAGGGATCGCAGAAATCGCAAACGCAGCAATCCCGCCCGAGATGAACCAGTTGTACGACAACATGGTGGAGGGGATTCACCAATGTGCCAAGAAGGGACTTTTGGGGATGGGGATGGTGATAGACCTGCCGGATCACCTGCTTGATTATTTGCCTCATATTATTGCTGATCTTCGTGGTGGAGGTTTCGAGGTTGATGTCGTAGAAGTTGAACCCTCTATGCAAGGCATTAGAGCACGATTGTATATTACATGGTAAACCCGCTTCGGCGGGTTTTTTTAGTTTTTGTGCTTGACTCCCTGCACAGCTTCAATTATGCTTCTCGTATCAGAGGAGATTGCTATGAAATTCTACATTTATCACCGTCCTATGCACACCATCAAATTCAAAGAGTACATGGGCGATCTGATCCATGTTTCTTGTGAAGAGAAAGATTTTAGCCCGGATGGGGAGCAATGGAAAATTAAACGTTGCAATCGTCCTGAGGCCGTGTATAATCGATTGAACAAAATGCTAGCTTCTGGTGGCGTCCCTTCAGATGGTATTTATCCACTATCCGACAAACGCTCACTTAAGGATCTGGTTTCTTATATGAATACTTGGGGGAGACACAATGATTAATAAAATCTATACCGTTGTTAGAGATCTGTGCAGTGAAGTTGTGGGAACATCTTCTACTGTTGGACAAATTGTAACAGCAGTCGTAGCAATACCTGCTGGGACAGAGATGGCTATTTATTCCGAGGATAAGTTGTGCGGGACTGCACGCACTAGTCGGGATGTCTACTTAACCACGGGCGGAGGATCAAGAACTTTACACTTTGGTAAGGTTGTTGATCGTACATTCGTCGTGCGTATTGGTGGTACAGTGTACGAAGGTAACGATGTGTATACCGCAGAAGAGCTGGAGATTACTGAATGAATCTTTACGCAAAGCTTACTAACCCGAATGCGGGTTGGCCTTATGATGAGAAACGAGCAAAAGAGTTTTTGAAAACTCATGATGAGGAAGAAATTCTCTCTGTGCTTGAAGTTGCTATTGGTCGTAGCAGCACAGCCATAACTCTCAATGAGCATGGAAACGGCTGGAACAGTGTTCAGTTTACATTTTTCGTTGAAGGTGAAAATGGTCTTGAAGAGTACGATATCTTCATGAATAAAAACAATCTTCACCAAATTTATAAAACTTACGTGATATGGTGATACTATGAAAGTAACTGCATTTGTGAAATATGATCTGTATCCGTATTACACTGTTGTTTTGGGTGATCTGCAAGAGAATTTTGATGTGAAAACGGCATCTGGCACATACAGTCGCGAAAAGGTCCTCCATGTGAGGCCGTCACATGAGATAGATGGTCATAGGAATACCCTTATTTCCATTAAAAAAGACCACGATCTTCTTTTACGGAAATTAAAGGTTGACTTGTTGAAGAAGAACGGTATACACTTCATCAACACAGACAATTTCTAAGGAGAAAAGATGAAAGTATATCTGGTAGGTGGCGCTGTTCGTGATGGTCTGCTGGGTCGCCCAGTTCATGACCGTGACTACGTGGTTGTGGGTGCAACGCACGAAGAAATGATTGAAAAAGGTTTCACCCAGGTTGGCGCTGCTTTCCCGGTGTACTTGCATCCTGAAACCAAAGAAGAATACGCACTGGCCCGTACTGAGCGCAAAACTGGTGAAGGTCATACTGGCTTTGAGACTTTCTTCAGCCAGATGTGACGCTGGAAGAGGATTTGTCTCGTCGTGATCTTACGATCAATGCGATGGCTAAAGACATGGAGACAGGGTTTATCATTGACCCGTTCAACGGTATGCATGACCTGTCAAACATGACTCTTCGTCATACGACGTCAGCATTCATGGATGACCCACTGCGTATTCTGCGTCTTTTCCGTCTTAAGGCACAGTTAGGGGAGAGTTGGTCTGTTGACCATAAAACATACACACTTATGTTTAATAATCGTCACCGCCTTGCGGAGATTAGTCCTGAGCGTAAATGGAAAGAGATGGAAAAGGCTTTAAATTCCAAAAACTTCCATAACTATGCTTACCACATGTCGATTATGGGCGAACTTCCAGAACTGGATGCCCTTCGTGGAGTAGAACAGCCGAGAGAACATCACCCGGAAGGAGACGCTTTCATTCATACATTGATGTGTCTGCAACAGGCCGATAAAACCTTTTGCTCTCCTCAGGTGAAATTTGCGGTGCTGTGTCATGACTTTGGAAAGGCGATCACTTTCCGTAAGTACGGTAATCTCCTCGGTCATGAAGAGGCTGGTCTTGATCCTGTGCGGACGCTGTGCAGTCGGATTCGAGTTCCTAACGAATTCAGGGATATTGCACTGTACGTGACAGAGCACCATACTCGTGTGCATTGCATTTTGGGCCGTGGGAATAATAAAGGAATCAAGCCACGTTCCATGATGAAGCTTTTCGAAGCCGCAGGTAACGTGGCTAGTCAGAAGACACAGGACAAGGTGTTTTCCTTAGCAGACGCTTGTTTCTGCGATGCCCGTGGTCGTGGTGCCACGCACGCAGATAAGGAATACCCGCAAGGAAAAATTCTCCTTGATGCTTTCGAGGCGGTTGTAAATACGGACAGCAAGGCGGTATCTTCCGCAATGCTAGAGAAAGGCAAAAGCGGTAAGGAGATCGGTGAGGCGATCCGTGTTGCACGTATCGATGCAATCCGTAATGTTCTTAAGGAGAGACCATGAAACTTGTAAGTCACGAAGATTTCAACTTGTGGTGGATAAGATGCTCTCCAAAGAATACTATAGACGCGAAGGCAGAGTATGCTCGACTTGTGGCGAGATGTGATTACCCGGCTTGGGAATTCCTTAAGTTCTTGGAAAAAGAGGCGAACAACTTTAGGACCAGAAATGAAGGGAAAAGGAAATTTCTTGTGTGGAAAAATGGAGAGCTTCCTTTCCGCATAGAGAAGGTGGAAATCTTCGATATAACTGAGTATGGGACTGATCACGCAATCAGCTTCAAAGGAATTTCTTGGGCTACTCTGTTTGAGAGAACGCTGCTCAACCATGCGTTGGCAAGACTTTTCAACCTAGCAGATAGGCTCACGGAAAAAGATGAAAAACTGCTTGAACTTGAATCTTTCAAACAGACCAGAGATGAACTTGGGGATTGGCTGGAGGCGCAGAACAATGTCTAAGGACAAAGAAGAGTACACCTACGAGAAACATCATTTCTTTCTGGACAAACATGCAGGGAAGCAAGTTTGTGCATGGTGCGGTTTAGTAGCCCTGCGTAACAAGGCCACAGACTGGTGTATCGAAAAAGGTTGTAATTATCGCTTGCATCCAAGCTACAAGGGTGCTATGTTTAAATACACAGAGTTCTTCAAAAAAGGATAGAAAAATGAATTATATCGATGATGTTGTGCTCCCCGTGTGGGCATTTATTTTCAATTACGCATTCTTGCTTATGTTCGTGTTCAGCCTCCTAGCTGGGCTGGGAATTGGTATCAGTTACCGGGCAGAAGATGATACCATCTGGGATAAGTATGGCCTGCCAGCTTTCCTTGCGGTTATGTGCGGATTATTCCTTCCAGTAATGATCGCAATAGGTGTGCTATTGCTCCCTTTTCTTGTGCTTGTTGCGGGGGTTGCTATCTTAGCATTAGGGGCATTCCTTCTTGGTAAATTTGTGAAAGAAAGGAAAGAAAAATGAAGACACGCATGTATTGCGTAGTAAATCAGTATATTGCAGGTATCCATGCCGGAATTCAGTCTGCTCATGCCATGACAGAAGTGTTCTTAGACTACCCACAGCGTAGGAACAAGGCCAGCAACCTGTTGTGGGACTGGGCGGATAGAGATAAGACGATGATCGTTCTTAATGGTGGTTACCAGTCAAACTTACAGGACCTTTGTTCAAAATTGGGGATTCTCAGTGGCACTTACCCGTGGGCCTCTTTTTGTGAGGAACAAGATGCTCTCAACGGGGCAATGACAGCAGTTGCTGTTGTGCTGCCGGAGTATATGTACAACCCACAATACATGGAAGTTACGGATCTCGTATACCGACCAGGCCAACTCGTAGGGCCGCAGATTGCTAACCAGTACCGTGACGAGTTGGGCAATGTGGTCCACAACTACACCCAAACAGAGAAAGACCTGATCACCACGATCAAATCTTTCCGCCTGAAAGGAGAATAGTATGAACGATGTTCGTGGTGACACACTTAAGGTAGGTGACTCTGTTTACATTTATTTCGGGTATAATGAGCTGAAGCCTGGCATTGTAAAAGAGATCCGTGGTAAGATGGCTAAGGTATTGGTTGATGCATACCCAAACCGGGAAGATGATGAGGACCGCTACTCTTTGTCTAAGTGGAAACCCGGTATCTGCATGGTCAAGGCGGATGAGCCTACGGGTTGGTATCCTGATGAGGTGACCCTGCTCTTAGAGGAGATCCGCAGGTTGCGGGATGAAGCTCCCAGTAACAAAGAAGGTTTACCGACTAAACAACTATGTCAACACCTCTTGAATTATTGGGACAGAAAACGACCATGTAATCTGGTCTGTTCATAAGGAGAGATAATGGAAAAGTTTGAAGTGATGCGATGCTACTCAGGTAGCCTCGCTTATGGCACAAACCTGCCAACTAGTGATGTGGATATCCGGGGCCTCTTCTGTGCGCCGCCTAAATTCATCCGCACCCCGTTCTTTAAGACCAAAGAGCAGACGCTGGAAGATGAAGAGGATGGGAAGATTTATGAGCTGACAAACTTCATGAAATTGTTTGCAGAGATGAACCCCAACATTATCGAACTGATGTTTGTCGATGATAAGGATATCCTGCAAACCTCTGAAGTTTATGACTATCTTCGCACAATTGCCCCAGCACTACTGACCAGTAAGGTAGCGTTCTCCTTCTCTGGGTATGCGATGGCTCAGTTGAAGCGTATTCGTGGTCACGATAAGTGGATCAGCAATCCGCAGCCTGAAGAAAAGCCTACGCAAAAGGAGTTCTTCCGCTTAGTTCACAACTATAGTGAGAACGAGTTCCTTGCTGGGGCAATTAAACATGATCGTTTCATGAAGGCAATGAGCAATCTCAACGATATGTGTATCCTTGTTCCTTATGGCAACGATATATACGGGGTGATGGAAAACTTCAGCAGCTCAGGAATGTTCAATGCTGATGGTTCAATTCGCCATGTTGATTATCAGCAACTCTCTGACTCTGACAAGCGGAGAAAGCCTGTCTTTATTGTCAAATACTTGGCAGAGGAGCACAAACAGGCCAAAGAGAAGCATCGTAATTATTGGACATGGAAACAGAACCGAAACGAAGTTCGTCACCAGCTCGAAGTTGATTTTGGTTATGACACCAAACATGCGATGCACCTTGTACGCCTGATGCGTATGGCAGAAGAGATTCTTTCTGATGGGAAGGTCCTCGTGAAGCGTCCTGATGCTCAGGAACTTCTCGATATCAGGGCTGGTAAGTGGACGCTTAATGAGCTACTCTCATGGGCGGATGAGAAGGATCGCTATATCCGTGAGGATTTGTACAAAAAAACACAGCTTCCTAAAATGGCGGATCTTGACCTGTTTGCAAGGGTCCTCATGACGGCTCAGGACATGTGCTGGAGCAAGATGGGATGATTGAAGCTCTGGTAGGACTTTTTGGTGTTGCATATGCGATAATTGCTGTGGTATACTCAGTAAAGATGGAAAAGGACGTAGTCCTGAAGCAGATTTATAAAGCCCGTACAGATCGGGACTGGTCTGAAATCTGCTTTGCCATTGGTTTTGCATGGCCCTTCGGGGCCTTAATCCACTATGTTATGAGGAGAAGAAATGCGACAGCTTGAGTTTATGGGTAGAATGGTAGAACTGATTTCCGAATGGCAATCAGAATATAAAATGCACAGGAATCTCTCCGAAGAGCCTGAGAACTGGCCCGACACCAGAGATCAGGAAGATTGGTTGGAGGATTTCTTTGTTTGGCTACAATGTAAGGGGTACACAGTATGAGTTATGGTCTTCTCACTCCAGAACAGGCAAAGATTATGAGAGAAAGATACTATGCCCAGCAAGGCATCGAGAGAGTTGTATGGCCTTCTTCAGGTGATACCGGAACTGTGAAGTGCTTGCATGACTCTTGTCCGAATTGTGGTGGCACCGGTGTTAGAAAAGATGGTACGGGTTTATGCTTCCACGGCATCTCTTGTCCTTGTCCCAAGTGCAGTTTTAAGTGCTGAATCGTCCCTATCTTATATGATAACCCTGTTTTTCATGATAAAATGGATCTATCATTAAGATAGGAGGTTAGTATGTTTCAAAAGATTGTACGTGAACACCCTATCCTTCGAGAGCACTGGCATACTCTGCTGGAAAAGGGTTTTATAGAAAACTCAAAAGGTTGCATCGCTCTCGTAAGGGAGCCTGTGACAGAAGAACGAGTTCTCGTCATAAGGGATGCCAAAAACGGCATCCTTTTTTCTATCAAAGTTGGTCGTCTGGACGTTACCAGAGGTTCAAACACTATAAGGCCAACAACTTACACATTTCGTGTTGGCGACATGGGGAAGCTTGATCCAGAACATCTGGAAGAGGCCTTTGATAGTTATGAAGGGTTCGAGGCGTCTATTCGTGATCTCTATAGATCGTTGGATAGGATTATCAGTGAACACAAGAAAACGCTAGGTGTAAAATACCGAGTAAAAGACTGGTTCAGAAATCCCAATAACCGCTGGTTTCTTCTGGCGGCAGTTCTCTACGGCCTGTTGACGGTATTTCTGACCTTGCACTAAGAGGAGATTCTTATGAGAGATCGTCAGGAGTATTATCGTCAGTATGCCGCTCGGCGTCGTGAGATTGATCGTCAGCGACGTTCCACACCGGAAGGTAAAGCAGAACAACTTCGTATTCGTCTTTCTCGTATTGAAGCAGAGAAACGTGCTACCCTCCATAGTGAGTGGGATGAGTTTGTCAGAGATGAGGCTGACCACTTGTGTTCTGTTCGCTGTGAAGATACTGGAATAAAGTGGGAACCAGACCACATGCTTCCGCTCAGGGCAACTAAAGTGTCCGGCCTTAACTGTGGTGATAATATCCAGGTGATACCTGCGACCCTCAACAGGAAGAAGAAAAACCGTATGATTTATACCGAAAGGAATGAATGGTTGAAAGATGTATAGAAGAAACCCGGCGAGTGCCGGGTTTTTTTTTTATTGACCTTTGGATAGCTTTTCTATCACGAGATGATCTGAATCATCCAGGTGCATCAAGTGATCAGCTCGGATATCATGTAGATATGGAAGTCCATCAACGTGGCAAAGAAACCAAGATTCGTTACGAGGATAATATCCATTTACACCGAGGACGGTCTTCTCCAGCACAAGGCAACGTTTACCGTTAAGGATATTATCCTCCGAGAACCCATACAGCAGGCAAATGGAATCAACACAAACCTTATGGTCTGGCTCGTTACGATCAGGCATACCACTATCTTCTAATTCTAGCATTTTTTATCTCCAAAGTTAAGTTTTTGTTTTACAAAAGCAATAACCACTTTCTTATCGGCCTCTGTCATCGTTTTAAAATCACAAAGCCCTAAACTCTCATTTGTCTCAGCGTGAGAGTCCCTTAGTAGTAGTGTTGCATAATCATATGCTAATGCTGCAAAAATTGGGTCAGTGAACCCATAGAAGGTATACCTCTTTCCCTTATACCTTATTTTTGCCTGATATTTACCGCCCCTTGGATCTATGCTGACACCTTTGTAAGGGACTTCTCCCTTCTTCAATCCTGTATTATGCTGATTCCTCTCGCTATCTGAAGACCTGAGATTTTCGAATGAGTTATCACTCCTTACCCTATTTCTGTGGTCAATCATAGGTGGAACATATCCTTTCATATATAACCACGCTAATCGGTGTGCGGAATACAGTCTGCCATCTATTTTTATAACTCTGTACCCGTCTTTATTTATGTATCCCGCAATTGTTCCTGCCTTTACATTTCGAGAAAGGGTCTTTAACCAGACAAACATTCCTGTCTTATCATTGTAATGCAACACTGCTAACAACCTTTCTCTTTCTATCATAATTTAGATACCCTTTCTGGTGAAATTTCCTGCCACCACCAATCTTTCTCGTGAAGACGATAAGACACATAGACCTCAATGGTATCCTCATCCTTACGGATGGTTCTGGTGTAAATATCCCGAATGGTTGCCTCGAATTGACCATCGACCAGGACAATTTCATTGAACCTATACTTGAACTGCTCTTCAACTTTCTCTGACATGCTTTTCTCCTCTAAATTTCTCACAATGAGAAGTATACGAACTCTCTTAATGAAAATCAAGTATTGACACTACCTTTCTTTCTGTCATAATGGAAGAACAAACAACTTCAAAGGAGAGATTATGAAGAGCGTAAAATTGACAATCACCCCAACCTATGTTTCACACTGGGCATGGTGGAAGGTGCTCGCGAGCTTATACAGAATGCTATTGACTCTGGTGATCACGACGTAACCTTCATCAAAGACAGTATCTGCATTGACTCCTATGGTGGCAAACTGCCAATTCAGTCGCTGCTCCTCGGTAAAACCTCAAAAGAGGACGACGAGACAAAGATTGGTAAATATGGCGAGGGCATGAAGCTGGCCTTTCTGTGCCTGCTACGTGAAGGTGCAGATGTAACCATGTGGAACGGTAAGGATGTATGGAAACCGACCCTAGAGATGGACGATGCCTTCGACGAGAAGGTTTTGACTATCAATATCGAGGAAGGGGTCTGCGATAATCGTCAAGACACTCATGTCTCCGTCCTTATCAAGGGCGTTCCTGATCATATCATCTCCCAAATTAAGCGCAACTACGCTCCGGCGCGTGATGATTTAGAAGTTGTCGTCGAAGCCGATGGTTATGGTAAGGCATACGCTAAGAAGAACGGCAAAGATTGCCGCCTCTACGTGAATGGCCTGTACGTCACCACTGTAAAGGGTAACTATAAATTCGACTACGATTTCCCGGCGGAGGTTTTCACACTGGACCGCGATCGAAATCAGGCACAGGACTTTGAAGTTCGTTGGAACGCTACCCGACTCTTATCCCAGTCTAACGATGTCTTGATGCTGGCAGATTTGGGTGTTGGTCACTACGACGACCTTGAACACTTCGACTATCAGGATGAGTGTAGCTTCTACAACCGCCGCTATGCGCCTGAAACTCTAAAAGACCATGCGGTAGAGTTTTTCCGTCAGAAAAATGGAGATAAGGCATTCCCTATCAATGATGGGTGGACAGATAGTAGAAAACGATTGGTTACCGAAATGGCTATCGGTCAGGGAAAAACCCCGATCACCGTGAAGAAGGCAGCATACCAGATGCTGAAGTCTGAATTTAAAGTCCCGGAAACCATCGATAAGATTGTTGAATTCAAGGCCCTTGAGTATCTTGAGAAATTCCTTGATAAACATGGTAGGAATCTATATAGTAAGGCACGCAAGGACTTGGAAAATACGATCCACATGTTGAAAGTTGCTAAAGGTGAAAAGGAATGAAAAAATTCTGCATCTACGGTCGGATGAGCGTTGACAACGGATGGTATTTATGTAAATCTGGTATCAACGAAGGTGAACTTGCCAAGTGGCTGGACTATTACCGGGAAACTTGGCGTTATGTTAAGGGAATTTCTTACGATGAATAAGTTCAGGCTGAAATGTCATGGTGGCCGTTGGTGGGTGCAGGAAAAATTCTTTGGGTTCCTGTGGCTAACCATTTGGAATTCCTCTTTGACGAAAGAAAGTGCAATGGCAAAGATTGCAGAGCACGTCCAGGAAAAAGAGGATGAGTGCATTTACTATCCAACACGGGAAGAGATTATCTCCGCAGTCTCTGCTAAGATGTTGCGACCAGGCCCACCACCAGCCCCTCCTTCCAAGCCTTAATGAGGATAAAATATGATTTACGATGATTTGGTTTTGATAAAGTCTGCTCTGAAGAAATCTCGGAGCAATGGAATTTACTTCAGGGACCCTAAGTGGTTACAGGGCATTTACATCTACCTATCTAAGGAGGGTAGCTTGTACATAGTCTACAGCTTGGGAACCATGTTTGGAGGAGAGGGCTATCGATGCACTCAGATTAATGAGCACGTCCTCCCCAGTCTCGGCCACAACTTTGAGATTTGGGAAGGTTCTATATGATTGAAATCTGGAAAACCCTGGGGTGTGTTTTCATGTCCTTTGTGATGGGGACCGGGCTGGTGCAAACTACCGAGTCCCATGAGTTCATCGGGATGTTGCTGTTTGGAATGGCCTTTGCCTTCTGGACTAATCTCTCCCTTCTACGTATTTTTGGCGATCATTAGGAGTTAATATGGGAAGCACTTTTACTGTACAATACTGGACAAACGCCCACGAGGGCGAGTATAAATATTACGTGTTCTGGCAGGGTGGAAGCTTTGACGAGGCCCTTCGACAGATGGTAAAATGTAAGGGCGAAGGCTACGGTTGCGTGAAGCTGGAATGGCGTTAACATATGGGCGCGAAGCGCCGCGCCGCCTCAATCCAGTACTCGCTACGCCGGGGCCTGGATTTTGCCGTCGATCTTTTTGTGAAGGAGTTTTCGTGGAAAATGTTAAAAAGGCATTAGAGCATCTTGATACAACGCGTCCCGGTATTCGATGGGCGGGAGGAGTTTCTCGTGGCTATCAAGGCGCCCTTGCATATGTAGAAAATATTCGTGCAGCGGCTGAGGCTTGTTGGTACATTCAGGAAATGGCTGACTGGACAAAGCGCTTTGCTTTGAAAGAAAAGACGAAGGCCATTGTTGGTCATGATCGTATTCTTTTTGGAAAAGAGCCTTGACACCTCCCGGATAGTAATATATCCTCAGGGTATCTACTCAAGAGGAGGAGCTATGAATTTCTGGATAATGAGAGCGATCGTCCGCGATCACTTCAATGCGGAAAGAAGTGGTGTTTATGAGAACCTCGGATGTCTACCTTTTATCCTGAAAGTCGTAGTCATCGTTCTCATCATCGCGGTACTTAATCACTTTGGTCTTTGGGAGTAAGAGATATGCTTGCTTTAGTATTTACGTTTTTCCTGTTCATTTTGAACGCGGTTTGCTGTGGTTTGCAGGCATTAACACTCCTGCTTCGTGAAAAAGAAGACCCGTTTGTTTTTCCTGGTATCATGATGATTGCCCATGCATTCCTTTCAGCATGGATGTTCAATGTTTGGTGGGAGATGGCACCATGAATATCTTTACAGATGCACGGGCCTACACACCGCTTACACCTGAAGAGCGTGAGTGGATAAAGCAAGAAATTGCTGTCGCTGAGGCGCAGTTAACAGATGAAGTTTGGATCGAAAACTACGTAAAGGGATGTCATGAAGATGGCATGACCTCTTTCGATCGGGAGCTGGTCATTATGTGTATTCAGGCCGACCTTTATGGTATGAAGAGATGCCTGAAGCATAACTATGTCATTCTTTGGTGAGAGGGCCAATGAAAGATATTGATAAGATGGGGACAGAGACCTGCCCACACTGTGAGGCTACTCTGCCAGCACAGTTATCACAGAACGCTATACGCTGCATGTTGATTTCACTGGCATACCTTATAATCAGGGTGATAACAAGGTGATTTCTGGGGGTAAGCGTTATGTATGCGATTCTTGTGGGAAGGATGTCTCTAAGTTAATACCGACACCGGGAGTTATGAAATGACCACAGAAGAATACCTGAAAGAACTCTCTGATGAGCGACTGATTGAGTATGCCGAGACGGCAGAGAGTTACCTGGTAGAACACCCAGAACCTGAAATTCTAAAAGGTCGTAGCCAAGTCCGTAAATGGGCCAGCTTTGCTCGTGAAGAGCTGGAACGTCGTAGATTAACGAAGGTGGGGAATGGAAAATAACATAACCAGTCTTATTAGAAAGATAAGAGATATTTTCCCGCCTCAAGTAGACGTCAGTTGGGTAGGAAAAAACGGAAAATGTTATCAAGTAGCCTTGGTGCTCAGACACATTTTCCCGGATTCAGAAATATGTTACTCCCCAAGTGAAGGCCATGTTTATACCAAAATAGGGAAGGTGTTCTACGATATAGAGGGGGCACATTTATCCGTCCCTCCCGATACCACCAGATTGGATCATAACCGTGGGCACAAGCCGCACAGATGGCATAAAAGCTTTGGTGACACACCTATCGATAAATGGATAATATGAGATGAACACCCTAAACACCTACACGAAAGTCTTTCACTTCTGGTGGCAAAATCTGGGAAGGCTCGATGTCGGCTCAAAAGATGAGGCACTCAGAGGTTGGCGAGACTGTATGCTTAAGCAGCACGAAATCAATGACAAAGGGAGTATCCTTCGGGGAACAGATGCTTATTGCTTGGGGTGGAACGCCGCTGCCGAGTTTATTCTTGGGGAGAATTACTATGGCTTACAGAACATTTGATGAATGGAACGCCCGTGGGAGGATCGTCAAAAAGGGCGAGAAAGCTATGGGTCACCTTCTTGACGGAACTGCTCTTTTTGGAAAGGAGCAGACCAAAGGGAAAAAGAGTCGTGACTGGGGAGAGGTTGACCTGGGGGATGCACCAGACTCCTGGTACATGGGTGGGCCTGAGGATTATTATCAATGAAACATATCCCACTGAAGAAGTGCAAACCTATAACCTACTGCAAATTCTGCAAAGCCATTGGCATCCGCAGGCGCTGCACAGTCATGACGAAATACCAACCGCCGTGGGGACTGCGTGACTGGTACAAGCACTACGCCTGTGATGAACACAAACACCTGATTGAAGACCCCGACCCACGGGGAATCATGGAAGCTGCTGCAAAGAACCCTGCTCCACCACAAAAAGTTGCACGTGATGAGCACTACACAGAAGCTGACTATCAAACCTGGATGAGGCTATAAATGATAAAACATTGCCATAATTGCAGTGCCTGTTGTGAAGTTATCGCCATAGATAACATCACGCACGAAGAATTTCACGAAAAGGTCAGGACCGGAAGAGTATCGGCTATCCACGGGGAGATGATGAAACCAATCTCCAGGGATGAGGCCTACAAACGGAATCCTCTTGTTGTTACAGGTCGTGAAGAGGTTGGTAAAGGAACAAAACACTTCACCAGCTACTTTACCTGCACAAAGCTGAAAGACAACAAGTGCTCAATATACGAGGATCGCCCGTACATGTGCAGCGGATATCCGTTCTATGACCGAGGGCCTGTGGACACACAATCACATGCTTCTCTGTGCAAGACACAGCTTCGCAGGAAGGACACCCCGTACTCCTCAACATGCACGTATGTCCCAAACCTGATCGCAGTCAAGAATATCTGACCCACACAACAAGGGAGCCTGAAGAGGCTCCTTTTCTTTTATCTAAAGTGGCGCATCAATTTTCCTTGACGTAAACAGTCAGCCCTGATATAGTCATTATACGCCAAATCTCCTGAAGCGGGAGGATACAATCACCACCCCTGCGTGAAAGGTTGCACATCCCATTAACACACATAATATGAAGGGTCTCCCCGATATGTCGATAAAACTCCATTTCATAAACACATTGCCGTAACGTGTCGATGCCATAAACATTACGGTGCGAAGCACTTTGCCAAAGGCAAAAACCTCCGGTGCTATAAATATATCGCCTTGGGCGATTAGCCAGAGGCTAACCCGTACACGGGTAAATATATCGCGTAAACAGGCCCCTGTTTTCCCCGTATAACCACCCCTTCCCCCCGTGGGGAAATCAAAACAGACCCCCTGCCGAAAATATCACTTGCCGAAAAATATCATGGCTTGGTCCTTGGGTAAAAAATATTGTATTCGCACCATCTGCGGTGCTAGACGGACAGCTCCTGGCGTCAACTATCTTTACGGATCTTTACAAAATATCATGGGCAAGGTCGATCCGGTTCCCGGTTCCTCGGGGCCTCTTCAGGCATGATAGTTACTTGCCGAAACTAATAATAATTGGGTGTGTCAGATAGCAAGCTTATGGTTTGCCAGCTTACAGCACGATTTACTCTTGACAAGCTTATATTTATATGAATTACACCATTTAACATAAAACACGTTATACGCACTGGCTAACAATACATAGCAGACTAATAATGCCCCAATGTTACCAGTGTGACACATAGGCCAGCCGCTTCAGGTCATTACATGGTGTGACTGTTATCATGGTGATAGTTTCATGTGTGATTATTCATCTTTCAGGGTTGTTTTGTGAATGAGATGACGAATGAGAATCATTATTATTTCGATTTCGAATTCAATTTCGAAATGAGAATCATTCCGTAAATATAAATATTTTGTAAATTTATAAATAAAAGCTTGACAAGGAGAGAGAATCGTGTTTAGCAATACACTAACACACCATACAATTTTGAGCATTTCCGCAATGATAATCATTCCCATCAACCCTTGCTACGCAAGGGATTGATAGCTATTCTCTATGATAAATTTATATTGACACTTCAGGCAAACTATGCTCAAAAACAACATGTTTTCATTATCAATAATTCTGGTTTGTCAACCATTATTCACGATTTAATGCGATTTGATCGCATATAATAACACGGGTTTACTATCACCAGCGACACAATAACACGAGAGCGATCACGCAGAGCGTGATCGGTGTTATCGTGGCGATGTGATAAAATAAGTTTGCTAATCATTACGGATGTAATGATCTTAATGATAACAATTTTCATTCGCTCTTAGGCGCTAACGAGCCACGATAACGCGAACGAGAATGCGATTTGTTCGCATTTGAGTTACTCTCGTGTTATTGTGTCGCTCGCTACGCTCGCGCCACTCCCCACGATTACGCGAACGATTTTTATTTGACAAGATTTTATTTTAGTATCGCAAGGCGATTTTAACAGGATGTTAAAACACTTGAAAAGTGTATAGTTATGCTCAATAAAACCAGTTCACACAATAGATTAGATGATAAAAGTTATCATTTGAGAGTGATTCTCACGCTATGCATACATAATGCGTAAAAATGCATATTTTATTCAGTTAATAACATGCGTTATTAATTGTGGGGGTTGTTAGGTAGGGCCATACCCTTTTAAGCGCAATATGCGCCATTCTGAGGGACTTTATCCCTTGCCCTGGCTAGTGGGTTACCGCCTGGAGATCTCGATTATGCAGGTTTTAGTCACCTATCACTTTTTGATTATTGATTGATAAAACCTAACATATAAAAACACAAAAGCCGGGAGTTGCCCGGCATTATTTTTGGGGAGTAGTGGAGCCTTACAGCGCGATAGCCAGCAGGCCAGCGATCAAGAAAGGGAGATCATAACGGTCTAAACGATTAAAGCGATTAAGTTTAATCAGGGTGTAAAACGTCAATTGTAAAACGTCGATCATGGTGTTAAACCCTTGCGCCGTTGTCTCAGTCGTTACCAGACAGGCCAGCCAGTTAAAACACGTATTAGACACTAAAGCAATAAGGCAAGCCAGCAGGGTAGCGCGTAAAAGGCTTGTTTTGCTTACAATGTAAATCATGTTTGTCATTTGGTATTACTCGTTTAATGAGGGAGGTAAAAGAATAACAGACGAAAAAGGGCGCTGCAATAGCGCCCCGATGTTATTTTGCTAATTAAGCTAATTCAATCTCAAATAAAACGCCCATATAGCGATCATCACCTGAAAGCGTAGTAACAATTTTTACACATTCTTCAAAGGCCCAAGCATTGTAGACCCCTGGCGAACATAAGACACATAACCGGTTTTTGAAGTGCTTTTGATATTGTAGCGGATATTTGACATTTTATTTACCTTCGGTTTTGCGGGTTGGTTTCTTCCCGCCCTGAAATAAATAATAGTCGAAAACATCTGGCTAGGCAAGCGTTTTGCCTTTTCTTTACAGCCTCATTCACTGATTAGGTTAAATTCCGCCTCAGGGTGATAAAGGTCGGCCATATAGCGCTTTTTGTAATAGAAAGATACTTCCACAATGTGGGGCGCTTCGATTTCTATTTGTGTGATAGTCACTAAACCAGGTTTAAAGCCTGGTGCAATGTCCGGTAACTCAATGACCATTCCGCCTTTTAATTCCTTCGCTTTTACAGTTCTCATGATCATTAACCTTTTTTGCGTTTAGTTACTTTGATTACTTTAAGGCCCTTTTGTTCTAAAAAAACTCCGGGCGGCGGCTTTTGCCTGGTCTGATAATTCATCGTAATAAAACATTCGTACACTAATCATTTTTTAATCCCCATGAAAGGAAAGCAAGCCAGATCGGCGGGGCGCAAGTGATCTACACGTCGCCAGCCTTTTGTCGTTTCAACCAAAACACGGTTTTCAATCCAGCGATAAATTTTACCAGATCGCATATTGAGAAAACGTATCATTTGCATTTACCAGTAAAAGTTGCCCCGGCGATCCGGGGCCTGGTGTACACTATGACACAATGGCGGGACGGTTTACAACGGTTGTTTTAACGTCTTGATAGGTATCATGTTTTTTAATGGTAGCCTTAAACTTAACAACCGCGCCAACCGGGCCGAACTCTTTTGATCCGATGTATGTTACCAGGTCATTACCCTGGCGGATTTTAATAATATAGTATGATGATTGATTCCATTCATCAATTTTGAGATAAGAGAAAACGATCTCACCCTCAAAAACCAGGCGATCGCCAATGTTGCCGATCCAATTACTTTTTAAATCCTCGGCTTTACGATCGGCGCGTTTTTGGTCACGGGCTGCAATGTAACCATGATCAAGAGCATAGCCCAAACATGCCGCGCTTAATGCTTCCATTACCGGGCCGTTGTCTGGCTTGTTTGCCATATCGGCAAAAAATAAAACATAGGATTCTTTAACATCGGCAAACGTTTTACCGCAATGTTTACCAAACGGAAAGCGCCCCGCTTCGATTTCTTCGATCCGGGTTGTATCGACGATTGACAATTTACCGCGACGTTGCCCCAGCTCAAAATCTGCGTAGCCTGCAAAAACTTGTTCAAAGTTTTCTGTATTGGCGATCCGCGCGGTTACTCGATCAAAATATTCCTTTGCTTTAATTTCTGCTTTCTGTGGGTCGGTTGAAAGATTGCAGATGTAAGAATCTGCAAAAACGTTACCGCCAAAATTACGGCGGCGTAATGTGTACATTGCATTCAGCTTGCCGGAGTCGATGTAATAAGTAACGGTGATTTTAGTAGTCATTCTGTTTTACCTCGATTTGTGGGCCGTCGCATCATTGCCGCCCTGTGCATTAAATATAATAAAAGTCGCCCACGTTTGCAAGCGACTTTTTAGATTAATTTTCTCAATCAGTCAGCACGGAAAACATCGTTTACAATAGCAGTTGTAAGCATCCAGACCAGATCCGGGGAAGTTATCGGGAGACTATCCGCCTGTTTTATTGTTACTCCGCTTCTTTCAAGAGTGTAGGCGATAAAATGGCGGTTTTCAAGTTTTCCATTATGGGATTGAATAGATTTTTCAGTACGGATCAGGACAGTTAAAAGGTCCGCTTGTTCGCTGTCATTAGCATGACAAAACACTAACATGGTTTTTTCACCCTGGCGATTAAAGTTACAATTAACATTATCGTTAACATTTTCCAGGAAGAAAAATTTGTTTGCCTTTTCCATACTCTTTTACCTTTCTATTAGTGGGTCAATATTGCCCGGTCCAAGTAATATAACCTAACCGGGCGGGGGGGATCAATGATTATTTTTGCTTTCCGGCATCGGTTCGACTTCCGGCGATGGTATGCAAGCCGGGTTAATCCAGCGCTCTTGACGTTGATAATCAACGGCGACGATCTCGCATGTCAATTGATCATCATAACTTTCAACTACATAATCATCACACTGTTTTAACGCCAGCGCACTATAAAAACACATACCCGCGAATACTTCAAACATGTTAACCGCCTTATTTTTTCAGAGTAATGATCGGGCGCTTGTCGCCCTCTTTGACGCCAGGATCTAACGTATCGCAGATCCCCACCTGCTCACCCTTTTTCAAAGTGTAGCTGTTTTCGTACACCTCGCAAGCTTGTTCGTCATCAAAAACTTTCTTTACAGTCCAATCACATTGTAATGACATAGAACTAACAGAAATATGACAAGCCAATAAAATAAATCCGAACATGATAGCCGCCTTAATGGGGCGCAAGGCCCCGGTTTGATTATTTGTTGATCTGATTTGTCTGATTATAGATCCCATATTGAACACGGGACACGGTAACAGATTGAGGGAGTAAGCAACGAACGCGATCCGCGCGGTTGTCATATTTTTTGATATGTGCCGGGGTATTGTTGCGGGTAAACTTAACACGCAAACGTAATTTATTGGGATCGCGGTCATCGATTCCGGTTACCACACCAAAAGCGATTTGACCATAGTTATGATAAACCATTTTACCCAGGAACTTTGATTCAAGAGCGGCGATGTTAGATTTTACGTTTTGCATGTTGTTTACCTTTTTCAGTGTGGCGGTGAATTCCGCCACTGATTAAAGGATAGCATAACGCCGCCAGGATGCAACAAATATTTTTAAGAATTGTTGAGAACTGTTCTCATATGCAGCGATATGCATAGAAAATCGCTGTTATGCAATTAGTTTCAACTGGTTACTAAATTTGTGGCGTTTTGAGCGCGGCGAGGCTATCCGATACCCTCTAAAACGCCCTAAAATCGATTGTAAGCGCTTCAATGTGTAACCCTGGTAAGTGCATTGCTACGCTGAGATCTCCCCATATTCACTATTTTGAATAAAAAAAAAGCCGGGAAGTTATCCCCGGCCTGGCTATTCACCTGCTACGGCGTATCGCTGCAAATTACGTTTACGATCGGCAAGGCGTTTATTTAACTTCGGGTCGTACTGGTCCGGCGACCATTGAACCGCAATCCGTTCCGGCTTATGCCGTTTGTTGTTACGCTCGCGCCGCTCGTTAGTCTCACCAAAAGCAAGGCGATCGCGCTGGCTTGTCATCTTCTCAAAGTTGCGGCTTTTTGCTGTCATATCTTGATCCCCTGTGGTTGTATGTTTCCGCTCGCCATTCCGCGATCTGTTTTTTGCGATACTCGATCAGCTCTTCGATGTAGTCGAAAGGCCCCTCTTTATGTACCAGGACCACGCCGCCCCGGTGCTTAATCTCACAAATCAGGCCGCTACCTTCCAGATCATTCAACGGCCCGGATCGCCTGGTGTGATACTCCTCACCCTGGAAGCGATATTCTATATAGTGGAACATTGTTTTAACCCTGTACCAGTAGTAAAACCATTTTACAACACGCCAGATCCTGGCGTGAATTTTTGCATAATAACAAAATATGAGTAGAATCAAAAATTCTTTCATATTACGCAGCGCTGTTTTTAAATGACTTATCATGGCCGCCAAAATGTAGGCCGATATAGTGACCGACATCAAAATAATCTGTCATTATATCACTATTATTATAATTATCTGTATTTAATGCCTCGATGATTTCGCCAACTGCCTTTTTGAATTCAGGAGTTTTGCAATATCTTTCATAGTGGTATGTGTTTAAATCCTTGTGCCCGTTTTCCCGTTCCCAATCTGTTAAATCTAAAACATCATCCAAATTGAACGGCGCGGATCGAACGGTACAACGGATCGTAGAATAGTGAATTACTTTAAACGTAACTTTCCAACCTTTTGGCAATACAGCTTTCACTGCTTCAACAATTTTCGCTTTCTTTTCTTTGTTCATGTAAGCCATTTTGTTTACCTTTTAGGTTATGCCGGGGACAATTCCCCGGCTTTAATCAGTATAGCGGTTTAAAGAATCTTTGCAACGTCTTTATAAGACCATGCAAAAAGAGAATTTTGCTTGCCTGGTGCAACATCCGCCAGACGTCCAGCAAATCGGGCGCGGTTATGGGGGAACTCAAAGACAACCACGCGCCCGGATATCATTTCCACGCGATCACCGTTTTTCAGAAGTTTGATCCGGTCAATCAGTGCTTTATGCTCTTTTTTGTGTTTAACATGTTGACGACAAGCGGCGCGCCAATTAACAGAGAATTCATCTTGTTGCGTGGATCGCTTAAGGAATTTTTCAGGACAATTGTAATAACACGGGCCGCAGGATTCGTCCATATCTTTATAAAAAACCACACCATCTTTGCGGGAAAGGATTGTAACACGAATGTAAAGACTTTCATCTCTCGCCCTTGCAAGCTGATAAACTTCATTGCCTACAATAGACGTTTCGATCACGCGGTTATCAGTCAGATAATTTTCAACAAATTTTTTGTTATTAAGATTAGAATAAATGCTAGTCCAGCCCATTTTATTTACCTCGTTTAGTGTTTAGTTTGTTGGTGCCTGGTAATTATAGGCCTTTCCGGGCCTGATGTCAAATGATACGTTCGAATTTATCAAATCTTTTTGCGGATCTGCCGTGAACGTCGATCACGACGTTGGCGCGTTTACCGTCGCACAATCCGCAATCTAGACAACTAATGCCGTGCGTTGTATTAACGCAAGTGATCTCCCCTTCCAGGCGTCGCATATTGGGAGTTTTCACGCGGAAAGTTTTATAACCCTTGCCCCATGCTGTGATCGCTTGTTTTTCCGTATCGGCTGAGATCTGGCAAATGGTAGCGATACGATGATCAAAATTCTTATGGTGGATCTGGTGAGTGTAACCCGTGTTACCTTGCGTATGGTTGACCATGTTTTGCCATACCTCAAAAGGGACCGCCGCCGGATCACCGTAGGAACCTAAACGGATATAACGCCCCGCAAAATGTACCAGATCGCGAGAATCAAGATCTTTATAGTTGCCTTTTTTGTAAGACTTCCAGACTGACAGTGGGGCCTGGTGTAACGTCACATAACAAGCGCCGTTTAAGCTGGTACGATGGGGACACATACCGCAAACAGATGAATCAAGTTTTTTAGCGCTCGCCTCCAGTGGGCTAACATCTTCCCGCATGATCCAGGTCTGGATCATATCGCCGGTTTTATCGTTAGCGGTTGACATTGTAGCAATGACCACGATCGGGGCCTTATCCAGAACTGACGGGCCTTTATATAATACATAACCCTTTTTTGCTGTGGATTTTTTACCCGGTACACTATGCACGATCTCGGATTCTGAGTTGACAACCAGACCATTATTAAGTTTAAACGTAGACATTGCTTTTTACCTCGATTTATCGCGGCCCTTGCCGCCTGAGAAAACACTTTATCAAAGGCGCTAACTGAAAGCAAGCGCCCAGGATAAAATATTTTATTTAGCCAGGGATAAGGTTTTACCGTGGTTAATTCCAGGGATAACCCATTGCCCGGCGCCATCTTTAACAGGTTGACGTAAACGCGCCGCCGTGGTTACCTTGCTGTTAACATTACGGGCAAAAGCGCGGGCCTGGTCACGGGTAGTAAAAGAAATGTTTTTCATGTTGTAGCCTCTTTTGTTGGTTACTGTGGGGCGACTTGCCCCGACGTGATAAACTTTAAGAGATAGCGATCCCCGCGTCAATCCCCTGGATGAAAATAAATTAAAAATATTTTTGTTCGTGTGGGCTTGCGCCCCGGCCTGGTTAGGGTACTATATAAGGACGCCCACAAATAAAGGTAAACGAAATGGAAAACGCAAAAGTAATAACGAGTGAGACAATGGTCACCCTTTCCACCTGGGAGACGGAAAGCGCAGCGCCCCAGGTTAGGGTTGTGCCTTTACCCTTCGCGTTGAAAATGTATAATGCAGGATTTACCAGGGTGAGAATTGTAGCGGAAAACGGGGAAGTGATCGCGGACTCCTGGGAGTAAAAAATATTTTATCGCGGGGCTTGCAAACGGCCCCGGCCTGGGTTATATTTATCAGACAGGAGAAGAGACGCCACCCCACGGCGAAAAGGCGGGGCTAACATACCAGGCGCGGAGACCTGGTTGGAAGGTGGATCGCTGGTACAACGTATTTACAAAGGAGGCTAGCAGATGAAAAAAGTTTATGGTGTAGGGGTTAACGATAGCGCAAGCCCGATCAAAGGTTGTCGATTCTATGCAACGTGGCGCAACATGTTACAACGTTGTTATAGTGAATCATATCAGGACAAAAGGCCATCTTATAAAGGTTGTATTGTTTGTAATGAATGGTTGACGTTTAGCACTTTTCGTGCTTGGATGGAACAGCAGGATCACCAGGGAAAACAATTAGACAAAGATATAATAATACCAGGTAATAAACTCTACTGCCCTGATCGTTGCGTATTTGTAACGCAAGAAATGAATAGTTTGCTAACAGTCACAAAGAGTAATAAAGGGAAACAGCCGCTCGGTGTTTCCTTTTTAGATCATAAGCCATTACCGCGCCCCTACTTGGCAACGGTGCGACACGGGAACAATCTGGAAAGGTTAGGCTATTACTCTGATCCGTTGTCTGCCCATCTTGCATGGAATAGGCGCAAACGTGATATTATAGCGGCTGTTGCTTTCTCATGTACCGATCATCGGATCGCCGCTGGTTTGGCTTTACGTGTTGACGCTCTGGATCTGGCTTACGAAAATAAAGCGGAAATAATTTGTTTATGACGCTTGACAAGCGCCCGGCAAGGGCGCATAATCTCTTACATAGACGGGAACGCCTACCAACGGCGATAAACTTGGGTGATGATAGCCGCAGGGCATCGATAGCTATAATCGCCGGCAGCTCGCCTAAAGCCTATTTGTAAAGAATTGTAAAGACGCTTGCAACATGGGGCCGTGTATCCTATATTATACACATAGCGGGAACATTGAAACCGGAGTACAAAACACCGGGGGTGCCTGTCATTCAGCAAATGAGAATGATTATCATTCAAATAACTAAATAAGAATGCTTCTCATTCAACAAAAAATTTAAATATTGACTTCTGATTTTTCATGTGAGATACTGAGCGATACCCCTAAAAAATTTTTTCGCGTAAGAAAACAAATACGATCTGGAAATTGAGATCTCGATCGAGAACCGGGCCGAAAAATTTTTTCTAGAGAAAAAACAATTACGATCTCGATTTTGAAAAACCGATCGAGAACCCGGTTGATATAGAGAAAAATTTTTTGATAGTGAGAGCAAATACGTTTTTGAAAACGAAAAGTCGATCGAGAACCCAGAGTTTTCTACCTGAAAATTTGAGATATCTTTTTCGCCTATTTGAGATAAATGTCCAATCTTGATGCCAAGATACCTATAGCAATCATACACTTGTGCATCATTTTTCGACATAGCTTCCACAAAGGTTTGAGATAATCTACTCCCAAAACTCTTTATTTAAAAATTTGCAGGGAAGATGAAATCCGTTTCAAAAACGATTTTGAAAACCATTTCGAATTTTAAAATATCTTTGGGATATTAAATATCGTACAAATATCCCACAGTTTTGAATCTTATCTTGGATTGAAAATATCCTTCCATTTAATAATATCATAGGTTGTGCCTGTAGAAATTTCATACATTTGAACCTCATCTGGAGTCGGATTACAAATGTCAATGAAAAATGTGCTCAATACAGAAATCAGGAACCGTTCTGTCTTTCCTGGGACTGTGTAAACAATACGCATATCCCCGGGAATAGGAGAAAGGACCAAGGAAGTAGGGCCATTCATAAGTGTAACGGTATTATCAGCAATCTTGATACGACCATCGACACCATACACCAAATCGTGAGCAGAAGAATAATGTGCAAGCACCTCTACTACCGGGTTACCGACAAGGTTCACGAGGTAATCAAGATACAGGTCTCGCCATCCACGATTCTGCATCATGTACCGTATATGGGAGCCTCCATCAAACATCTCGCCAAGTTGTTCTGCGACCCAGGCAACACCATTTGCAATGTCTTCTCTATTCCAGGTGTTGTCGATATCTAAAATATCCTTGCTGAACTTATTCAGGCGGCGCATGGCATTGAGTACATACTCACCTCTTTCAACGAAGGCACGTTCAGTGTCCTTGGCATAATCGAGAAGCCCTTCAACCTCTGAACCTGTAGCGTATTGTCTAAGGTCATCAAGTACGCTTTTCACACTTTCCTTGGCTTGGTCGAAATTCCTTTCGTCAGCCTCGTCAGCAGAGAATTCCACACCATCAAGGGCATATACTGCATCAAGGTAAAGCCTTTTAAGGTCATTCTGCATATCTGGGAAAGCATAACCAACCTTGTTATGAGGGATAAGTTCGAGAGTGTTTAAAATAGTAGTCATCGTGTAGCGTCCTGTAATCAATCCTGAGGCGTTTTATGCAAAGGCAGTACGTTTGCCTACCTTGTATACTAAAAACCCCGCCACGGCGTTTCTACGCATCATACGGGGTATCATAGCATATGTTTTTCAGTCACGTTTCATTTGGTAGCGCATATACGCCATATTCATCTTGTGTTTTACGTCGTAAGTAACCGGAAGATTACCAAATACAAAGTAGCAGACATCATACATGATCTCCCAGAACTTAAAAACCAAATATTTAGACCGTTTTTCTAAGCTCATCATCTCACCTCCACAGGTTCAATAAAATAGTTCTGACCTTGTTTTGTTTGACAAAATGAACCAACGTACCAGACACCGGAACCACCATGATGGGTGCTACGGAGGATATCATATCCGAGAAGCTTTTCCGCTTTTTGGACATTTTCTGGTGCATCGACTATCTTCATCAGCAAATCAAAACCAGACATCGACATCAGGAACTTGTTCCCACCTTGATCGACCATTTCGATATTAGCAGCAGAACGACCACGACTGAATCCAGTGTACTGAAGTTTCAGCTCGCTAATTTCATGACGATCGGAAACATCCACCTTATCCCCCATCTTCCAGTCATGGGCATACCCGGTATACCAAACATTACTGCCTTTCAGGTATAGTGCGGGATATCCACGCTTTCCTAACTTAGCCATGCTTACCCTCGTTATTTTCAATACCAAGGATCATACCCTGGAGTTGTTGTTTCATTGGAATCAGGATTGGCATATCATCAATCCAGACATCGGGTGTCCAGAGGTTTTCTGCACACACTTGGGCCTTTTGTACACCACTACAGTAGATTACTTTGATATCCAGCTCATTAGCCCAAAACTCAATGTCCGAGTTATTATCAGTCGGATATCGGAAGGTAACGAAACGAACATCGAAGTCACCCTCGATGACCATCAAATCAACAATGTGGTGCCACAAGGTTGGATTTAACGTGAAAGTATCATCGAAGTCAAGTGCTATTTTCTTTTTCTCGAATGGTTTCACTTTGCCCCCATCTTCTCTACAATACGGTCCCACTTATTGCACTTCTTATCAACATAATGCTCAAGACGACACTGGACCCTCTCTGCGATTTCTTTCAGGTCAGAATCGCTAGAGTCTTGAAGCTCAAGCATGTATGCTAGGTCGATTGCACAGTTGATCACATCAGCGATCTCTGCAATTGCAGGTTCATCACAGCGATAAGGACGATTCAGTGCTCGTGCCAGTTCCCCAACTTCCTCTACCAGATTCATCATCACAGAAACAGTAGACCGGGCCTGCGCCCGGACTGAGGACTGGAGGACGCGTTCAGCGATTCCTGTCATTTAGACTCCTTTTTGTCTTCTTTTGTTTTGGCGGCTGCATCCAACTCTTCAGTATATTTCTTGATTTGAGCATCAAGATACTTAATGGTGCTATCAGCCAGTTGTTGTGTACGTGGTGACTCGACCACATTCTGACCTACATACGCCGCAAGCATTTTATATGCTGTTTCTTTCTGTGGCATAAAGTTAGCGTACAGGATACCTAGGAAACATACAACCATGCCAAAGACTGCGATCTTACGTGGACCTTTGGTAACATCCTTTACCACAACAGGTGTTGTTGATTGGCTCTCCTTCCGGGTTACTTTATAAATTGTGGACTGCTTAATATAGTTGCTGGAGAGCTTTCCATCAGGTAAGCGAACTCGAAGTGTATTATCACTGTTCCATACCGTAACGATCTCAATCGTATCCCCGGCCTTATATCCACTCCAGTCTTGGTTAAGAATCAGGTTTTCACCTTCGAAGAACTGATACCCTAAGGCTGTACCATTCTTCTCAAGATCTTCATAAATCTTCTGACCGAAATAGCAACCGGCGTATGCGAGAGCAGAGATAAGCATCAGAGCAACCCAACCACCATAATTACCGTCTGTAGTCAGAACATCAATTACATAAATCAGAAAAGGCCATGAACCCATTTTGTAATCTCCTCTTAGGATAACTTTAATTAAGTGTTAAATTTCCAACAGTTTCAATGAAGCCGAAGGGCATAGAGAATACCTTCACCATATAAATCTTGTCCTTACCATCTTCATAGTAAGGCACAACTACAACATCATCAGCTCCCAGAGGAAGCATAGTCATAATCATACCAGAATCTACAACGTATTCAAGCACAGCTTCTTTGGTGGCAGGAATTTCTTTCTCTGTTTGTTTGCTTTCCAACAGGCCACCACGGTGTTGACGAATACGGATCGTTTTCATTTGTTGTCGGCCTCGCGCCGCCCCCAGTTAAGTCGTTCATAAGATTCACTGTCGCCCATGCCTCCATCACATAAGCGAACAAGTTCGCACTTCCACACACATCTAACACCCGTAAACGGGTTAGCTCATGGCTAATCCACTTGTGGATGACTGAAGTGATTCATCACTTCCTCTTGAAACTAACTATACACTAAGTAAACCATAGATCAAGATCTTTTTATAAAGATCTATGTTTTATGTTTTTAAGATCTTATGTGTATTATTTTATATATGTATTCATGTGCAAAATTTGCATGACACGAGACGCAAAATTTGCATCACAACACGGTATACTCATACGTACTCATCCCTCTGCGTTCTGTAGATAGATACCCTAGTGCCACGAGGTTTTTTATGGATGTGCTGATTGACCTTTCAGACACACCCGTCGCTTCACTAATCGTTTTATAACTAGCAAAGTATTTCTTCCCTTTTGTCTCTAAGTATCCTGCCTTGTACTTTATGTGGAGCAGGACACGAAGATCTGTGCATGACAGGTTCTTATCATGCAGCTCTTTTTCGTCACAAGCTACCCACTTCTCACTCTTTTTTGGCATCCAAGTATTTCTCCAAATGAGTGAGTACAACCTCTTGGGCATATTCTTGAGATGCATCATTGTGGTGAAGAACAGCCAGATCACATCCAAGTTTGTGCAAACTTCTCTCGAATGGAGACAAGTGTGTCATCATAACTTCGACCAGACTAAGCTCTTCTTCTGTGATGTGGAGGGGATCATCTGTGAAATCCCTGGAGATGAGAATCTCCCTCTCACCTCCTTCTCCGTGACCATAGACCTCGACAATCCTCCTGTTACAGAAAATTTCGTACTGATATCCGTTCCAATCTTGACCGTCTTGGGCTTCAAAGTTCACAATGAGGCAACAACCAAGCCCCAACAAGAGTACCTGGAAATACAAATTGTGAACAATTTTTTTATTTAAAGTGTTCATCTAAGTCCACAGCTTTTCCAAATGGTGGAATCCAACCCTTGCGCCCACCGCAGATAACCCAGAGAGTGTTGTACTTACGCCCCCAGCTTGAGCCACGATGTCTCAGGTCCTCTATGTAACCATCTGTGAAGATTATAACCTCTTTTGCCTTAGGAATAAACTCATCGATGTACTCAAAAGCACATGCAGCAGTTGTCCCACCAGTCGATGTAACTCTGTAATCCAGAATTTCCTTTATGTTATCCTGTGTGTACACGTTGACGTTGCCAACTTGGGTTGACCAACAGAACAATGTGATACGGAAACATTGGTACAGGGTGCTCAAAGCGATTATCTCATTGAAGATACGTGTCATTGTTTGACGAGAGATAGAACCTGAAACGTCAAAACCGATTACAATATCAACAGTCTCTGTTCTTTTTCTGCCAGGCATAACCATGAACTGTTTCTTAGTTAGAGCGCCGTGATCACGAAGGACTTTTGTCATTCCTCCTGATCGACGACCTAAGACCCGATAAGTACGGTCTGATTTAACACGAGAAATCATTCGCTGCTTAATGATTTGCAGGTAATTAATCTTCGGTTTACCTTTTTGTGCGATTAATTCTCTGGCTTCTTTCGGCCCTTCACCACCTGCGGCTTTCATAGCAGCGTCAATCATGTCCTCAGACCAAGACATATCCTCATCTTCCTGATCAGCAGACTTCTGTGGGTGTGGGTCCGTATACCCCAGGATGTCAAGGTCTTTATCATAATCCCCTATGTGCGCTCCCAGCGGCTTACCTTCACCGTCACCAATCTCTTCCGGTAGTAGAGCATAAATCTCTTCAGCCGTTTTTCCCTCATATTGGTAATCGCAATAACAGTAAGCAAGAAATCCAAATTCTTTTGTCTTATCAAAGACTTGCCGATGAGTGAACCATTTCAAACTCTCGGCTTTCTGGCCCAACTCCTTCACCAGGTCAGTATTGATATAGTGATCGGCAGCGATGTTGAAACGTTTGCGATCAAATGTTTTCCCACGAGACATGTGGTCGTTGGTGACATGGCGGACCTCATGCATCATGATGAATACAATTTCTTTCATGGTTTTTTGACGATAAAATACATTGATGTACTCTTTGTAATCATCTTTTTGCTGTTGTGTCATCATCGGATGCTTGTCAATACGAGCAAAGACTTTTTTCTTGCGATCGGCAGGCATACCCATAATAAACTCTGGGTTAAAGTATAGATTGCGATGATCAGTTGCTGCGGTTGGAAGCCATGAACAGTCAACGATCAGCGGCATACCGCTTAATAATGTCCCATAGAATGGTCGATTAGTAAGTAAAGCGATGCGGGCAGACTGAACTTTCTTCAGTGCTGAATCTTGTAGCTTGGAGATCATCTCCGACTCGTCTTTATACACAGTTATTTCCCTCAGTAGATTATGTTGTTGGTAAAGAGATTTACTGTTTCTAATCCAGAGACCTCTTCTTTATGAATCTTCATTGCTATAGTTAGTATAGCATCATAAACAACGGGATTAAAATCCAATTCTTTATAATACTTGGTTGAATAGTCAAGAAGATTATTTACTTTTTCCTGTTGCCATGCTCGGTGAGCATCTGAAGGATTTAAAAACCTACCTAGACCTTTCTTCTTCCCGAGGTATGAAATCTGGGAAACAAATAAATCATCCATCTTGGACACACCAAGCGGTAGGCCGTTTTTGTTTACTTTGACGACTGTCAGTAAAGAGTTCAAAGTTTTTGGAATGTATACACACGTAAGGGGGCCATATACTTTTTTCGAAAAAGATAATAAGTCCTTGTCCAATACATAACCTTCCATCGAACGTGGAGCATTTTTTACAGACCACAACCTAAAATTTGAAAAAGTCTTCCATGCGTTAACAACCGTCACGTCTGTGTACACTCCAGTAACCCTTCCCAACATACTCTTCCACGCCCTATAGTGAGGGCATATCCAAACCTGCTTACCATTCCGAAACTGGACTACGTTGTAATCTGCGTCATTTATACCGACACCACAAACTAATTTCATTTTCTTCTCCAAGAAAAAAGGCCATCAGTTACGATGGCCTTATTATAGGTTAATTCATCACCCTTTGCAATGCAATTTGGGGTAAAAATTCATCTATCCCCTCAACCCTGAAACCCCACGCTAATTGTGGACCAGGCGCTCCCGGAAGATGAGGTACGGCGAATAAAACAATACCGTCAATCTTACCACGAACAGGTCTCTCAGTGAGGGTCTCTACCTCTTCACCAAAGTGGAGTGTTGGTCCAAACCCGGCATTCAGCATTTTTATTTCTGGGGCCGATGCAGGACGGCCCAAGATGTCTTCGTACATTACACCACCTTGTTCAGCATCGCTGCAACTTTAGGCAGGCTCATGCCTGTCTGGATAATCAGTTGAGTCATCGCAGTTTCCATTTTCTTCGACACGATGACGAAATTGTCCTTAGCAAAGCCAATTTTCAGATCCATGATCAGGATCGACTTAGGTTCACCAGATAATTTCTCTCCAGTCAGGGCACAAGTATTGCGAACATACTTGGCTTTGAACTGTGCATAGGTTACAGAAACGTTCATACCCGCATCAGAGAAGGTCTTACAGTAGTTGGCATAGGCCAGCGCTACAGCAACATCATCAGGCAACTTCTGTTTTTCTTCCACTGGTGTAGTGGTCTCTTCTGCCACAGGCGGTTGTTTGTGGAAATGCTGTTCAGCAATTTCTTTGTATTCTGTGTTGTGGTTCCCTTCTACTTCTGCCATGTGTTCTTTCATGTCCATTTTGTTCTCCTCTTGGGGAATATATTTAGTTTTCAGTTTTTCGAGATGGTCTTTAGACATATTCAGCATCATAGCCTGCACAATCTCACGGTCTAGCGGATCAATTATAGTGATAGCTGTTTTCTTGTCAACCAAACGATCTTTCAATTCATTGGCTCTTTGCAAGACAACGCATACGTTTCCACGAACATAACCTTTCTTATCATCGATGCGCTCAACTGTAGGGTACAATGGGTCCTTCTCGCCATGTACCGACCTCATGCTAAAGTTCATGTTGGTGTAGTCGCACGGGCCGATGCCTAAAAGCTTTTCTCCCATCATGAACCAATCATCAAGGGTCAAGGAGAATTCTAAGCCACGTTTCTTTGTGCGTTCTACCTTTTTATGATACCGTTCTTCTAGGCTTTTAATCTCACTGTTGGTAAATTTCTTTTTAACATCAAACATTTCTAACTCCTTGGGTCTTTCCCGTTCTTAGTGAGATGATTATCGCTCTTCAGAAAGATGTTGTCAACACTTGATTTCTAAAAATCGGTGGTGTATCTTTGCTCATTATTTGTTAGAAAGGAAGGTATGATTATGAACAAAATCGATGTGAATGTAAAAACAGGTGAGTTTTGGGAGGTGAATCACCAAGACAGAAGCTTCATAGATATGTTGTTGGAAGAGAGAAAGCTTCTCTTGGCCCAGGAGAGATTCAATTCAACCTTTGAGACGTCCCATAATCCTACCACCAGGTTTATTGAGTATCTTCGAGGGGTTCGGGATCAGAACCCTGTTTTGGAAATTGTTTTGTCCTGTCTTCATAAACTTCCTACACATGGCGGACCTTTTTATTGGGAATGGTTTGATGGTAATGATGAGGATGTGATGGATTTCGCTTTTGATATGAATCGGAGGACCACCTCTCATTCCCTATCCAGTATGGTGGTAGAGCATAGAACACACCGCACAGGCGGAAATCATCCTTGGTCAGATCGTTTAACAGAGACAGTGGAACTTTGTTTTCATGGTCATGGGAATGGTGCGGCGTTTAAATGTTCGTTCTGGGATTTTTCCCACCGTACCAGCAATTTTCTTTATCATTTGAAACCCCTTCTTGAAGATATGTCGAATGGGGATGACCTTCGTTTAGTTGTAGAGTATGCGAGTCATCAAAGCAAAAGAAATGCCCCTGGATCGTGGAAAAACCTTCCTTATGATCGATTTGATCTTCTGCATGTGAGGTTGGTTTGCGGTGATCTTGTTCTCCACACTGATTATTTAAATTCTTCAGGATTGGACCAGTTGTGTAGACAAATCAATCATTCTGTTCTCAATATTATAAATAGGAAGATTGAGAATAAGGTACGCAAGGCGATGTTCGTTTGTTCTCCAGAAGAAACTATGTTTCATATAGAAAATGATCAGAAACTTTCATGCATGATGGAAGGGAATTCTCCGACCGAAGAAGAACTGATGATGATTTCGATTGCGGGATATGATAATGAATTTTGGCTTGACAACCTAAAATCTTTCGATAGACTGTATATAAAACCTTTTAACCTAGATGAGGCCATAAAATGGTATCAGCAATCAATACCCAGATACAAGTTTTAAATCCAGCACAAGAGCTTGCCCTGGCAATTAAAATTGCAGCAGAAGGCCACCTGAATCAGAAAGATAAGGGTGGTAACCCGTACATCCTTCACCCTCTGAAGGTTATGCATTATCTGAAGTCAGATGACTTTCAGTTGATGGCGATCGCAGCGCTACATGATGTTGTCGAAGATACTGACGTTATGGCGGCTGATCTCGTGATGATGGGGTTCTCCAACCGTGTTGTCTGTGCAGTGGTTCTCCTAACGAAGACACCGAATCAAACACCAGAAGAATATTTTCAGGGTATTGCAAGCAACTACGATGCGGTTCGTGTGAAGCTTGCAGACCTACGCCACAACTCGGATGTTCGTCGCCTGAAAGGTCTGACAGATAAGGATTTGTTACGTGTTCGTAAGTATCATGACATGTATCTTCGTCTGACAAAGATGAAAGAACACCACGAAGCGATCAACGTTTTATCGAAACTATAAAGGAGTGCCACTGATGACCACCAAATCAAGTAAGGATATGTACGACTCTTTAGTAGACAGTGGTGCTGCCCAGGAACGTATTCTCGATGTTATGATGCGGCGAGCTGATCGTCATCTGGAGTATTATGAGAGAGCTAAAGAAACCATAAAGAAACTAAGATCTGAGCATAGAGAGCTATTGAAGGAAACAGGTCGTCTGGTAAACGTGAAGGTTGATCATATAGCCTATGATTTATGGGGGTCGTACACATGGTATAAGTATAATATGTACCGCTATGTTGGGCATGGTGTGTGGAAGAAATATGATAATAAAAACAAACATGCCCCGCATTGTATGGCAACTCATTATCACGGTATTTTCAATGTGAATATCCTCTTGGAAGAAGAGGATATGCCAGAGGTATTCATTGGTAAATGCACTGGCAGCGTGTTTGGTGAAAAGGTGATCACAGCCAAAGGGCATATGATAGGCTATGGCGATGAATTCGAGTTGAGGAAGGTGAAAAATGCTGTCTAAAGGTGGTAAGATAGTATACTCTTGTCCAAATTGTCGCAATAAGAAAATCGGCAAGATCATCATTTATGGGCAATGTAGCTGGGAATGTTTGAAATGTGGACATTTCGGGCCTTGGCGAGGAAGATATAAGGAGAGAAACAATGACTGAGTGGAAATCGACACTAGACCTTCGTGATATCTGGGATAAACGCAATGGTGAATGCGGTCGTGAAGACTGGACTGATAAGACGGTGCATGAACTTGCGAAAGAGATCGCACGCCGTCTGGAAAGAAAGTTTCCAAACAAAGCGAGTTATGACAGCATTCAGTGTGATGGAGGTCTCATTGATATTATAATCTATTTGCGTGATATCCCTACATATTCTGAGTGGTTAGCATCCATTGCTGAATGTGAGGCCGAAGGTCATGATGCTGATCCAATTCGTCACTATACACCTATGAGGGAATTCAATGATATCATGAAAGATTTTTATGATTGGTGTGATGAAAATCGTGTTTGGGTGGATAAATAATCATTGCAATGGGGGAGGAGGAAATGTATCCTTTTCCCGAATTTCATTTACAGGAGACAAATAATGTCAAGTCGCAACATCTTTTCTGGCAACTGGATCACTTTGCGTGATCTTCCACCACTGGTACAATTTTGCCAGCGTCACAAACGTTCACTGATGATCTTCGGTGGGGCAGGTATTGGTAAAAGTCAGGCTGTGAAGCAAATTGCGGATTCTCTTTTCGGGCCTGGTGACAACCTGGTAGACTTCCGCTTGGCTGATAAAGATAACACCGACCTCACCGGGGTGCAGATTCCATACACCGATGACAATGGTGTTACTCGCACAGTGTACGCCTTGCCGGATTTCTGGCCTCGTGATCCTAACTGGAAAGGTATTGTGTTCCTTGACGAGCTTCTCCACGCCGAGCCTTACCTTCAGAAACTGGCATTCCAAATCATGCTGGACCGTCGAATCGGGACCTACCAGTTCCCTGAAGGGGCTGTACTGGTTGCTGCGGGTAACCGTGCTGGGGATGGTACTGCCGTGACTGCACTGGAAGCCCCTTTGGCTAACCGTATGATGCTGGTAGAGCTTACCTATAGCGCATCGGTGTTCATCGAAGACTATGCCATGCAGAACGGTATTCATTCGTCAATCATTGGTTTTCTGTCTCGTAAGAACAGTGCTATTGAAAACTATGAAGAAATGCTGGATATCGGGTGTCCTTCTTTCGCCACACCGCGTACTTTAACTTACGCCAGTGATGTATTGTACGATTACGATGCTAATTTGCTGCCTGCCAACCTAGCTAAAGTGGCTCTTCAGGGCTTCATTGGCACACCTTTAATGGCTGAACTGTGGGCATACCACACTAAACTTCGTAATATGGTTCCGATCGAAGATGTTATGAACGGTACTGCCCAAGACCCTGGAGACCTTCCATCCGATAGTTTGTGGATTTTAGGTTCCGAAGGTGCTATTTGGTTGCGTAAGGCTATTGCAGATACCAACTACACCGATGATCAGATTATTGAATTCTCTGGAAACTTCCTTCAGTATCTTTACGACCACTTTATGGACCAGAACCGAGACTTCGTAAGCTCTATCTTCCTGTCGTTCATTAAGGAAAATGCGTTTGGTAAGGCTTTGTTGACCACCGCGAGCAACCGTGACAAGCTTCCTGCACGTTTGTTGAAGGCAAAGCCTATCATAATGAAAATTATGGCAGACTTCCAGGTCAACTACGCTGAAGATATTAAGCTTATTGAAGGAAAATAATATTGACAGCCCCTCTTGGGGCTGTTATGCTTCATGTATCAAACAAAACGAGGATAGATTCAGTGACCTACAAAAACCAGTTCCGTAATATATGGCGCAAGTTTGTTAACGGTAAAGGCTATGTGTCTGGTGACCAAGGCCTCACCTGGACAGAAAATGGTGCTCCTCAAGACTTGATCAAGCGATTACCTTATTACGTGGAGAGCAAAGTATGAGCCGCAGACCTAGTTTCGGTTATATCTACATTCCTGATTTTACTGGGGAAGAGCGCCTTGTTAGGATCAGTGACCTTGACATCAGTGATATTGAAAACCAAGCGCGATATGGACAGGCTGGAAAAGAGTGTTATCTTCGTACAGACAATGGCTTCTGTCAGTCAGGCTGGACATCTGGCATAACCGCAATGGAAGTTCTTGAGAAGATCGCTAAACACGATAAAGATAATCTTGGGGCCTTCCGTGATTATGCCCATCGTAATCGGATTGTCCTCATGAAGGGGGAATTATGGTAAAAAACTTTTCGAATTCTGACGAGATCCCTTCTTCTGTACCGATCACTGAAGCGCATTTCAAAAATGTCGGAGGTGCTAATGAACTGGTGCAGGCATATCAGCCACACTGGTTCGATATCGAGGCGATGATCTGTTTCTTTACGCACTGCATGGTGTATGGGGACCGTGAAACTTTCCGCCCTGCATATGATCGTGTCCAACGTTTGGCTGATGAAGTGAGGGAATTCGGTTGGAATGAGGACCGTGTTCGCCGTTGCAAGGCTCTCGGAGGGCTTGAAAAAGAGGTCTATGAGGTCTACCCTCATCTTTTTGTACAACAGGGGTGATGAATGAATCTTCAGAACATTGGTCCAGAGTTAACAGAAGACCAGAAAGAAGAACTGGAAAAGGTCCGTGAAGCCCTCAAAGAAATGGTTGGCGATAGAAAGATTGTTGTTCTTGGTTGTGGTAATCCTGTGGGGTACTCAACACTAGCTTCTTTGTGGGATGCAGAAACCATTTCTTTGGACGCGATATCTGCCCGTCCTGCAAACAATATCATTGTGATTGATAATGATGATGTTGACTATGCTAAGTTTAAGATCGTTAAGGGGCGTGGTCACAACAAACTAAAGAAGAAAAAGAAGAAGAGGAAATAATGGCAAAATTCAAATTCCCAGTTTCTGAACTAAACGAGTGTTGGTGGCTTGACACCGCCGACTGTGTTATGGCAGGATACACCTATCGACGTCATCGGGTATTTGTTGTCTGTGCGAAAAATCGTGCGGATGCTATTGAATCCATGAAAGAGTTTAAAGAGAGGAGTTGCAAATGAATTTAGACCAGATTGTTACAGGAAGTAAGGTTAAGTTTAATCCCAATCAAGACCGGATGGAGGAAGATTATTCTTTGGATGGTGTTTCCATCGGGGATATAGGTATTGTTGTTGGGGTTGATTGCGGTGATGTCTTAGTTGACTTCACCCGCCAAGACGGAACTGTCTCAGAAGGTTTTTATGCTTTCCCTGAAGACTTGGAGATTGTACATGAAAGTTAAAATGACCGCAAGTTACAGCGAACAAGGGCACTCCCCCCAAAAAGGTGATATTCTGGATGTTCTGGAGGAAGTGTATAATGGGACATTTATTGACTATTACCGTTGTGAGTGGAAAGGCCAAGACCTTGACATCTATCCATATGAATGTGAGGAAGTGCAATGAGCTTCAAATACAAAGTTGGTGACCTGATCGCGGCTGCAAAAAGCGGTGAGATCAATGTGTTTGCCCACGGCGCAAACTGCTATTGCACGATGGGAAGCGGAATAGCCCCGTTGATCAAAGAAGCATTCCCTAAGATGTACGCTGCCGATCTGAAAACTGAGAAGGGCGATAAGTCTAAGCTGGGAACCTGTACAATGGCCTTTTTGAATGGTGGTTCTCTCGCAGGATTTAATCTGTACTCACAATACGGCTATAATCGTCGTAAACCGGGTCTCAGGGACCTCGATTACAATGCCCTGTACGATTCAATGGTCGAGATGAAAAAGCTCTTACAGAGCTATACAGACGGTCCTATGGATACCTACCGAATCGGGTTCCCTAAAATCGGTGCAGGCTTGGCAGGTGGTGACTGGAATGTCATCGAAGCATGATCAAATCCGTGTTCTGGGATTGTGATGTAACTGTATACATTCTGCCGGAGAAAAAGTGATGACAGAAAAGAAAAATCTACACCCTGATACTGCATACGATCGGATTATTGCAGCAATCCGGGATATTGACCCGAAATTGATTGACGCCCTTGACAGAAAGGATGCTCTCAATGATATTTATGATGTTTGCCATGAAGTTCTGTGGCAAGATTGGATGGGAGAGTATGAATAATGGTTCAATTAGAAGACGGTATGGTTGCACATACTAAAAAGATTGATCTTCATATCGATGGCACGACATTTTCCTACACCGCCCCACGCGGAGAAAGTTTTGTTGTCCTATTGCTTGGTGCTGAGAAACCAAATGGTTCAGGTGTGGGTATCCAAGTTGAAGAGTGGCTGAATAGTCGTGGCTGGAAGCTGGAGGGTTCTGATGAGTAAGTCTGTTTTTGTCATCTATGACACGGTTGACAGATGTCTCTGGAACCACAAAGCCAAGATTGGGTGGATTAGCTCCGGCGCGGCTAAGAATGCCTGGAATCTTGTTCATGCGACCTGGAGTGGGAAGAAGTATTTTGATGACCAACAAAGATATGTAGTTCTTGAACTTTCTGGTGGACACATTAGTAAATTATTTGGGGAGGATAAAGTTGGCTAAATGGGCCATAAATAGTCATTTACTCATCTATGATGAGTCATCTCCTTCATTTCTTAGGTGGAGTGGGTCTGCACATTGGCGTGTAAGGGGAAAGGTGGCGGGAAGCAACAAGGGTTATCCTTACTATAGAACAAAAATAGATGGGCATTTAGTGGCTAATCATATATGGATTTACAAAATGTTTTATGGAGATATACCAGAAGGGTATCAGATAGACCATAAAGACGGTAATCCTATGAATAACCGAAAGGAAAACCTTAGGTTAGCAACCAATGCCGAAAACCAATGGAATTCAGCCCCAAATAAAGTGAAATTATCGGGGCTTCCTAAGAATATCCATAAAATGAAGTATGGGAAATTTAGAGCTTGTCTCTGGAAAAATAAACAACGATACCTATCAGGTAACAAAGATACCATAGAAGAATGTCTTTCTTGGTTAAAAGAGAAACGAAAAGAACTCCACGGAGAGTTCGCAAGAGGAGATTAGGGTATGACAAAAGCAATTCGTTATCCAAGCACCGCACAGTTCCGCCAGGTGATCCGCACCATGCATGATAAACTGACGTTCGACGGTCTTGATGAAGAAGGTAACATCAAACGAAAGGTTCTGCCACCGGACGCATACTTGATCCCGTACATCGGTACGGTTAAGCTTCACGGCACCAATGGTAGTGTGGTATTCCACTCCGAGGATGAAGTCGTATTCCAGTCTAAAGAGCGTGTCGTCACTGTAGGTGACGATAACAATGGCTTTGCGGCTTCATGTCTCGAAAAGACACCGGAGAGCTGCTTTCTCAGGTTAAATACCTGTGTGAAGTCAATGACGTTGAGTTCCATTTTCCGGTTGAAATTGCTGGTGAATGGGCTGGTCGCGGCATTCAGAAAGGTGTTGCCATCACTGAAGTAGAGCCATTCTTTGCTATCTTCCGTGTGGCTGTGGGCCGGGATGAGGCAACGGATACCCTCAACTGGCTACCACCAACGTTCCAATTTGGAATTGGATTGCCGGATGCTCGTATCTACAGTATCCTTGACTTCGGTTACTGGATGGCTAATATTCCATTCAATGAGCCAGAACTTGTCCAGAATGACCTGGCAGAACTGACTCGTGAAGTGGAAAACAAATGCCCGGCAGGTAAGTTCTTTGGTGTAGAAGGTGTCGGTGAAGGTATTGTCTGGTCTCCAAAAGACCCTGAGCTTTCTAAAATCTCTGGCCTGTGGTTTAAAGTTAAGGGTGATAAACATTCTGTATCCAAAGTTAAGACACTTGCAGCGATCGACCCAGAACGCCTCGCAAATATGCGTGAGTTCGTTGAGTACGCTGTGACGGAAGCGCGTCTTGAGCAGGGTGTTAGCGAAGTCGGTCTTGACCAGACTAAGATCGGCGAGTTCATTGGATGGATTAACCGAGACATCAACAAGGAAGAGGGTGATGTTCTGGAAGCCAGCTCCATGACCATGAAAGATGTTGGCAAGTTTATCAGCAATAAAGCTCGTGCATGGTACATGACTCGTCTGAGTGAGGAGGGCTAATGGCCCTCATTGTAGCCACAACGCGGTCTGTTGAAAAAAGACCTGGACATTCTTTCACCGAGTGTGATACCTTGATTTTCGAAGATGAAGAACAGGGCAAAAAGTTTGTTAAAGAGAACAAGCAGTTTGTTTATCATGTCCAAAAAGCGAGGGTAATTAAAAATGGTGAGACCAGAACCGAAGTTTAAAGTTGGACAGACAGTCAAAGATACTTGGAGCGGCAAAGTAGGCCCTATTTCCACCATGTACTTTTCCGAAGGTGACGAGTACAACAAGGCGGAATGGGCATACTCTATCGACCATATTGGATGGTTATTCCATCCAGAGTCCGACTTGGAGGCGGTGTAATGGGTCTGCGTGAATACTTAGCAGTGAAATTAAAACATGCAAAGGAGCAACCTATGGTTAAAGTGAATGGTAATACCATCACGATCAACGGGGATACCGTGGTTAATGGCGACATTATTGGTGGTGACTTGAGTATTTCTGCAAATGGGGATAAAATCCTCATCAACGGAAAAGAAGTCTATACCACTTCTGATAAAAACATTATCGTGGTCATCCACGGAAATACCGGGAGCATAAACACAACGTCCGGGGATGTGAATGTTTATGGCACGGCAGGTAATGTTAAGACTGTTTCTGGTGATGTTCATGTTGAAACAGGAGCACTTGCAGATGTGACCACCGTTTCCGGTGATGTCCGGGCGCAAACCATAGAGGGTAATGTGAGGTCTGTCTCAGGTGATGTATATCACCGTCGTTAATAATGCAACACAGCCCCGCAATGGGGCTTTTTAATTTGGAGTGTAAATTTGAAATTGAAAAATATAATTTTGGCAACCGCCTGTATCCTTTCTCTGACTACCACACCTGTCTTAGCCAAAGAAAGTGTAAAGAAGCCCAAGGTGATTCATCTATGCAAGAAAGATGACACAGCGGTAAACATCTTGGCATGTAATATGTATCGAGAGGCCCGTGGAGAAAGTGATTCCGGGTTAATGTCGATTGGATTCGTGACTTTGAATCGTAAGGATAACGACAAATATCCTGGAACGGTAAAGAAGATTGTCTATCAACCAGGCCAATTCTCTTGGACATCTTCTGGAACAACGTTTAAAGTCTATGAAAAAGATCGTTGGGATAAGGCACAAGAATTTGCAAAAGCCCTAACTAAGATCCATAAACAGAACAGGATCGTCTACGATGCCCTGGATATAACACACGGGGCTACCCACTACCACTCCCGAAAAGTGAAGCCTTACTGGACAAAAGTTATGCTGCGGACAGTGAGAATCGACAATCATATCTATTATAAAGAGAAAGATTCTCAGGGGGCCTGAACTCATGAAGAAATTATTGGCAATATTTGTTTGCGTTACCCCTTTGTGTGTGATATTGTCACTGTCACAACCCATGTATTGGGAACAAATTTGTGGAGCATACGCAATAGGTATGGCAACCTCCCTCTTTAGACTAAATACAAACAACTGCAAAAAGTAGGAGAAGTAGATGATAATCGAGCGTAATGAGAAGAAGGTAGAAGTTAGTACCAACGTCAAACGCTATCAGGCTGGTATCGCGATTAATGCTGAAACTTTCAGTATCTTGATCGATGGTATTTATGAGGACAAGATTCTCGCTGCCTGTCGTGAACCCCTGTTCAATGCGGTAGATGCGCACACAGAAGCCGGATGCCGGGATAAACCGATTATCATCACTCCCCAACTGATCTGGAACCGTGGTATTCTGTCAAGGATGGTGGTATTGGGATGGACTTTGATATGGTCACCCAGACCTTCATGATGCTGGGGTCGTCAACCAAACGTGAATCCAACGAGCTGATCGGTGCGAAAGGTATTGGTTCCAAGGCACCATTCACCGTTACGGACATGTTCAGTGTCATCTCTGTCAAGGATGGTACTAAAACTATTTACTCTGTTCATAAAGACCAGGGTATTCCTGAGGTTGTTCCTCTTCACGAGTCTAAAACCATAGAAGAAAACGGTGTTGAAATCAAATTCAACGTTGACCCGACAGGGACTGAGAAATACCGCCGTGCAATTATTAGTTGCCTGCGTTATGCTAAGTTTCCTTACGAGATCAACGATCCGTTTGTGACCTCATCTATCCGTGACCGTACCTATCCGGTGCAGTATACGTTCAAAGATGAAGAATCTGGTTGGATGCTGGAAATGTACTCGTCGGTATCCAGCAATGCTGACAGTGTTGTGGTAATGGGGCAACAGCCGTACAAGTCAAAGTTCCTGAGCAATAACTCTGAATGGCCTCTGATGATGGTATCCATCCCGATCGGGGATTGTGATGTAAACCCAGGGCGTGAATGGACCATCGAAGGCAAGAATGACCGTGGATTCGAAGAGCGTCTTAAGACATTTGTCCAGACTGCCCTTGATCGTCGTGGGGAAGAAATTTACCATGAACTCCGTAAGCTTTCAAAACTTGCAGATGTTCTGGCTTATATGAAGCGGGTAGGTGGTTGGTTTGCTACTAAATATGGTGCAAAATACATCGCGGAACTCTTCGCAGAGCACACTAACTCTTTGAATATTAAAGAGTGCGTGACTTACAATGGTCATGGTGAAAAGCGAAGAATGGATAAGACATACTCTTACACCGACATGATGAACGGCTTCCACCTTGTGTACAATGATATTAACAAGCTGGTTCGTAGCCGCTGTAACCAGTTGGTTGATGTAACAGGCAAGGCAGTTTATCTGACTGACAATCGCGGTGTTGCGCAAATGTGTGATAATCCATTCTTCGTGGGAATGATCCATAAGCTATCTGATTTGGAAAAGCGTCCAGCATCTAAATCTGAGAAGAAATATGGTGGCTATGGCCTGTACGAACCTGGTCATCCAGTCTGGATTATTGAGCAGGATGGTTCTATCAGAAAAACACGGATCTCCCGTGCAGATTTTGAAGATATCAAGTACGCTATGATTTATTCTGGTGGTCAGGCCCGTGGGTCTTGCGATTTAGGTTCAACAGCGTATCTTTCTACCCGAAAACAGCCGGAAACGTTCTTATCAGATCTTGGTATTGATGATAAGCTGTATATCGTTCCTTTAAACCGGGTTGGCTGGTTGGAAGATGATGTTAGGACTATCACACAGGAAGATCTTTATAAAGTTGCAAGTTCAAATCTGCTAGAGTATCATCTCAACCAGTTGACTAAGCGCTCGGATTATTGCTCTCTTGTTAAGGACTTAAAGGTGCTTGGCGTAGAGGTTTTAAAAGATCCTGAATACAAGCAAAAGGTCAATATGGCTAGTAGCTTTATAATATTAAAGGTTATCTTCGTGCAGAAAAAACTGCTGAGAGAATTGTTAACGGTCGTCTGCGCATCGGTAAAGAGTTGA